GACACATTTAATAACAGAATTCGTAAAATAACATCTTCTGGACTCGTGAGTACATTTGCAGGTTCTGGGACTGCAGCTTATCTAGATGGTCAAGGTACAGCTGCACAGTTTTATAGACCATATGGCGTTGCAATTGATTCGAGTGGTAACCTTTACGTTGCAGACACAGATAACCACCGAATTCGTAAAATAACATCTTCTGGACTCGTGAGTACATTTGCAGGTTCCTCGTGGGGGTATGCTGATGGTCAAGGTACAGCTGCACAGTTTTATAATCCATATGGCGTTGCAATTGATTCTGGTGGTAACCTTTACGTTGCAGACGGATATAACGACCGAATTCGTAAAATAACTACTAGTTGTAGCCAACCGACCGGAACACAATACGTCACTGCGACATGTACATCTACGACAGACACTGTGTTTTTAAACTCACCGACTTGTAATGCCGGTCAGTTCCTCATGGGGTTTACCCCTGGTTCATCTACAGCATTAGGATCACCAGGAACGTGTACAACATGTAGCCAACCGACCGGAACACAATACGTCACTGCGACATGCACATCTACGACAAATACTGTTTTTTCAAACTCACCGACTTGTACCACTGGAAGTCCATTCCTCACTGGATTTACACCTGGTTCGTCATCGTCACTGGGGTCACCAGGAACGTGTACAACATGTAGCCAACCGACCGGAACACAATACGTCACTGCGACATGCACATCTACGACAAATACTGTTTTTTCAAACTCACCGACTTGTACCACTGGAAGTACATTCCTCACTGGATTTACACCTGGTTCGTCATCGTCACTGGGGTCACCAGGAACGTGTGGTGCGTGTAGCCAACCGACCGGAACACAATACGTCACTGCGACATGCACATCTACGACAGACACTGTTTTTTCAAACTCACCGACTTGTACCACTGGAAGTACATTCCTCACTGGATTTACACCTGGTTCGTCATCGTCACTGGGGTCACCAGGAACGTGTGGTGCGTGTAATGCAGGGACATACAATAACAACGGTGTTTGTGAGCAATGTCCGACTGGATTATTTTCAGCGGCTAGTGCATCAATTTGTTCAGCGGCATGTCCAGTTGGAACACTCTCTGTGATTGGATCTGCGTGTTTGAATACGTGCCCTGCTGGAAAATGGTACAATAGTACTTTACTTCAATGCAACACATGTCCATCGGGGACTTTTTATGTCGGACCCGGTGCAACATCAATGAGTGATTGCGTGTCGTGTGGACGGGGAACATACTCTGGCATAGGGTCTCCTTCTTGTTTAAACTGTCCGGTTGGAACAAGTTTTAATGGATCTCGAGGAACGAGTGACGCGGTGTGTACGCCATGTCCAGCTGGACAGTACTCAAATGTTATGGGTTCAGCAACCTGTTCCGTGTGTCCATCTGGAACGGGTTCAGGTGTAGGATCTTCATTTTGTTATAAATTGATCACGAGAGTTTATCATTCTAAAATTCGTACATATACAACAACCGTTGCAGGAATCGGTGAAGACCGAGGTAACTATATCATACATACCATAACAACTAGAAGGAATGTGTCTACATTAGAAACTATCGACATTTACGACGAGTTGGTTATAACAGCTACAAATGTATATTCAAAAGGTCCTAGAACATTAGCAGCAGCTACATATAACGTTGACCCGAATCAAATTACGAATGGACTTTTAGACAGAGGATCCGTGTACACCACAGACTATGGAGTGTTTCAAAGTGGGACTGCTCAGTACGTCATTGTGTACCTCAAAACACCATGTCCGGCATCAACTCCCAAATGGGATCCTTTGCAAAAAAAATGCGTAGCTGCATGTTCCGTCCCTGTGTCTTCTGCCACAAGTAATGTATGTACAAAATGTTCGACACTCACTGATGTGCGTTCTATTCCAGTTGCAGGTGCGGCTTTTTGTGAACCTGGTTTTACACTCTCTGGAACGACGTGTAATGGAACTTCACTTACGTGTCCAGATCAGTCATGGACACTATCGAGTTCTTTGTGTACAAAAACTGAAATGAGATGCCCCACTGGATCAATACTCATGCCACAAAACTATTGTCTATTCTCGAATGGTTTATCCGCGCTTCAAACTTCAATTGACTTGATTCAATCTGCCACGTCAACATCGGTTTCAAAACCGGCGTACGGTGCATGTGTCACTAATTGTCCGGTAAACACATACAAAGGTGAAGATTGTGTACAGTGTCCCGGAAACCAAGTGACGGCGAGTGCCGGTGCAACGAGCGTCACTGCGTGCGTGTGTCCCGTGGGAACATATGGAACAAATGGGTCAGGTGTTTGCACTCCGTGTGGACAAGATCAGACAAGTCCACAGGGAACACAGACTCGATCGGGGTGTGTCATGTATTGTCCAACTGGAAGTTATGCTTCATCTGGTACGTGCACGGTGTGTCCGTATGGCTCATCATCAGCGGGTTCAACGAGTGTTTCAGCCTGTGTATGTGCATCTGGTACTTTTTTGAATGCAGGATCATGTGTTTCACAATGTCCCGTTGGTATGTATGGAGACAATGGTTCTCGTTCGTGTATTCAGTGCCCCGGAAACCAAACATCCACCATAGGCGCTGTTGGAGTCTCTGCGTGCGTGTGTCCCGATGGTTCAGGGGGTCTCAATGGTTCAGGTGTTTGCACTCTGTGTACCGGAGGTCAAGTATCAACATTGACAACCAGTACTTGTCCTGATGACTCGTGGACACTCACTGGTTCAGTGTGTTCAAAGGTGAGTGACTACGATTGTACAGGTGTTTCGTATGACGATCTCATTGAGAGCGGACAACTTCTCGAGCCTGCCGAAATTGACATTGGAACGACATCGAGAGCGTTTACGAGACAACCAGTTAGAAATGGAACCTCGTTTACATTTTCACTCGACATCAATATTCAGAGCGAAACACCTGGAGTCTGGAGAGACATATTCCAGAACATCCCAGGTCCAACATGGCCTATTGATAACACAAACAAACGTAAACCATCGTTGCACATATCAGACTCTTGGATATCATTTGTCTATTCAACAAATCCTGGTGGTCCACCGGCAGATTATAATTTTTATACAAGTTCAAACTACAACGTCGTTCCCGGTACATGGTTCAAATGTACATGTACGGTTGATGGACCCAACAGAACGATTGCCATGTACATCAACGGTCAAAAACAAAGTGAAAACACGACTTCTGGTACATTAGCACTCCCCACTGATGCACCTGCATTTACATGGCGTCCGACATCAGGAAACAACAACGGATACATCAAAGTCAAGAATGTCTATTGGTGGAATCAAGTTCTTTCGAGTGACGCTATTAAATTGTTTGCAGGACTTTCAGTTCCGGGGGCGTGTTACAAAACAGCAAACACGTGTTACTCGACGACGTACACGTGTCCGACATCTGCGTGTACTCTCAGCCGGTATACATGCCCAGACGCATCATGGACATTGAACGGGTCTGTGTGTCTCAAATCAGGTCAGCCTATGACTGCACCGACTGTGACGTGTAGTTGTCCGGTGAGCCCCGCGCAATATACATGCCCTGCAGGGTGGACACAAGATACAGACCCGACTCGGTGTAGAACAACAAACCCAATATATTATTCATGTCAAAATGGAGGTTCTGAATATGATCGAAATCCAACCTCAGGGTCGACAACAGCCAAGAGTGCGTGGAAACTCGAAGGAACTCGGTGTAAACGGTACACGTGTAGTGCAAGCACTTTACAAACCGGAACATATCTCACGATTGAAGGAAATTCATGCAAGTTTTATAATTCGACATATTCATGTGCATCAGGTTATAGACAAGAACCATACGCTGGAAGTTTTCAAACAGTTCTTGCAGGAATACCTGGGTGTAACAAATGGTCAAATGTCACAGATGATTATGATGTAGTTATAGGCAGTAGATTTGATTTATATAGTGTTATGTGGGCTCAGTCTAAAACATCAAACTTTTGTCCTCCTTGGGGTGCTAGCCAAGTTAATTCTTATCAATCTTTTATAGCAGGTTGTCATCATAAGATTATCGATTATAGGGATGGCGAAGAAAGAAATTTTGATAAACCAAGTTCTTGTGTATACAAAAAAGACATTAATACCGGATCATGTTCATTATGTAAAACTGGAACAGTGACCGGCGTTCAATATAATGCCGGGACTGGATGGCTAGCATATGACAGTACTATATCAAGAATAAATAATATTCTTTCTGGAACTACTGTCTGTAATTCTCCGTGGACTTACGCTGCAACTATATTCAACCCCAGTGCAACATATAAAGATCAGTTTATAACTAAGCTATTGGATACATACCGCGCAGTTCCTTATTATACTACCATACCAACGACTTTAAGTGATGACATTGCTGCAACGCCACAGTATGATTACAGACCAGCCGACCCTGTTATGGGTGATATAAATGCTGATAATGCAACACTCACGCGCACGCAAGCGCAGGTCATGGCGATCCAGACAACAAATGCAACAACTGGATCCGTACAAGGTAGACAATGTATGTGTCCCGGACCCGGAACACACCTGTCCACTGGTCAGGCGATTCAATTGGCTGAACTAAGAATAACGGCGAATCCCACCCCCCAAATTGCATCCGCAAAGACGCAGCCGAGTTCGCAAACGACTCGCGCCCCAACTGTTACCTCGGTGGATAGCAGTTGGTCGCTCGTCGTGTCGGTAAAATTCGTTGGATCGGTTCCTCAACAATGGATCCGAATCATCGGAGCTGGTCCTCACCCTGGTTTACCGGGTATCTGGACGAATGCGGCTATTCAAGGTTCTATACGCGCGCATTTCGGTTCGAACTCACTAGATTACACCGCCGGGTCTTTTACGCCCGGTGTATATTACAACGTCACGATGACTTACGATAGACCAACTAATGTTATGAAAATCTATAAGAATGGCGTCGAAGCCGGAACTAGTAGTCCGACATATCCGGCTGTTATTACACCCCCGTGGGGCTGGAACCAGGAAAATTACACCACCACCGATATTTTCGTCAAGGAAGTTTACTGGTTCAATACAGCCTTAAGCCCAACCGAAGTTGCGACCATCGCTGGTACCATCGCTGGTACCTACATGGACTTGTTGAACAAAAATTGCGCGACACAGTGTCCAGTTGCAACCTATGCGGATTCTGCTACGAGAACGTGTCAACCGTGCCCTGCAAATACAACATCACCAGCCGGATCGACGTCTAGTTCCCAATGTGTCTGTTCATACGCTACACCGTACTGGACAGGGTTTTCGTGTATGCAGCAGTTGAATCCAAGTGCAGTCGTAACAGGCTCTGGATTCACAACACGCTACGAAAACAAGTACACAATTCACGAATTTACGCAATCAGGATCTTTTACGCTTTTAAGTCCAACTATTGCAAAACTACTGCTTGTTGGTGGTGGCGCCGGTGGTTCAAGTGACGGAAAACCAGGAGGCGGCGGAATTGTAAGATTTGAAGATAATCAGTCATTATCAGGGGGGACATACAATGTTACAGTAGGAGCCGGTGGTGGTCCTGATAGCGCAGGCGGCAACACATCCTTAATGGGACCAAATACAAATTATACTGCAAACGGTGGATCAGTGTTGACCAGCTTGACGTCCTCACTCGCATTTAGATTTATAAATCTCGGAGCCTCCACTATATTGTATTGTCAATGTGCAGACTCAACATGTACTCCACCACCACCACCACCACCACCACCACCCGCTACAGATTGTGTACTTGGTCCACAGGGTGCCAAGAGAGCATGTGTTACAACTATAATCCCACATTATCGTTCATGGTCTATTTCTATTACTCCAGCTACAGGTACAGGTAAAACGTGTACACAAGTTGCACAAGAAACATATGGATCAACGTATTCAATTGGTTCATCTCCGTATGGTACTATATTGAAGAATACACCTGGGGATTGTTGATCGAAACATAATAGTAGTTATGCCTTCGGGCACTATTATTGTCCAAGTTGAACGTCAGTGATATGTATACAAGAAAAAATAAGATGAGTACCTAGTAGATAATGTCTGTTCCACGCGGATGCACGACTATGCAAGGGGGGGCGGGTCCGTACATCTACGGTAACAATGGGTCAGCTGGAAGTTGCCACACAATTGGAACTTCCACACGATGTTTTGGTGGATCAGGTGGAAGTATACGAGGTACAGCAGAGCCTGGACACGGTGGAGGCGACGGACTCTACGTTGATTTCATTGCTTCAATGACAAATGCTGTAAACATGGCGGGGAAACCTGGAACAGGTGGAGGCGGTGGAGGAGGACTCAATTCCGCTTTAACAGAAACATTTACTTCAACTATTCAAAACATTAATAATAGTAATGTACCAGTTGCATCATATACACAATCACGAACTTCGCTTTACACACCGGGTGTCACACCCGGTTCAGGTGGATCAGGTACATTCATCATGTCATACCTAAGTGCTGAAGAGTGTCCAGCCTCACTTCCATATTACAATTATTCCCTACTGAGTCCAGTGTGCACGACATGTATCGCAACAGATCCAGCCACACCGCTGTTTGATGCTTCGTTGGGAATGTGTATACCCTGTGAACCCTCCACTTATTACGATCCAAGTACAAAGACGTGTGTCGCTACGTGCCCAGCTCCATTGACACCAAATCCACAATTTAACAACATATGTGCCATTCCGCCTTTGTTGTGTCAGGGTGCACGTCCATACTTTAACGGATACGAGTGTGCAGGTTCCCAAGTGAACTTTTCAACCCAAGGTGGAGCCACTGGTGGAAACTCTGTCGTGAACGACGGAGCGTACATCGTTCACACATTCACGTCCGATGGTGATTTCAGTCCTCCAGCTGATAAATCACTCGTCGGTGAAGTCCTCATCGTCGGTGGTGGAGGAGGCGGAGGAACCTATTCCACTGAAAGCATTTCAGATCCACGGTCAGCTGGAGGAGGTGGCGGTGGCGACGTTCGATATCTCACAAACATTTCATTCGGGCAACGAACGACGAGAGTGACCGTAGGTCAAGGCGGAGCTCCAAACCAAAATGGAGGAAATTCATCGTTCGGAACATATGTCGCCACGGGAGGAGGTGCTGGTTCAGCATACCCAGAAATAGTGGATGCACAATCCGGTGCATCAGGGGGTGGAGGATCTGGAATCGGTAACATTGGCTACCCTGGATCTGGGACTGGATTTTCAGGTGGCTCTGGTGTTTACATAGCTGGAACTGGAAGTGCAGGTGGTGGTGGTGGTGGTAAAAATACAAATGGAACAAATGGAAATATCATCAAGGGTGGAAATGGAGGAGACGGAAAACCATATTCAATAACAGGTTCCGAACAATATTATGGTGGCGGCGGCGGCGGAAGCGCAGTCACAATAAACCAGACGTATGTTGCTGCCGGATTAGGAGGAGATGGAGGGAAAGGAGGTGGTGGATACGGCGCAGGTTCAGTCGTGTACAATGAACCAGGATACCAAAAAACAAACATGACACGCGGTGACAATGGTAAACCTGGTACGGGTGGAGGTGGCGGAGGAGGCGCAGCCGTTGCAAGTCCTGGACCAGCAAACTATGCTGGAAATCCAGTAATCAATCCAGGTTCACGAGGTGGTTCAGGTATTGTTATTATTCGATATTCCACAACAGGTTTATGTCCTTCAAATTTGCCTTATTTCAATCCAGGTCTCAAAACATGTACGGTATGTGCAGATGCAACACCTGTGTATGACGTAGCGACAGCTACATGCACAAGGTGTCCAGCTATAAAGCAAAATTGGAACGGTATTGCGTGTGTTGCTACGTGCCCATCAGTTTTACCATTTGCAGATACGAATAATGTATGTCAATTACCATGTTCACCCGCTTCACCAAATTGGGACGGGACGCAATGTACAAAAGTGTGTCCGGACGACAAACCAGTTGCGACGAATGGAATTTGTGGAGCATGTCCATCCGGGACACCATACTGGAACCCAGTCACAAAATCATGTGTCGCTGGATGCCCAGAAAGTCGCCAAGGAAATGTATGTAAAGCGTGTTACGAGATCGATTCCACGAAACCATTCTGGAACGCATCTCTTAGTCGTTGTGAACCTTGTCCGGATTCAGCGCCGGCATGGACTGGACCAATCACGGCGTGTCAGGCGTGTCCACCCGATAATCCAATATTTGACACTGCAACCAAAATATGTAAAACGTGCTTTGCTATAAATTCACTTCGTCCACTTTACAATCGGGCGCCTTCTGCATACAGTATGATGTCAGTCAACAGATGTCAGCCTTGTCCAGTTGCATCAGAGCCGCGATGGAATAACACATTAAAAATGTGCGAGGTGTGTCCCGACTCGACACCATTCTGGAACGTCACCACGACACCGCCTTCGTGTACGGTATGTCCATCTAATAAACCGTATTGGAATTCCCGTGTGTGTTCACTTCCTTCAAATGTCGCTGATGCAGCCACAACAACAGCTGCGACGATGGGTGTTCCTGCAAACATCATCGACAAAAACTCGGCAACGTATTGGCAAGCGACTGGATACTCGGGAGGAAACTACCCTGCGTCCGGCAAGAGATCAACGCGCGACACTGCGGGCATTTTATGGAATGGTGAGTTTGTTCAAATCGAAACGTCGAATAGCTATATCCTTTCGTCATACTTGTTGAACACGTCTGATCTGCGTGGTTGGGCTATCCTCGGTTCAAATGACGGATTTGCATGGGATTTTATTGACAGAAAAACTTCAATCACAAACTTCAATCAGACATTTTATATCACACCGCCAATTTCAAACGCATATCCTTTATTCAGGCTTGTTGTGACGAATGTTGCAGCTACGACAGCAACCATTAATGAATGGACCTTACAGACTGCAAATGCTGCAGTGACACCAGATACATCAAATGCAATGTCGGCATTCACTGTACTTACAGGCGCAATTAAAGGGTGCACTACACTTTCATGCGTCATGGAAAAATCTGCAGCGGCGGACATTACGGATCTCATTTATGGTAACTACCCTCCGACGCAAATCGGAGCTGATCTTCTTCCTGACAAGGCTCAAGAGGCGCTGTCCAACTGTAGCTCAAACGTCGATTGTGGATTTGTTCAGTTTGATTTCTTGTCCAACGTCAGCAAATTTAGTACGACGTCGGTGCCATATACGGTTTCGACAATGATGACAACGGGAAGTGACATTGGTGTTTTCCAAAAGAAGTACGGTACGACACCACCGCCTCGGTTACGTGCTCCACCCGGGTTTAAGTTTGACTATTATTACGTTAAAGGAACTCGTCTCGGTTCCAATCTTACTTCGACAGTTGACGTGTGTGGTCAAGCGTGCGCCAAGAATCCATCATGCAAAGGATTCAACTTTTATTACACTTCATCAATTTGTGAATTTTATTCAACAGTTACTCCGACTGATTACGAAGCATCAGATGCTTACAGCCCAGAGAAGAGCAGTTTTGTTCGCGATCCATACATTCTCAAGGGTGAACAGAATAAAAACCGCACACCGTACACAAACTTGAGCGATTCCGGATCCACGTGTCAGAACATGACGGCGTGCAACACAGACATTCTTTCTTTGGTCAATCAGCTCGGAACAACTGTTCAGTCATTCTCAACTGCAGAACTTGATTCGTGTAATTATTGTCCCATCCGCGGAGTTGCAAAACAAGGTTCGGTGTACACAATAACAAACGAATCAAACATCGTGTCAAACGTAACTACAACTTCAGCAGTCCGGAGTAGTTTGAGTTTTTCAAACACAGTGACAGTTACACATACAGCCATTACAAGTGGAAATTTCACGATACGTCCATATATTCAGCCGCAGACGACTGCAACTGTGAATATACGAGGAAACAGAGGAAATGCACAAATTTGGATGGGAGCAGAACCATTTGCAGCTGGAATAGTACCAAAGAATTGTGAAACAGTATATGATTCAAGACCCCCAGGTATGAGTTTTAGTTATTTCAGACCAATGTATCAAATGGGAACAACAATTACAAATGCGAGAACTGGTGAAGTTTGTCTGACGACAGCAAAAGGAACGTACACGTATGAAACATGTAGTGGTTCATGTGCAACAGGGACTAATCTAGACCCAGATACACGTGATGTAACGACGGGGATGGCAAATTACAGCAGCGGAAACCCAGACTTGTTGTACTGGGAATTTATTCCAGTTGATTGGGTCCAGAATGGATATTACATCCGTTCACGTGGATCTGATAAAAGAACAACTGGAATTGGACCTGCATATGTAAAAACTGATGCCACAACACTTGACACTTCAGGAAATGGTGTGTGTCCGGGTTGGAAACCTTCAAATGTCAAGGCTCGTCCGTACCTCAAATGGGGTTCATACATAGGAAGTTATACAAACATAGGGTCCAGTTCAAGTACAGACACAGCAAGTTTCTTTGCAGCATTTACAGAAGGTTTTGTCACGGGATTTACACTCGGGTTTGCAAGTGTAGATCTAGTGGATCGAAACAATCCAAATAACATCTTTTTCAATTCATTTCCCCCACAGTTTAATACGGAGTCTTATCCTTTCAATTGTTTGTACAGGGAACTTCAGACACTTCCTTCACAGGGTCCAGGTGGTGACAAGTTTGATGACAAGGACTACATCTTCGTCATAGAACCCGCATAAAAGGTCATCGCTTCGCGATGACCGCCGCAAAACAGCTGACAGACTTCGGTGAAAAGGTGAATATAAAAATATTCATTACTATTAAATGCTGAACAAGCGAATCGTTCAGGGTATCATAGCATTTGTTATCGTCGCAGTACTCATTTTCATGTACAGAAAGTACAAAAACAAGTCAGAGTACGTCATACCACCGACACCAGCATCTGACAACAACACGACTCGGCAGACGAGATACAGCTCCAATCTCGTCTCGTGCGAAACCACATACATCAATGATGTGAATTCAGGAACGGCAGCAGCTACTGCCACGGCCACATTGGACGCGTGTATTTCATCGAACGTCACGTCATATTATAACGATCGGTGCCCATTTTTACCAAACGCAGCTGGTACGACGGCAGTTTTAACAGCAAACAACGGACTTGTTGGTGGTTCAGCAAATGTGTCTTACGTGGAGTACAGAACAGACATTGACGCAATCAATACAGTGTACACGCCGTTGATATCAGCCGCCGGAAACGTCTACTCTACAAACATTATCATGGCGGCTCGTAAAGCTGACTTTACTGGTGCGACACGCAAATACTTTGCAACCCTGTGCCCAGACTTGTACACAACATCCACAGACACAACGTCCCAAGCGCTTTACAGGGGATGGACAAGATCTGCATCAAGTAGTTCATCGTATGGGTGGATGGGAAGTAATGTGACACTCCCAAAAATTTGGGAGTGGGCAAAGTACGCAGGAGTTGCACCACGCACAGAAGGAAACACTTACATGGCACCAACAACACCGCTCATTGGAGCACCTGCTCTTGGTCCGAGTTTCCCTGTAGGCAGTGCATGTAGTTCACTTTTCACCGTCACTCCCAGTGGTTCCACTGTCAACTGGCAAACTGCCGCTGACAATGGTCCAGGAACTGTGCGGTCCGGTGTCACATTCCCGTGGTCGACAACGGCAGCAGCAACTTGTGCACCGAGTTCAACATACATTTTAGGAGCAACAGCCGCCAACCCTCTCCCTTAAGAAGGAGGAATGACTGCATTTGAAATTGTGCCCATAAGTGTCATGGGACTGAACTTATAATTTGAAAGTGCAACTTGAAGAAACCCGAAACACCGTGGGTCGACGGGAACTGGATTTCCCTGTGCGTCTGTTTCGTAAAAATCATCTTGACAAGTACTCTGACGGATATAATTGATTGTTGTTCCGTCAAAGTACTCTTGCATCTTTGCGTTGTCCCATATTGCCGTGCGACTGATTTGTTTTTTGTCGTACACGAGCTGGTAGTACCATCTGTTTTCTGATTCTGGTCCACGTGTCACAGACTCCATGGGGAATGTTGGTGTGTATGCGTCTTCACCAGACGTCCAAATGTTACTCGTGAGCCATGCTGTCGATGGACCGGCGAGAGGTCCAATACTTGTATCGACAAGACCGTTTGCTTGCTGTGTACTCATGATGGGGAATGGCTGAATACACGTTATTTGATTGGCGCGTGCGTTTGATGATGCTCGGACAAGTGAAAATTGTTGATACCCGGTGGGTGGATCATGGTAACATGTATATTGTGTAAAGCACGCCATAGAACCTGCAAACATATCACCTATTGTCGGTATACCGGCAATAGACAATGCTAAAGTCGGTACAAGAGTCGCTAGACTCACCATAACCCCAGCAACCTGGGAAAATCGTTCAGCAGATTGTGTATCCGGAAGACACGTTGACAAACGATCGCGGAGAGCATTTGCAGGCGTCCCTGTATCATTCAGAGTTGTATCAAACATACTCCGTGTCACAGTGACACCAAGTGGGTCACTGGCACTCGACTTGAGTGGAAAGGCTGAAACTGACGCATAAGGCTCATTCATTTTACCTGGTTTGTGATATTTGATTGGTTTTGTAACCCATCCATCGAGGAATGTCATTGGGCGAGGCGCTTTATTCGATGACGAAGGTGGGTCAACACTCTCTCGTTCTCTCCATCCACCGATGGTGTACTCGAGAGCATCGTCGATTGGTGCGGATCGCTGTTCATATACACCTGCGAGACTTTCCACAGCGATGAGAACCATCATAGTGACCATTGCACCACCCATGACTGCACCTGTGATGAATTGTGCCCTCCCAGAAAGTGCCGCAAACGCCTTTTTGTTGGATGCCATGACACAACTCATGACTGCCGTCGCAAACATGAGTCCACCAACTGGAGTTCCCAGTGATTCTTTGAGACCAGGACCCCAGTCCTCCATTCGGTGAAGGGCTTCGTAAATCACACCCAGACCAGCTCGAGTAATTTGTAATGGATCTGTGTTTCCGAGTCCGTCTTCAACCGTACATCCGTGCTGACGAATGAATTCACGTGGACCACCAGTTCCGAATATCATAGACACGCCTTCGAGTTCTTTCCCCGGAAGTTCGCATGTGTTGGTACTTCTTTGGAAACATGTTCCGAGACTTTGACAATACGCCGGTGTAAACTTACATTTGTGCGTATTAAAGTCGTATCCGGCACCAGATACGGAATCGACATTGTAGTTTTCCTGAAAGTCCTTTTGCGTCGAGTAACAAATTCCGTACAATGTGCTGTTCATCACCATACACGCACCAGTCAGACCGTTCGTGTTGGTTGCAACATTTGCGTAGACGTTTCCACCGAGTTGATATGACTGAAATGTATTGGAAAGAAGGATATTACTCGTGACATCATTGTCTCCGACTTTCGTCGTCCATTGTTTTTCAAGAAGTTCACTATAATTGTACCATTCTGCGTATTCACCTCCGATAACTTTTCCTTTGTTCAGTTCGTCAAACCAACGCATAGTGTTTTGGTTACACACCAAGGGTGATTTGAAACCACACTGGAATCGTTTTCGACCCTTTCTATGTGGATCATATTTATAATAGTCAATGTAAACGATACCATCATACTTGTGACAGACGTTCGAGTATGCCAGCTCGTACAATTGGTCGCGTTGAGAATCGGTAAGACCTATAAATTCCGGGTCGTAATATTTCAAAAGATCGACAAACGTTTGTGTAATGTCGACTGAAATAGTGCTTGAAGTTCCTACACCGTATGCCGAATCTATCGATGATTGAATAGAACTTTTGAATGGTTCCATAGTTCTCAAAAGGTATTCACGGGCAGCGTCAATCTCGAGTTCCAGGCGTGTCTGATTATAGTACACGTCACCTTCGAAACCTGGTGTGTTCATGTCAACCTGAGTCAGTGGACCATTGATGAGGGGAAACTGGACGTACGCAAAGGGGAATCCGTAAGGGGGATCACCCCCACCGTCAATCACAGCTTTGGCGTCTTCGTTTTGTCTGTCCATTTTACTGTTGTATGCACCAATGACATCGTATTGGCTCTTCAGTGTGAAAGTTGAGTAGCCATCCATACGTTCCGTCGTAAATAGATCACCTTCAGCTGGAAACTGATTATAAAAGGCGGCATCAGTAAATGTCATGACAACTTGAGCAAAATCCAAAAAGTCATTTATCGCGTCAAATCCATTTGCGAGCGCCTTTCCTGCTTTTGTTGCTGCGAGTTTATCAAGTGTTCTGTTGATTGGATTATCAGCAAGTTTTGCAATTCCGTTTTTAGCCTGAAAGAGGGCTCGAAGAATGTTTCGACCCAAAGGAGATTTGGTTTCTGTGATGACCAAAAGTTGCAAGTGTGAAAAGTTGGACATGGCTTTTGTGCTAATCTTATTTGAACCCTCTGCGCTGTCGTATGGCATTCTGCTTTCGTCAACACGTCCATCTTCTCCGCGACGAGGTTCACCACGAACCATTCGACTAATTTCATACGACGATGTGCGGAAATGTTGAAGCTTTGCACGCTCAGCCGGTGTCAATCTACTGAGAATTTCGTTCGTCTTTCGAAAGCGTTCCTCGAATATCTTTTTTGTTCGTTCGACAGTTTCGTCAATTTTCGTTTTTACATCAGCGTCAGAAAGACCCGAACTTGTAAACTGTTGTACAAGCGCGTTTCGAAGCTTGGCTTCAAAAGTAGCTCTGATGCGTGAATCTACTTCAGCCATCTTTTGTGTCCAATCTGCATCTGTTAATCCCTTGCCGGGTCTCAAATCTGAAATTTGTGTACGCAACTGTTCGTCCAGGAACTTTCGAACACGTTGATTGACCTGTGATTTAACACTTTCTGCGTCTGTCTGACGTGATCGTTGGACTCGGAATCGTTCGTCGTACATTCTTTCAAATCGTTTGGCAATGTCACGTGCATAATCAGCGTCGACACCTGCACTTGCTTGAGACCTGGAAATCCCTGCGCGTTGTAACTCATCAAGATACTTTTTGTATGTTTTGTCAATCTCATCTATGCGTCTCGCAGTTTCAGCTTCTGTGAGTCCACGGTCAAGAAGCGTACTACTTCTCTCGGCGCGCAACTTTTCTTCAAATTTATTTCGCATAGTTTCCTCTGCATTTGCAATGCGTCGAGCTTGGTCATCTGCAGTGAGACCCCTTGATTCCAAAAGGTCACTCTGTTGTTTACGAAGTTTCTCCGTGAGTTCAGCTTGTTTTGAATTTTCTGCGCTAGCCACCTTTGTTCGAATGTCTTCGTCCGAGAAACCTGCGCTTTCAAGTGCTCTCGATTGTTGCAGTTTAAATTGTTCTTCGATGATGGAAATTTTAGTTTTTTCAATCAACTCTCTTCGTACCTTCATTTGTTCGTCCGTGAAACCCTGAGAACTAAAATCACCACTTGCTTGCCGGCGGAGACTCTCGTCGGTGCTTCGCAATTTTGCATCCTCAACAGCCGCTTTGATTCTGTTGAATTGTTCATCCGTGATTCCAGCGTTACGAAATTGTTCATTTTGTTCCAGTCTCAGTTGTTCCTCTAATGCAGCTCTCAATTTTTCCTCGGCTGCCGTTTGAATTTGCCGAAGGTCCTCATCCGTGAGACCAACTTCACGAAGAGCATCGCTTTGAAGAGCTCTAAAGTTTTCTTCAAATGCATATTTCAACTTTTGTTCAAAATCCGCCACTTTTCTCTGAATGTCTTCGTCTGCAAATCCAGCATCAGCGAGTGCTCTGGATTGGTCTGCGCGGAGTTGCTCTTCAAACGCTGCTCTTTGATCATTTTCAAATTCTGCAATCTTTCTCTGAATGTCTTCGTCTGCAAATCCAGCATCAGCGAGTGCTCTAGATTGTTCTGCACGGAGTTCCTCTTCAAACGCAGCTCTTTGACCTTCTTCAACGGCAGCCACTTTTCTTTGAATGTCCTCATCAGTGAGACCTGCATCACGTAAAACTCGGTCTTGTTGGTCGCGAAGTCCCTCTTCAAACGCTGCTCTTTGTTTCTCTTCAAACTCTGCAATTTTTCTCTGAATGTCTTCGTCTGCAAATCCAGCATCAGCGAGTGCTCTGGATTGGTCTGCGCGGAGTCCCTCTTCAAACGCTGCTCTTTGATCATTTTCAAACTCTGCAATCTTTCTTTGAATGTCTTCGTCTGCAAATCCAGCATCAGCGAGTGCTCTAGATTGTTCTGCACGGAGTTGCTCTTCGAATGCAGCTCTTTGACCTTCTTCAACTCTTTCAACCATGTTTCGAATGTTCTCATCAGTGAGACCTGCATCACGTAAAACTCGGTCTTGTTGGTCGCGAAGGTACTCTTCCATGAGTGATCTATTTTTTGCTTCCGCCTCTGAAGTGAGACGTTTAAGATCTTCATCAGAAAGACCCCGTTCACGAAGAGCTTTGTCTTGTTGGTCCCTAAAATATTCATCAAGCTGTTTTACTCGACCATTTTCAATGTCACGCAGTTTATTGTCAAACTCTTTCCGGAATAGTCTTTCACGTTCGGCAATTCTATCCGCTTCAGTCCGTAGCTTTTCGTCTGTTTTTTTACGAAGTTTCTCCTCCTCGTATCGTTCAGCCATTTCTCGGAGTTTTTTCGCAATTAATTCCGCGAGCATGCCAGCGAGAAAATTCATCATACCCATCATTGGATCTGGGTCTGGGTGTGTCCATTCTAGTTCATCAGTCGCAGCCCCAGGACCTCCGCCAAGACCCGCAACATCAATACCTGTATCCCCTTCATCCCCTGTTCCGGTTGTTGATGGTTCTTCAGTGAATTTTTTGTACAATTGATAAAATATCAAGAATAAAATGACTACAATTATGACGGTTGCTATCGTTGAACCTAACGTTGTAGCACCGCCCATCTATTATATCAAAAGTTTTTTTCTCGGACAAAATTAACATGGCTGAAGGTGGTAGCAGCACAGCGGAAAAAATTATGGCATTTGCTGGTCTCGGGCTTCAGCTGGTTATCATAGGTCTTCTTATATGGCTGGTATACAAAGCATACGAATGTGCTACAGATAACAGCAAGTGTTCAAAGACCGTATATAGTATCATAAGAACAGGGACCAAGTATGACAAGTATACAGATTACATAACATCAGTACAGGGTGAATTGATAGATGACAGTGATGTAAAGTCTGCAAATACATGTGCCAAATGGTGTACAAAGACGTACGGGTGTAACGGGTTTGTGTGGCGAGACGATAAGTGTTATCAGACACCAGGTGATGACACCAAAAATCTCTTGCTCATACCCGATTCAACAGGTGCGACGTACATAAACAAGGATGCTGATCACCCAATAGCTGGTTTCAGATACATTACCCCCGTTGGTAAAGATTTCAGTAGTAACGTCGAGCAGAGACTCGGTGACATTATAACTGCAACCACAATCCCAGATTGTGCTCTCAAGTGTATCGAAAAGTTGGAATCTAATTGTATAGGGTACTCATACCTTACCACAGCAAAAACATGCCAACTTGTATCAAATATAGCAAATACAGTTATTACATCAGATATGATGAGTTATACATGGACGACACTTTCTTCTACAGATTACAAGGATGCCAAGTTTTAAGATCTGGCTATAGAAATACCTTTTATGAATAGCCACACCGCCAAAATAGCTATAATGACATACATTATAGTCGTAAATGACGGGAGAGCTTCAGCAAAACCACTAAAAACATTAGAACCAGTTTCAACAATCTGTTCTAAATCCTGTCCAGCTGCATACGCCATACGATCCATGCAGTCTGTTGAAATTTCAAACTTTGCAACGACATTTGAAAAATCTTCATTCAGATCAAAAGCGTCTGCAAGTTGAATGAGCGTCATAGCATCATCATCGTTATTCAAAATACTATGTTCACCTGTTATGGATGTTTGGATATTACCGGCTGAATTTGATGTCTTGATATTGATTGTATCTGTCATTAAGAGATGAATAGCTGGAGTGTATGAAATCCACACTTTATTTTTGTCGCTTTGTGGTGATGGTGCCCACTCAGGCCACCAATCAGGATATTCTGGCCACGCAGCAGTGTCAATACTTGTTATGTCGAGTTCAGCTTTGTCGATATTAGCACAATCAATCGCACCTTGAACAATAGCTGCTAAAAGTATAGCAAGTGGTAACATCATGAGTGCACCCATGGCACCAGTTTTCACCCTTTCCATGAATGTTTTTTTCGTTCGTACTTGTCCTTCTTGAGAATGCTGACTGTCTGGATCATCTCTTTTCTGTGCTAGTTTTTGTTCAGGAGTTGCTTGATCTCCGTCTGTTGGCTGGTCTCTTGAACCCGCCCCATCATCACGTGTACCACCAAGACCTAACCTTTTTTTAACTCGTTCAAGGACAGCTCTTGCTTTTGTTGTCACTCTCACACGAATGGCACCTGTTCCTGCCACAAAAGATCCTCTTAATTTTTTTAATCGGTCAGACATTGTCACTTTGGGTTTGGGTCGAGGTGTGATGGGATCAGGTAAACCACGAGGACCTGCCATTATATTCTAATACTAGTACTAGAAAATGTTCACAGTCACCAAGTCTTACTTTGATATACATGGTCGCAAGTACATTGAGCTGGATGGTCTTCAGGTCAAAGTACCCTTTCGTTACAATAGAGTTACTGGTGTTGACGTCCAAGGTCACGTACCTATTCAAGACATGCCTACTGGGACACGAGTCAAGGCGACGATACGCACCGTCAAGTGGGACGGTCTAGAGTACTACGTCCTTAAGAGTATATGTCCAATGAATCTTCATTGTCCCACCTGACTCGTCACGGAAAATGTGTTCCTGGGAACTCGGACATGAAACGACAACTGACGGTTCGTGCTGTGGAAAATGCCATGGGGATTCGTCCACCTGCATTCAAGGTGTTCCGTGAAGGAAAATCGGGTTCATTGTACATTCCCCGGTTTTTTGGTGACTATGCTACCGTCGACAAACGCCAGGAACCAGTGTCGGTGTCTATCGAGTTTCACGGGACCCTCAGGGACTCGACGAGACAGAACGAGGCGTTTCGAGCCGGTGTCGAGGCGTTTCGGAAAGTAGGCGGTGGTGTACTGTCGCTCCCTCCGGGGTTTGGAAAGTGTCTTGGAAAAGATACACCGGTCATGATGTTTGATGGTAGTATTAAGCTCGTCCAACATATTCGTACTGGGGAATTAATTATGGGAGACGACTCTACGCCACGTAATGTTCTTTCAACGTGTACTGGAAAAGAACAATTGTACAGAGTTGTACCCGTCAAGGGTGATTCGTATGTAGTTAATGAATCTCATATATTGTCACTTAAATGCAATGATAAAAAAAGTAAAAATTATAATAAAATTATTGATATATCAACACGTGATTATATTAAATTACATCCATCAACCAAAAATAAACTAAAAGGATATAGAGTTCCTATAACCTTTCCATTAAGAGACGTGCCACTGGATCCTTATATGTTTGGATACTGGCTTGGTGACGGCTGTTCCGCAGCTGCAAACATAACAAGCCAAGATTCAACTGTACTTCATTATTTTTCAGGAAATCTCGGAAAGTATGGACTTCATCTCGCTTATAAAAGTAAGTATGATTATGCTATCCGCGGACCAAAACCAGCTTATTTTTACAAAACCTTAAAAGAACTCAACGTCATAAATAATAAACACATCCCAGACGTTTACAAACTTAACTCACGTAAGATACAACTTCAAGTTCTTGCTGGTCTTATTGATTCTGATGGATCTGCTGTAAAGGGTGGGTGGGACATTATTCAAAAAAACGAAAAGCTATTTGATGACATATTGTTTCTGGCTCGCTCATTAGGATTTTCATGCTACAAAAGTAAATGTCAAAAGACATGTACAAACTCACCTAATGGTCCTATGACTGGTACATATTTCAGATGTTGTATTTCGGGAGCTGGTATCGAAGACGTGCCGTGTAAAATTATTCGTAAAAAGCATGAACCTAGAACGCAAATTAAAAATACACTTCATACAGGTATTCACTTGGAAAAGCTTGACATCGGGGAATACTATGGGTTTGAAATTGATGGAAATCATCGTTTCGTTCTTGGTGATTTTACAGTGACTCATAATACAACGATGGCACTCGCATATGCGGCACATCTCAAGGTGCGTACGATGGTAATAGTCCACAAAGAATTTTTGGCAAATCAGTGGAAGGAGCGAATCCAACAGTTTTGCCCTGGAGCAACCATCGGTCGAGTCCAACAAAACACGTTTGACATTGAACACGACTTTGTCATTGGTATGATTCAAACCATGTGCTCTCGTGAGAATGACCCCAAGGCGTTTGATTCTATAGGGCTTGTGATTGTTGACGAAGCACATCATATCGGAGCGGCTGCATTTTCACAAACCATGTTCAAGTTGTGTCCCAGGTATTCACTGGGGTTGACAGCAACGCCCGAACGCAAGGATGGACTCACGAACATTCTGTACTGGTTCATGGGACCCGAGTTTTTCAGGGTTCAGCGTGAGAATCAGGCGACGACTCGGGTCGAGACTGTCTTTTTTGACGATCCAGTGTTTCGCGAGGCACCACCAGTCTCTCGATTTGGAAAGATTAACATGGCTGGTATGGTGACCCAACTCACAGAGATTGCAGCTCGAAACCAAAAGATTCTCAGTCTCGTTCGTGGGCTTGATCCAAGTCGACGGGTTTTACTTCTCAGTGATCGACGAGAACATTGTTTTTGGTTGTGTGAACACCTGGAGGGGGCTGCATTGTACCTCGGTGGTATGAAGGAAAATGAACTCGAGGTGTCATCTCGGGCTAAGATTATTGTGGCGACGTACTCGATGGCTCAAGAAGGTCTCGACATTCCAGTGCTCGACACACTTGTGATGACAACACCGCATTCAGACGTGACGCAGGCGGTCGGTCGAATCATGAGAGAAACACCAGGCAAGGTGAATGCTCCACTCATCATTGACATTGTTGACCGCTGGTCAGTTTTTAATTCAATGTATCGTAAACGGTGTGTGATTTACAAAACGGCTGGGTTTGGTACAAGTGACTCGGACACCCCACGCATGTTGGACTCCAGTGCGCAAGAATTCCCAAAAGGGAAATGTTTACTGTGAGTAGAATGACAACCGCCTTTGTGGTGCTTGCTCTGGCACTCGTATGTCTCCTGGCATTCTTCATTATCGAGACTCGTCCCAAAAAAACATTGTCTATGCTTGACCTCGCCGAGTTTAAAGACTTACCCGGCGAGCTCCGCGCGATTGTAAAATCTATGATGCCTAATCCCGCCGTACTCAAGAAGCAATGGGCGCACATGGGTCATCAGCAGAAACAAATGGTTATTCAGCAGCTGACGAATCAGGTTCCTCGTGGTCCTCAGCAGCCTCAGCAGGATAACAGACCACCTGCGCCTTCATACCATATGAAGCATGAGGATGAGCCCGAGCCAGTCGCTGTTCCTGAATCCGAAATTTCTGAAGTGGATCCAGAGACAGAGCCAGAGTCTGGACTCAAGCCTGGGTTTCTTTTAACGAATAGCGTCGACAAGAGTCAGAAGAAAAACCCCAAGAACAAAAAAAAGGATAAGGTTGTTACATTCAGTGACATCAGGACCACCGAAGACGAAGAGCCCGTCCCGGCGGACTCCACTGACCTTTGAGGACACCTTTGAAGGATTCCAAGGTGGAGGGAGGGGTTCTTCTGTGTCAAAGGGTGCATAAGACAGTCCCATCTAATTTAAGTTAAGAAAAACTTCCCGTCTGGGTTGTTCCCACCACGGGTGACAATGTCACCAAATGACGTCTTGGGAACAGGTTCCACATCAATATCCGCACCGTGATCGTTATCGATGCCGACAACGTCGTTGTCACTCACTTGAGTTACTGGCGCAGGCTCAAGGTCCATTTATTAAGAGTCTATATTTTTACCAAGTCCTTTGGGACTTGTTCCATTCAGAGAGTCACCTCCTTCTTCTTTGACGCCGACTTGCGCTTCTTGAAACTCACCTCCTTTGTGTCAGAGCCCATGTCGATTGACACAATGTCTGAAATGGCATCCTCATCCTGGGTTGCTGGTGGATCGCGGGGACCTGGCTCACGTGTGCCCATTGGTGGAGGGGGACCTATGATGCCACCCATAAGCGTGGACAGGTCGAGACCGGGTCCACGCATCTCGTGACGACCGGCTGAAACGCCACCGGCTGAAGGAGGCGCCTGGTTCTGTGTCTGTGTGCGCTGAACCGCATCCACCATGTTCTTCACCAGCTCTGGGTTTTGCTTGAGCACCTTGTTCATGTCTGGCATTGCAGACTTGAACATGCTGTTTGTCAGGTGGAACATCATCGCAGAACCACCAACCATCATAATCAGCTTCACCTCTGGTGCAACCGCCACCTTGGTGTTGTACTTTTGGTACAGCTCCTCAAATACACCGTCGTAGTCATCCTGGTTCTCCATCATATTCTCAGACCAACCATCCAGCTGCAGATCAAATGGATCAAAGCGCTTGTTCAGAAACTCCAGACCAGTCACGCAAGCAATCAGTATGCGCTTCTGAAACTTGATGGCACGTTCCGCCTCGATGGCATAAATGAGACGCTTGTACTCTGTGCGAATCTCCTCAATGTCGCTGTAAGACGTCAGACGAGTCGACGTGTGCATACCCTTTTTCGCCAGACGGGTAATCTTGTTCAGAAGATCCGCCTTTTCATCCTCGATAGTCTTGTACCCCTCAGATGGTCCGCTGTTACCACCACCACCGCCCATCTGCGGCTCTTCGCCGCCATACTGCTCCTGCTCCTGCTCCTGCTCACCACCGTCCCACATCTCAGGCTGGGGTGCACTCGGTGCAGTACGCTTCACTGGGTTGGTGAACATGTCCAGACCCTCCGTTTCAGCCTGAGGGGATGGAGCTGGTGCAGACGGACCGCGACGGAACGGACGAGTCTGGGGGGGCTTGCGTACAGGAACCGCCTTTTCAGCCGGTGCAAATGAAATGTCATCCATCAAACGACGTTCTTCGTCGTTCAGAGTCAGCGTCACAGGAGCCGAGTCTGGTAGAAGGTCCATCCTGTAATCCTTTAAGAAATGAAGTCCTATGCTTTAGACGCGTGACGGACATCAGGCACTGACGGACTTTTTTCCACACCTACTAATAAATGAAGACTTCTAAGATTATTATCATCAGCTTGCTGCTTCTGATTCTGGTCATTCTGTTGATGGGTCGTGGGGTCAGCGGGTTCGGTGCTGCCCTCACGACAACCCCAGGCAAGGGTATGTCGGGCGGTCCTTCGAGCATCTTTGGCTTGAAGCATGATGTAAAATGCACGGCAAGCGGGTTTAATCCAGAGTCTGCATATTATTCAAAGTCCCTTACTCCAGGTGGTTGGTGCAAGGATATGGAATTTGTGCGTAACCAGGAGCGCGATTTCACAATCGACTCTGGCATCGGTGGTTCTCTACTTGCTAAGTGAATATAAAAGAAATGCTAACATAATCATCGCAAACACGACGTGAGCGATGCCAAACCACAATCTGTTCTTCTCTTGGCTCGTCTTGTTCTTCATACCATCATAAATCATATAAGTACCACTTCCCATGGCACCTATCACGAGCAGAGCGAGTCCGCCCATTGTCGTCTTTGTAGACAGTGGAGTCGAAGGGTACAACAAACCAGCTATAATCAATGTCATTGTGATTGTCATCCAGCTCGCCACTTGACCGGCGCGTGACTCGGTCTTGGCGTTATACTGACCATTTACCAAAACAAGTTGACGAATCGCCTGCACAACCAGGAACAGAACCATGGACAGCTTCAGAACAAACGCCGGGTTGGACATCGAGTTGTTCGTTTGGGCGTATGCGTTCATTTATAAAGAGTACACATAATAATTTATAAAGATGAACTTTGCCGAACTTGGTGAAGAAGACGATCATGATACAAAAGTACGTATGATGAGTGTGTACGATCGTCTTCTTCGCCTGAGATCTATACTCGAGTATGAAACATTTTCAGAAACTGAACCACATGAAATTATGACCCAATTGAATGCACTTAAAAAGGAATATCTCGAAATTGTTCCCGAAGTTCTCGTAGGATATTTGAAACTCCAGGACAAGAAGGAAAAAGCGAGCCACATTCTTAGTATAATTGATAAGCTTGGAAACAAGGATGTCCTCTACGTTCAACAACTCGCTGAACTCATCGAACAGTTTGACAAGGATGAGGGCATCACCAAATATGCTGAAGAACTGAAAGAAATGACGAAGAAGATGTTGGCAATGCGCAGTGTATTTTCACTGTGTGCAGATACGGACATCATGTCAAACTACATGTGTTTTTTATGCCTTGAACGCCCAGTGGATGTGTTCATCGATCCATGTGGACACGTCATTTGTAAGACGTGTTCTGACCGAAGTGCACTCAACATGTGTCCGTACTGCAGAGCGCAAGTGCGTCAATACAAGAAGATGTATCTGGGATAGCCCTTCGGGCTATAATCTCCACTTGTTGAAGAGCCTCATCCTTGACGTTTATGACCTGGAAGTCCACAGATTCATCACCTTTGAGCTTTCACCATCTTTGGTAAATAAAGGGTTCACAAATATAGCAAAAAGAATTAATGAAAGAATTATCAATTTTTGTGTTTCAAGGGTTCGTCCTAGTAGAAAACCGCATGTACCCGATATTTGATCACCTATACTATTTAGGACTGAGTTATCATCACCCGTGCTCACATCCTTTATTTCATAGATAGCGTGCAGAGTGAAAAAGATGCTGAATGATCGCCTGAAGGTTAAATTTCGGGTATACATGGCAAACATGATACCGGATATCACGTGTATCAATGACCACGGAGTGAACATGATCGGAGTGTATTTTGTATCGTCCGAGCGCCCAATGACTAACATAATACATTGAAATGTTTTTTGCTTCAGGTCCCGCCGCCAAACTACAGCGAACAAGTCCTTAACGAAACATCTTCACGCCCTTTGGAGACTCTTTCCAAAAAGTCACTGGATCGGTTTCGTACAACTCAAAGAGACGCTGATTGTCCTCTTGGCGAAGAACCTCTGGTTCCTTACCGTCAGACCCCTTCAGACCCTCTGGAAAATTCTCAGACAGAACCGTCTTCATCGCCAAGAGTTCTGGACTGTACAAACACGCAAGTTCGTAGCCAATGTCGAGGTCGAGTCCCTCGTCATCGGTTCTGACCCAGTAGTGTTCGCAAATTTCACCGGGTGAGATACAATACCCGTGAATGACAGACGCCTTGACACCTTGTTCATTCAAAATTTTCTTCAAAAGGGCACAGTGATGAACGACAGTACCATTCACTTTGTGCAGCTTCATACGCATGGCGAGACGTTTCAGGTCCATTGAATTAATTTGTACCCGTATTTTAAAATGCCCATAAATAACTCACTCAAAAAGAAGATGTTGACTCGTGGACATCTACTTGTATTACGAGGACAGACATCTCCTTCTCGCAAACACAAGAACGTACGCCTGTCGAGTCACCCCCTCAATAAGACGTGGTTTATAGGATTTCATGTCAAACGTGTTTATCCGAAAAAAGGGTGAGATAAAAATCACGTGCTCCATTAGAACATGGAGGATCCTATTCTCACCCCAAGCACGGCTCGCTTCACGACATTTCCGGTACGTTATCCTGACTTGTGGGCGCTGTACAAAAAGGCGGTGGGTTCGTTTTGGACTGTCGAGGAGATTGACCTCGCAGGGGACCTCAAGGATTGGGACTCGCTCAATGATTCGGAGCGCCATTTCATCAAAATGGTCCTGGCCTTCTTCGCCGCCTCGGACGGAATTGTGATGGAGAATATCGACATGAACTTTTCAAAGGATGTCCAGATTGCAGAGGCTCGGTCATTCTACGCGTACCAGTCATTCAACGAGTCTATCCACTCCGAGACGTACTCGCTCATGATCGACAAGCTCGTGCGGGATCAGGAGGAGAAGGCGGGTCTGTTCCGAGCCATAGAGACGGCGCCCGCAGTTAAACAAAAAGCAGAATGGGCCATGCAGTGGATGAGTCCTGGAGCCTCATTTGCACAGCGTCTCATAGCTTTTGCGTGCGTGGAAGGAATCTTCTTCTCGGGGTCATTCTGTGCTATTTTTTGGCTCAAAAAACGTGGACTCATGCCGGGTCTTTCGTTCAGCAACGAATTGATTTCTCGGGACGAGGGTCTTCATCAGGAGTTTGCAGTGACGCTCTATTCACACCTTGTTGAAAAATGCCCTTCCAAGGATATTCACAAGATTGTTCAGTGGGCTTGTGAGGTGGAGAGCGAGTTCATCACAGAAGCGCTTCCATGCAAACTCATAGGTATGGACGCTGGAGAAATGACGCAGTACATTCAGTTTGTGGCTGACCGCCTCATGTCCCAGTTTGGAGAAGGACCTATTTACGGTGTGAAAAACCCTTTCGACTGGATGGAGACCATCTCGTTGGAAGGCAAGACGAACTTTTTCGAGAAGCGCGTCGGTGACTACTCGAAGCACATGATGGCAGAGGGCGACGGGGTACGTTTTGACGAGGAATTCTGATTTAGAGAGTCTAGTCTCATGAACAGTATGGACTATTTGTGTTGTTGTTTTCGTACGACGAAAAAGGAATTTGTATGTGAAGAACCAGTGGTTGTCTACAACACATTCGTTGCACCAAAACCGGTAACCATTGGAAAGAGTTGTGAGATTCGGGTGCGTGATTTATTTCGAAGTCGTGGCATTCATGCACTCGATCAAACTGCCGGATCGACAAATGCACACGATGTTGTGATTGTTCACAACGGTCAACAGTATGGTGTTGAGGTGAAATCGAAAAATGCTTCAGAGGGTGGACAAAAAATGTTTCAGTTTCGTGACGATCGTCTTCATTTGGATGACGAGTACTTTACATCATTGATTGGTGACTATGTACCGTTCAATGGAAAAGTGCCATCCTTTTTTAAAGGCGACAAGTCATTCGAGACGTGGATCACAGAAAAACATCTTTTCAAAGGGGAGTACATTCCCGTTGGAAATGATGCAGTGACAATGTACTATTCAAACAAGGGCTCAAAATATATTTACATTGAAACAAAGGGATTATATCACACAGGTGAAGATCCATGTGCATTTGGAGTCCCGTTGTTTCTCGCGAATACACGTGTTCGTATTCGGTGTAAACAGCACGGCAAGTCGTCCGTTCCCGGATCTGTTATGGCATCCCTTGTGTTTAAACACTCTACTGAAAAGTCTTGCTTCGTATGAGAATTTCTGATGAAGGCTTTGAAGCATTCATTCCATACGACCAACTCACTGATTCTATGATACAGTCTTTGTACAGTTCACGTATGTACTCACAGTCGTTGTAGCTCATGAGCCAATCCTTGCGTTTTTTGATTGTGTTTGCAAACTTTGCATGATCAAAAGACTCGTGCATGTCCCCATCCTTCCCATAAATATAAGATGAAATGTAATACGGTGGATCGGCATACACAAACGTTCCCGGTGACTCTGGATTTCTTTCTAAAAACTCACAACAGTCGAGGTTTGAAAATGTCACTTTATCGAGCTTTAGACTACGAAGCGTTTTGAGTGATGATTCGTTGAGTCGTCCTGTCGACGCCTCTTTTGAAAATCCACCGCAAAATGTCGAACCACTGAACGAACATCTGTTGATGATGTAGTATGCAGCTGCAACGTCAACAGGATCTTTTATATCCATGATTGTCGTTCGAAGTCGCTTGAACGTCTCCTTTTCCACGGGCATGAGAGTCCTGACTCGCTTTTCGAGTTCTTCGGGATTTGATTTGAGCACGGACCAGAATGTATACAGAGGACCGAAGAGATCGTTGGCTTTGACGCCGAGTCCTGTCGAAAGCTCAAAACTTCCACCGCCGAAAAAGGGTGACAGGAGCGTCTTGGTATCTTTCGGTAACCTTTCCGTGAGGAGTTTCACGGCGCGCGTTTTTCCCCCGGGGTACCGAAGGGGTGACTTCATATATGGTCAAGGACGGACTACTTTAAACATCCATACGCGGTGGAGGAATTGCTACAAACTCTCTGTGTTTCACTGTGTTACTTCCTAACACAGAGTGTGTTACCATAGGATACATTTCCACGTCATCTAAATCAAAATACGCATCCGGTTTTCCATACTCACTATACGATATTGGTATATGCATTTCATTTGGACCATTGGGATCAGTACCTTCTCGAATGAAGTTTATCATTGGATTACTTAACAATAAAGACTTTAGTCTCGCATGACAAGCTTCTTGTTCTGTTTTAAAGTATCCTAAAAGTTTGTTTGATAAAGTCGCTTTCCATCTGTCCCTGCTTTTTACATAACAGACACCTACGGTTTTCGATGAATTTTCTTTATTTTTTACAGTCCTGAATGATTTACTAACTTCTATAAGGTTTTCACGGCGATAGTCTGATTTATCACCATTTATATGAACCCATCTTCCATTTGTAGGTTCTTTGATCATATTTTGTAGATAAGTACGTTTCCCATCACACGTAGCAAATATTTGATGTGATTTAGAGTCTTCGTACCATGTATATAGATTTAGTATAACAGAGTCTATAGGACTGATTTTTACATGACGTATTACTGACGCCTTACCATTTTCATACCTATGAATATAAAGCATCTTCTGATACAAGTACAAGATTATAATTTCGGGAAAATCAAAGTCATAAAAAATTTTGAACATGCATATGACATTGAACATTAAAAGGTTTATGGACATTGTCCTGGACAAATTATAATCTAGTACTTGTATCAAAAATTTGTTATTCACAACGAGAGCACCCCCTCTGAGTTTTCAAAGTCATAAAAAATTTTACATATCGATATGTCAATGACATCGATCACTTTTGGTCGTCCTGGTGGAATTGGGATTCCCAATGAGAGTACCCCTCCTGAGTTTTCAAAGTCATAAAAAATTTTACATATCGATATGTCAATGACATCGATGACCTTTGGTGACTTTGACTTTCTATGAACAAATTATAATCTAGTACTTGTATCAAAAATTTGGAATTTCCAACGAGAGTACCCCTCCTGAGTTTTCAAAGTCATTTTCGGAAGAAAAGGGTCATGCACCTTAAAAACATCTGATGTATTCAAAGTATGGAGGGCTGGATCGCTTTGACGCGCACATCGACGCTCGGAACCCAGCCACGCAAAGTGACTCTTTCCAAGCGTGACTATGTCGTCTGGCGGAATCACAAGAATGAGGTGAACATCACGTCTGACGCGTGTCGTCACCGAGGTGCGTCACTATCCGGTGGCAAGGTTCTTCGAGACGGGTCGATCGAGTGTCCGTACCACGGTTGGAAGTACACCGAGAAGAAGTTGTGCAAGCCGTGGTCCGAGAATTGTGCCGAGCTGCTTCAGATTGACTTTGACAAAAAGGATCAAGATGGACTCTTGTGGGTTCGTCCCAAAGGTCTGGATGGACCAGATCCACCGGAGGTGCCTTACGTGACAGACCCTGGATTCAACACGATGTGGTTTGAAACAACCATCAAACAGTCTGCTCAGATGATTATCGAGAACGGGATCGATCCGTGTCATGCATCGTGGGTCCACGCAAACCCGCTCGGGTTCGGGACGGCGGGTGAAAAGCCCACGAACGTCGTGCACAAGGGGCACACGATCGAGTTCGATTACGTGCCAAACCGCGAAGCTTTGTCGACAAAACTGTTCGGGCTCAGCACGACGCACAACTTTCACGCGTTTGTTCTCCCGTACACGACGTGGAGTGACGTGGTGGTCCACGGAGACAAGGTGCTCATGACGTACGTGACGCTGTGTCCACTGGACGAATTTACGACAAAGATGTTTGTCGGGTTTAGTCAGAATTTAGGATTCCCTTCATCACTGTTTGTGCTCATGGGGAAGGCGATAGTCGAGCAGGACCGGGCAATCCTAGAGAACCTCGATTCGAGCTTTCGGTTCAAGGGTATGAACGGAGAGCACGATGAACTGGTGGTGGCGTACCGCGAGGCACTCCACAATAGTATTTTCAAGTGATCAACCTTTAAAGCATGCGAGCAGCCTTGACAAAATACCACTCACCTTTTTCCCTTGCTCACCGCGACGATCGAACGGGCGCACGTCTTGTCACCGGAGTTGTAGTACAAGCAAACAATAACAATTCACCCCCTCGCACACCAGTAACTGGCGTAGCAAAAAAAGCGGCACTCAAATGGCGTATGGGACCAGCACGTAATGTTATTCTACCCAAGAACACCATTTCTTAACACGAAGCATCAATTAATTTTGCTTCATTTTTTTGATTGAGTGAGGGGAGGTAAACCCTCTTCACATCTTTCACAAAGATGAGAACGACTGAACCTGTAAGAAATGGATTCATTGCATTGTATACAAGGCTTTTTATAACAATCGTCACACTTGTAGCCAAAGTATACCATCTTACCGCAACCACCTTTACACTGGGCTTCATACATAATATTTTACATTGGAATATAAACTTTATATGAAAATATTACTTAAACAAAATAAACATATTAAAGACATATGAAGAAGGCGACGATACCAGGTGCGTTGCGCGAACAGGTTTGGCTTTTGTATTGTGGTGACAAGCACTTCAAACACAAGTGTCACGTGACATGGTGCGAAAACATCATGACGCCATTCATGTTTGAGGTGGGACATAACATCCCGGAAAGCAAAGGCGGTACACTCGACATTGACAACCTTCGTCCCATTTGTTCAAAATGCAACAGGTCTATGGGGGATCACTACACGATCGATGAATTCTCACAGTTGTCAAAACGCACGTCCCATCTGTGGGAATGTTTCAGGATGAAGCCAACTCTTCGAGAATAGCAATCTTCTGACGCGTCAGTTCTTCTACAGCTCCAAGATCCATCATCGCCAGTGCCTTCTTGGTAGAAATTACCGCCTCTAGAAGTTGGATATGTTGATGGGAAAATGACTGGTAGGCGCCTTTTTGAATTTCAGTTTCGTCAACTCCACGAAGACGACACTTGGACTCGAATTCGGATATTTTAGCCTTGTGAGTTTCGAGTCGCTTCATGGCTTCAGTGATGTTGTTTTCGTACATTTCACGATACTTTCCGTAGTCCCATTTGTTTTGGGGAATGCCTGCTGCATACTTCAGGGCTTCGTTGACTTTGGTGAGACGCTCTGAAGATGAAGTCATTTTGTTACGTATCCAAACATTTTTTATTTTAAGTACCTCCATCCCGTCAATCAATCCCCTGTTTCTCAGAGTCATTATGAGTCCTTGTTTCGTCATCCGGCATCGGTTCATGATTTCATCATTGGACATTCCATCACGATAGAATCCCGCCGCAATATGACATCGTCGTGCTGAAATACCTCCAACTGCTCGACCATGTAAATTCGAAATTTCTAAAATAGTCATACCTGAGGCTAGTTCATTGATGAGACACGTCTCCTCTTCGGGGGTCCACTTCTTTCTCACGCTCAGCAACTTTAACCAAGTAGTACCCGACGCCGACGCCCGTACCAACGAGTCCGGTGAGCGAGACCGTCCTGAGCGCTACACCGATGAAGTGCCACATTGAAACTTAAACATGACGAGTCTCTAGTTTACACGAATGGACGAGTTTGGTCGTCCAGTTGAAAAGGAACAAGTGGTTATGCTTGTGCCGCACGACGGTGCAGGCTTTGAAGAAACTTTAGTGTTTACGAGTCTCGAGAAGGCGAAGCGCGTATGGGCGTTTCTTGAGAATCGTGATTGTGTTGAATTTCGTCAACTCACGTTTGACACGGATCTAGATGCATGGATTTATTAATCGTAGTCGCGAGCGTCAGTGTCAATGACGCTGTACTTGAGGAGCAGGTCATTGTAAATCTTGCGAACATTCTGGTGACGAATCGTCTCCATAGCGCCGTCGTTATAAAACAGCGTCAGGTCACGATGACGATCGCTGTACTCAAACCAGCGAACACCGTCGAGAATGTACACAGTGTCGTTACACTTGATTGCGTGTGAAGGCATTTTCTATTACTAGAGTCGGTCACCTCTTTAAACTGTTTTGAAAATGCAACATGTTCCTCTGTTTATTCGTTGGTTTTGAATCCGGAACATCTGGATCTGTGCTTCTGTACCACTTTTCGTCTACATGGCACATCCACGGAATTCTAAGTCGATCAAGAGCTTTACGGCAGATGACACAAGGGAGAGAGATTCCAGGAAGTCCATCCTTTCGGGTCCGCTGAATGACCAGATGTCCAAACTTTCGGTAGGTCCAACACGAGAAACGTGCAGGTTTGATTCCTTCACGTTTCGCTTGTTGCTGAAGTTGTGCGAGAAGACGTCGTTCGGCACAGCAGCTGCAGTTACTCGATACAGCCCCATACGGGACAGCGACTGCCGCTCAGAGGACCAGAGACGGAACACACAATGTACATTTTCTTGGTTTTTTAGAGCGTGCTGTTTTTAAGCGGTTAATGATTGTGTGTGTAAGCCCGACCTGCATTTCCAAACACAGCGACAACAGGTTTTCTTAAGTTTAGGATTTTATTATGCGCCTGAATGGCTGTCATGTTCTGTGTTTTCATAAAATGATGAACTAGACTCTTTTCTTTCGGAGTATAGCTGTGTTCCTTTTCTCTTTTAAGTTGATTGTAAATTTGATTGGGAGTGATACCGTACCCATATCGTTTTTTAAAGTTATTAAACCTCGCCTTCTGGTTATTCGTCAGATTGACACACGGTTTTCTAAAACACGCAAACATTTATTACAACGTGATATTTAAACCCCGCATCCACAGCTGGTCTTTGCAGTCTTGGGACCATAGAGGAAAAGCCACAGAAAGTGAGTCAAGATCACAAACACGAGGGCGTGCAGAATCAGACCGCCCAGCTTGGGAACACCCTCACCTGAGGCGATCCAGCCGCCTCCGATCGAGCGGGTCAGCTCGAACGCCTGGGGGCTGGCGAGAACAACGAACGTGGCAAAGGGAATAATCTTCTTGACGGGATCCATTTACTAATAACTTATAAATTATTTTTTACTACTAACTGACCTGCAAGAGCTGCTCTCCTTTCTTGAACAGCCGCGTTAATATTATTTTTTCGATTAGCATTGTAGTTTTTGTTACTTGTAAGGTTATTCAATTTATTGTTAAAATTACCTCTCTGAATTTTTTGAATAAGACCGGCGACATTTTTCATGGCTGCAGTCTCGGCTGCTTGTGCAGCTGGCGATGCCTGTGCCTCAGGTGCCACAGCTGCAGCAGCCTCTGCAGATGTTTTTGCCATTACAGCAGCTTCTTTTTCTTTGTTCATGTTTTCTTGTGAAACATACCCTTTACGAGCTTTTTGTGTTGCATTTGCACGAATAATGTTTGCATACCGTCTGACGTGCTGGCTCGCAATTGTGTTCAGTACAGTACCGAGTTGGTTAGAAGCTGCTTTGAGTGTATTTTCACTAAAAGGCTGGTTTACACGGGGAGCATTTGGTCTTTTACCAAATCCAAACATTGTTACCATAGACGCACAAAAAAAACATGTCTTGTCCGCAGTAGCACAGACTTAAAGCAAAGAGACCCATACAAAGTAGAACAAGAAACATGGCTTCCTTCACTGTCCGTCGCATCTCCGACTTTTCCGCTTCCGATGTCACCTTCTCTGCTGTGCGCAAGAACACGATGGGCGGCAAGGTGGTCTACCTGAACGGCGCTGGTAATTCTAAGCTGATTTTCCAGCTGCCTCAGCTGCGCGCTCCATACGGTCTGAGCACGTACACTGACGCTGCATCTGGCAAGACGTCGTACTCTCTGAGTCTGTCTCTGGACAACCCTGAGATTGTGACAAAGCTCAAGGAGCTGGACGACAAGGTGATTGAGTTTGTGCACGCCAACTCTGTCACGTGCCTGGGCAAGCAGTACAACAAGGAGGTGATGCGCGAGGCGCTGTACAAGTCTCCCATGGCGCCTGGTAAGGGTGACTATGCCCCGACTCTGAAGCTGAAGATGATGACTGGTTCCAACGGTGATTTTACTGCCGAGGCGTACGACTCGAACCGTAAGCTGGTCAAGATGACGCCTGACAGCCTGGAGAAGGGTCAGGGTGTGCTGACGATTGTGGAGATTAATCAGATTTGGTTCATCGACAACAAGTTTGGTATCAGCGTGCGTCTGCAGCAGATGCTCCTGGCACCCACCAACAAGCTGAAGGGCTTTGGTTTCATCGATCAGCCTGCACCGACTCCAACGAGTGATGCGGGTTCTGAGGTGGTATCAGATGAGGAGCTTGTGGATGACGAGGACTCTGCTGATGTATGAAAGATGAAGTTCATGGACGACTAGGTGCTTTTTTTCCTGGTATAGAGTAACAGATGCCTCCCCCCGCATGGACGCGAAATAAGACCAAGTACAAAAAATACCCGCAAGCAAATGGCAGTGTGAATGTAATACATTATTCTCCCGGTAGACCTAAACTCACCATTCGCGTCCCAAAGTCTGAAGCACATAACGTCCCCGAATATTTGAAGCGTTACTATGCGTCAAAAGAACAAAAGGCACTCATTCGGGTCAATGCCATGCCAAATGGACGCATTCTCGTCACAGAAGGTATGCGTTCAAAACTGATGCCGTTGAAGCATCCATCAAAGGCGAACATTGATTTGTTCGTCAAATCGTATTTCGGCGCAAAGGCGAATGCAAATCTGACTCAATTTATCCTCACAGGGCAAAAGGCGGGATCGAAGCGCGCCAACTTTTTCCAAAATTCGACGAACAACGGACGCACGGGACCAGCTCTCACGTCTTTAAATAAGGCTGGGGGTCTTCGTACTATGTACAATGTATCCAAGGGCAAAAAGTCGGTCCGTCTCGGTGTTGCTCGTCTTGGAAGCGGTGAGCAAGCGAGCGTATACCTTGGGTACACGGACGCAGCGGCAACCAAACCACTGTCCATCAAGGTGTTTCCATTCGACGAAGCCTTTCCAACCGGAAAGCAACCATCTGAGATTGAATTTATGATTGGACAAAAGCTGCACGCAATTGCTCCTCGTCACATCCCAAACTACATGTCGATTGAGAAACTGATGGATTTTGTTCCTGCTTCGAATTTGAGTCGTCTGACTGGTCCCATGAATACGAGACACCAGACGGTTATATTTTCCGAATATTTCCACGGAGGTGATTTCAGAAAATGGATCAAAAAGGTGGCAACTCGCATCAAAGAAGATGATATGATTGATATCATTCGTCAGGTTCTGGGAACACTCGTGACAATTCAGTACAAGTATCCAGACTTTCGTCACAATGACTTGCACACCGGGAACATCTTTATCGATGATACGGGGAACCGTCCACGCGCAGCCATTGCTGATTTTGGACTGTCAAGACTGACACCGGCTCTCTCGAGCCCGATCGTGGACCAAGGATTATTTTTAAAGAATGGAATTGGTCCCAAAACTGATTCACGATACGACGCTCATATGTTTTTGAATTCTCTTCGTCCAGTTTCAAGTGGGTTTCCAAAGCTTCACAAGTTTTTGAACGTTGTCATTCCAGAGGGATACAGAGGCAAAGATGATACCTATATAAAGGACGGTCGTTTGAAGTACGCACTCCCTGACTATCCAGGTTTACCGAGTATACATGCAATGCTTCGCATGTTGGTTCCATTCATCAAGGAAAAGAATCTTGCAGCTGCAATTGCTGCTCGTACAAAAAAATTACCTGCATCCAAGTTGTCTCTCAAACCCACAAAGAATGGTGTCGACGCTGCAAACATTGCAAGCGCTGCACTGGCAAACCTACCCGGAGTCTCGGTGTCCAAAGCGCCACTTTCGGCGGCAAACTTTGTGAAATTGTCACCAAAGTCAAAGCAGGCGTACTTGGCGACAAAGAAGCCCGTTGTGAAAAAGCCCGCTGTGATGCAGTTTACAAAGATCAAGGGTGACGCAACCGCCACTAAAAAGACGAACGCAACCGCCTACCTTAAAATGCTCAAAAAGTCTCCCAATTACAATCTGAACAAGTTTTTCAAGACGCCTGCAAAGCCAGCAAAGAACATTTTGAACTCGTACACGTCGGGTAAGAATGTGTCGTTAATCACAACTCGTAACCTACGCAAGGTTTTGGAGAACAAGGGGTACCCCATGGCAAATGCCAAGACGGAGGCTCGTGCGTGGGCAAAGAGATGGACCAACAAGGTGGTGGCTCGCCGTACAAACCTCAAGCTCACAAAGGGTCCAAATGGGCGCGTGAGAACTGGTGCACGTCTCCTTGAGGGGCTCAAACGTGACCAGCTTGTGAATCTGGCAAAGAAGTATGGGCTGACGCACTCGGGGAAGACCAAGGCTCAGTTGATTCTTTCACTGTGGAAGGCGTAGTCCATTTATAAAGATAACAATTCTTTTATATTCATATGAGATTTCATGTCCTTGCTGTACCTCACACAGTAACACACAAGGATTATGTAGCGTGTGCATTTACACAAAAAGTTCTCAAGTTTTGTGCAATGATGTCAAAAAGAGGTCACACACTTTTTCATTATGGACATCAAGATTCAAGAGTAGAATGTACAGAGCACGTGACTGTCATTTCACGAGAAGAATATAATAACGTGTACGGTGATTATGATTGGCGTAAAGAACCATTTCGGTATAGTATTGATAACGAAGTGTGTAAAATTTTTAACGAACGCTGCATTAGCGAAATTCAAGAACGAAAACGTCATGGAGATTTTTTACTTGCATGGTGGGGTGTAGGGCACAAAACTATATGTGACGCACACAAAGACTTGATAGTAGTTGAGCCTGGAATTGGATACGCAGAATCATTTGCACCATTTCGCGTATACGAGTCATACGCGATTCTGCATGCACATTTAGGCGTCGAACATGTTATTACAGCTGGTAATATTAATTGGTATCATGTCGTCATTCCAAATTATTTTGAGCCAGGTGATTTTGAATACAAAGAAAATAAACAGGATTATTTTTTATTTGTAGGGCGGATAGGTCACGGGAAAGGAGTTGATATTGCTATTGATGTTACTCGTCAAATTGGAGCTCGCCTTGTTATAGGGGGACAAGGCGGACCTGAAAACCTAAACCTGACGCAGTGGCCACCACATGTTGAATATGTCGGGTATGTAGATACAGAGAAGAGAAAAACGCTTATGAAGAACGCCAAGGGGTTTTTTCTTCTTTCGATGTTTGCTGAGCCTTTTGGTGGGGCTGCTGTTGAAAGTATGTTTTCCGGAACCCCTGTTATTACAACTGACTGGGGTGCTTTTAGTGAAACTGTTCTTCACGGGACAACTGGTTTCCGGTGTAGGACGATGGATCACATCGCATGGGCTGCCCGTAACATAAACTCAATCAACCCAAAAGCATGCCGTGAATGGGCTGAAAAAAACTATTCAATTGAGAGAATTGCATGTATGTACGAAGAATATTTCAATATGATACACAATGTATGGTACAAATCTGGATGGACTCTTATTGACAACGAACGAACTCAACTTGACTGGTTGAATAAAGTGTACCCATCGTCGACACAAACCACCGTACGTATCGATGTTGAAGGAGATTCAAATGATCATCTTCATATGATTTTTGACAAGGTGTATAACAATGAACCATTATCTATAATTCGTTTAGGAGATGGTGAAATTATGATATTACGTGGTGAGAAATTTATAAACATAGATCAGTGGTCGTCAAATGAAAAAATAACGTCTGCTCTTCATCAGTCTCTCTGTCAACTTGACCCTGATATATATGTCGGTTTACCGTGTCCCGGGTGTTCCCCTGATATGGCTCAGTATTGTATGAAAAAATACAACTTCAAAAAGGTTACATACTCGTGTATCTTTTGTAATAAAAATTTTAAAGCAACCATTAGACATCTTCACCGCATAAAACGTCCGTTGTATTATATTGGGTCTGGGACAAAGGAATGTTCACTTGTAACGGATCGATATTTTATACACGAGAAGTTAGTCGAACACTGGACAGAGGAGCAACTCGTAGACATTGAGCGATGGATTATTCAACGCGAAGGTGTATTTTTGTTTTCAATGGGTCCCTTGGCAAAAATAATGATTCAGCGTATTTTTAAAATTAAACCAAATGGACAGTATATAGATATTGGGTCAACTCTAGATTCATTGGTTAAAGAACATCCATATATTCGTCCTTATAATGGTATACCAGATCATGAACATACGAAGATCATATGTTCACATACACACGGTCACTCACAAAAAACACCTGATATTACATGTATTCTCAGTGTGTATCGTCGTCCTCATTTAATTCAAGAACAGATACAAGCCATTCGAACACAAACCGTTGCACCTGTAAAAATAATTGTATGGATATCAGGATGTGATGTTCCAGACAACATTCCAGATGACGTGGCTGTTATTCACACAAAAGAAAATTTTGGTGTATGGGGTCGGTTTGGGATTGCTCAACTTGCAACTACAAAGTATGTATGTGTAATTGATGATGACACAATGCCAGGTAAAAAATGGTTTCAAAACTGTTATGATACTATACGTGAAGTAAACGGGCTTGTTGGAGCAATTGGTTGGAGGTTTAGTAGCGGAAACGAATATACATTTACACGACGATATGGATGGGATTCACCAAGTAACGAAATTCATCAGATTGACACGGTTGGTCATTCTTGGTTCTTCAAGACTGAATGGCTTCATCATTTATGGTCAGTGACACCAAACTATTCAATCATGCCAAATTGCGGTGAAGACATGTCGTTATCATATGCACTTCAAAAAGCTAACATCGGTACATATGTTCCACCACACCCGTCCGACGACATTGAAATGTTTGGAAGCATTCCTGAAAAAGCATGGACGTACGGTACAGACCAAAACGCAACCTCCCTAAACGCTACCGAGAAATTCAATAGAGCGTATAGACATCTTCGTGAAAAGGGGTTTAAGATTATGTTAGATGATTCTATATGATGATACCTGATTGTATCGATAAGAAAGTATGTGTCACTCTTGACGCAGAAGAGTATCCATTTGAAAAAACGTATTCTTTACACGGAGGGTTCCCGGTACGGCTTGGTCAAACGTCTGGACAGGTTATAGATGGTGCAATGACAATTGCTATCGAAGACCTTGTAAAAATCACTGGACATATCAACTATTTGAAAACACCCTCGTGTGAGCATCTTATTGAGAAAGACTTGTCTGGAGTTGATTGTATCGCAACGTCTCCATCTGGGGATATACCACATTTTACATATATTCCAACTGATAATGTGTATTTGCATGAACGATTCTTCGAAAAGAAGGTTTTGTTTGTGACGGCTTTTAAGAATATTCGGCGCGACACGTGGGGACGACCTGCTGAGGAATACTTTTCATGGTACGAACACCTTAAAAAAGCCGTAAAACCCCTTGTGTGTTTTTCAGATGAAATCGAAGGAGCTCTTCCATTTGAAGAACATAAAACCTTCTTTTCTCTCATCGATCGAGACCGTGAATGTATGGAGAGTGAAACATACAAGAAACTCATGGCTGATAGAATACACTATCCAGAACACTGTCGACCAGAGTATACGTCAGTGACTCATACTAAAGTGAATTTTGTTGCTCGAGCTGCACGTATGTTTCCAGAATACACGCATTACATATGGATAGACTTTGGTTATTTTCGTTCAGAAGATGACATCCCCAATCAATGGCTTTTAGCGCCGCTTTTAGGAAAACGAATCCATTTTGCACTTTTTGATAGTCTTCCGTTTTTTAGTTCTCCAAAGGACATCTGTCAATCTGGTTCAAACTTTATTCAAGGTGGGTTGTTCATAGTACCACGGGAACTTACTGATTGGATAGAAATACAGTATCGACGTTCACTTGATACATTTTATCACGCCGGATTTGCAGATGATGAACAAGCTATATTCTTGCATGTTCAGACGCGTTTTCAACACGTATTTGAGTTTCATAAAATTAATGAATGGTTTGGGATTCGAAAGTTGTATAGCTTAAAAACGAAAATCTAAAGGTTTATTATGAGGTTCCATGTACCTGGTATACACTATAATATCACGTCCAAAGAAAACACTGTGTGTGCCTTCACACAACAAATTGTCAATTTTTGTGCAATGATGACTCGGCGCGGACACCACGTGTTTCACTATGGTGACCCACTTTCTAAGGTTGAATGTACTGAAAATATACCTATTGCGCGCCGGCAAAGCTATGATCACACAACTGCATTGGCGCAGTTTGGACCTGATGATGAATTCAATATTCTTGTTGCGCAAGAGATTCAGAAACGGCGTATTGTAGGGGATTTTTTACTGTGTTTTTGGGGTATTGGACATAAATCAATTGCAGATCACTTTAAAAACGATCAATATATTGTTGTCGTTGAACCATCCATAGGATACAAGGAATGTTTTGCCGATTTCCGAGTGTATACTTCGTATGCTCTTTTACATTCTCACGTCACAGATGTTAATGAGCACATGCCCGCGTATCATGTTGTTATACCATGTTCAGTTGATGTTGATGATTTTGAACCTAGAATAAAAAAAGACGACTATTTCTTATTTATCGGTCGACTTAATTTTGATAAAGGTATTGAATTGGCTATACAGGCGACGGAGAGTACTGGAAAAAAGCTTATAGTGTCTGGACCTGGTGGTCAATTTAGAGAATGGCCTTCGCATGTAGAATACGTTGGTTGTGCAGACTTGAAAAAGCGCAAAAAACTACTGGCAGGTGCAAAGGCCACCTTATTTTTGACATTATACATGGAACCGTTTGGGTGTGTCATGGCTGAGAGTCTCATGTCTGGAACTCCTGTCATTTCATTTGATTGGGGAGCACCGAGTGAGAATATAATTCACGGTGTCACTGGGTTTAGATGTCGAAATGTTGATCATATCACATGGGCTATTCAGAACATAGACACGATTAACCCAGGGGATTGTTATTCATGGGCACGAGCAAATTATTCATTCGATAAAATTGCATCCATGTATGAAGAATACTTTTTATCAATCATTGATGTGTATGTCGGAAAAGGGTTTTATCACGTCAACAAAAATAGAAGACAACTTTCGTGGCTCGAAAAGGGATTTAGTCCAAAAAAGACAGAGTATGAAAATCCTACGTTTATATGCGAGACTATGAAAAACGGAGTTCCTATTAAATTTGAATGTGAGCGCCAAAACAGATATTTGAGATATTTTTTGAGTAATTATCAAGATTGGGAAAAAGATACGTTCGAAGCTTTTGAAAAAGTCACGGACAAAAACAAAACGGCTGTTGATTTAGGTGCATGGATAGGAACAACAAGTTTATGGCTTGCGCGTCAATTTAAACACGTTGTATCAGTTGAATGTGATCCAGTTTCAATTGAGCGTCTTCGAAAGAATATACGGATCAATGACATTGACAATATAACAGTCATACCACATCCAGTAAGTAACTCTGAACGTCTCGTTACGATTGGTCCACGAGAAGAGCTTTCTTCTGGATTTAACGTAAATACAGGAACTACTGTAAATTATATCAAAGATGAAACAACAACTTTGTTTGACAGTACGACCAAAACAATTACCTTAAAACACATTATTCAGGGTTTCAATGATGTATGTTTTATAAAATGCGACATAGAAGGTCACGAAGAGAATATATTCGAAGAGGTTTTTTCATTTGGTGTCCCTGTGCATATGAGTTTTCATATACCATGGTGGAAAGATCAAAACGTTCATAGGTTTGATTCTATATTTGAACGTTTCATATACGAAGGGGAAATTTCTGGTTTTTGTGAAATTTTGTTTATTCCGAAACTCAAGACACTCGAAGTGTTTCAGACAGTGTACCCTAAAAAGAGAATAGGCAAAGATAACGATGGTGGATATGTAATTGTAGATATTCCTTGTAAGTATGATGTGCTTTTGTCGGGTGGTGTGGCTGACGACATTTCTTTTGAATCAGAGTTTCTAAAGTTGTATAATGTTCCGTGTTTTGCATACGATGGACAAGCCACTGTACCGTCTTCATCAACGGTTCAAATTATACACAATAATATAAATACTAACAATAACTTGAAAGATCGTTTCGATACATATTCAAACATATTCATTAAAATGGATATTGAAGGAGGAGAATATGAATGGATAAAATCAATGTCTGAAGATGACATGAAGAAAATAAAACAAATGGTCATTGAGTTTCATTCACCGATTGATTGGACATGTCTTTACAAACTTTCACGTACTCATCAAATAGTTCATTTCCATGGTAATAATTATTCACCAATGATTACAGTTTGTGGAACAAACATTCCAGCAGTTTTTGAGTGTACTTATGTACTAAAAGAAAGTGATACTTTGAGTAATGATCTAATTCCAAGTTTGATTGATCAACCAAATGATAAAAATAAGGCTGATATTTGTTTAGACGGATATCCTTTTGTTTATAAATTATCGTCGTAAAAGAGTAGAAGATGTACACGATTAAGAACACAGGATCTGAATGTGTAAAAAAAAATACAGGAGCAACGGGCGTCACAGGAGCAACCGGAGCAACCGGAGCAACCGGAGCAACGGGCGTCACAGGAGCAACCGGACCGACGGGTGCCACAGGAGCAACCGGACCAACCGGACCGACGGGTGCCACAGGAGCAACCGGACCAACCGGACCGACGGGTGCAACGGGTGTCACGGGCGTCACAGGAGCAACCGGACCGACGGGTGCAACAGGTGTCACAGGAGCAACCGGACCGACGGGTGCAACGGGTGCAACGGGCGTCACTGGCGTCACTGGCGTCACTGGCGTCACTGGAGCAACTGGACCAACTGGACCGACGGGTGCAACAGGCGTCACAGGAGCAACCGGACCAACTGGACCGACGGGTGCAACAGGCGTCACAGGAGCAACTGGACCAACTGGACCGACGGGTGCAACAGGCGTCACAGGAGCAACCGGACCAACTGGACCGACGGGTGCAACAGGCGTCACAGGAGCAACCGGACCAACTGGACCGACGGGTGCAACAGGCGTCACTGGAGCAAGAGGTGCAACGGGCGTCACTGGCGTCACTGGCGTCACTGGAGCAAGAGGTGCAACGGGCGTCACTGGCGTCACTGGAGCAAGAGGTGCAACGGGCGTCACAGGAGCAACCGGACCAGCGCCAGCAGGTAATGCAGGTGATCTCGTATACCTTTCATCCTCCGGTGTCGCTGCGGCTGCTACAGATTCGCATTGGGACCAGACGAACGCTCGACTCGGAATCGGGACGACGAATCCTTCTACCAAATTATCAGTCGAAGGTACATCGGTGGCGGGCGGTCGAAATGATACCGGAGTGACACTGAATGTCAATATCAATGACTCGTCATTCAGTACTACAATAGGGGTGGGTGCTACCCCGTTCGGAATAAACGTCCTACAGGCTGCAAGTGGTAACTATCGTTTCTGTCAGTTTAATTCAGGGTATTCACCTGGAAGCGGCGGAGCACTCGATGCAGAGTTTATTGTTTACGGGAACGGAAACGTTACGGCTGACGGGTCATATACATCACCGGCAGATTACGCCGAAATGTTTGAATGGGAAGATGGCAATCCGGATAGCGAGGATCGTGCCGGGTATTCTGTGATCCTTTCGTCCGGCAATAAAATCAGAAAATCCGAGTCGACGGATTCACCGGATTTGCTGATCGGAGTAATATCTGGACGACCGGCAGTTTGTGCCGATACAGCATGGAATAGATGGGCCGACAAATATATCAAGGATGATTTTAACAGATATCTCATGGAGGAATATGATGTGTGGAAATGGACAGACGACGATGGGAAGGAGATAAGTTACGATTTCGACAAGATACCTGAAGGTGTTATCGTCCCTGAAAACAAGACCGTGATTGTACAAGAGCGCTACGTACTCAATCCGAACTACGACCCTGGTGTAGTGTATACTCCTCGAATGGAACGTAAAGAGTGGTCACCTGTTGGTATGGTTGGTAAATTGTCTCTGCGAACTGGTCAACTCACAGGACCGAGATGGTTAAAACTGGTTGATTTTTCACCGACTGTGAGTCAATGGTTGATTCGTTAGACCTTCATAGTTCCGCGACTATGTTCTAACCTTACAGTGAATTTGCGGCCCGATACACAACCCACCGCAAAACAGATCCAGGATGAACAGACTGCGAAATATGTTCAGAACGCACGGGAACAGGAACAGGTTTCTTAAAGATACAGTACGTCGAGTAACAAACAAGTTAATGAGAGGTCTTTACAAAGTTACTAAAGGTTTAGTGACTGCAAAAGAAGCACAAGAATTTTCAGAGGCGATCAAAAAAAGTCCTAAAAACGAAGGGCCAGCATTCATCTGATCTGCGCCATCTTCTCGGTTTCTTTTTTCCGAGCGTACAGTAGATACCTCACGGATGGATCGTGATTCTATTATTATGCGTGTCGCATTCGCTGTTATCATTGGCGTGCTCGCCTTTTACGTGTACAAGTGGTGGCTGAGCACCAAGAGCTCGTACGTCGCTGATCCAGGTGCTCCAGACACTGGCAGTCTGCCAGCAGCCCCATCCATGGACAAGCCACCACAGGGCGAAGGCATCACCATGTATGGCTCTGATTCGTGCCCTTGGTGCACCAAGCAGAAGGACTACCTGAAGGAGAAGAACATGGATTACACATTCGTTGATTGTGCTCAGGGACAGTGCCCCAACTTTGTATCAGGGTTCCCAACTCTCGTCGTCAACGGTGAAATCAAGGTGGGATACCAGGAGATCTAGTAGTCCAAGGGCTCGCTTCGCGACCCCTTGTCCGCGGGGAGACTTTTTTTCGTACATAAAATTAAAATGGGTCTGTTTGCAAATGCTTTCAAAATTGGTGCCGGGGTTATGACGGCACAAATTTTGTTTCTCGCAATTGGTTTGATTTTTCTAGTTATCGGCATGAACATGTTGTCCAATGCTCGTAAGGAGGGTAAAAGCCTCACCAGCGCCTATCTTGTCATGGGTGTCGGTGTAGTGCTCGGACTCGGTCTCGGTGCTGGTATGTTCCTGGAGAATGTCGGAAACAACTTAAATCGATTTTGAGACCGAGTACTGGGCATTCAGAGACTCCTCAATCAGAGCTGCTGAACGAGATACTGGAACATCCTCCTCGTCATCAACCTCGGGCTCGGGCTCGGGCTCTGGCTCGGGAACGGCAGCTGGAACCTCGGGCTCGGGAACCTCGGGCTCTGGCTCGGGAACGGCAGCTGGAACCTCGGGCTCTGGCTCGGGACCGGCAGCTGGAACCTCGGGGACAGGGTCAGGAATGATGTAAGAAGTACCCATTATACTGTTGAAAGACAAATTATTTTAAAACCTTCCACCGCATGTGGAAGTTCGCCGTCGCAGTTCAGTTGCTTCGCACGGTTAAATGGTAGGCAAACGCATTGCCTGGAATGTATCAAAGATGTTGCTCTGCACGTTGTAAAACATTCCAGGGAATATGAGACCTGGAAGTGAACGCTGGAAATGAAGTACCACGCTCGTTGGACCCAAGAGGTACAAAAATGCGAGGAAAAACCCACACACCAATATTTGTGCGTATGCAATAGGTACTGCCACCCGAGGATAACGACGCGATAATGCCGCAAACTGTTTATCCAAAAAGACGGCAGTCATTATACCGGTTCCAGCGAGAAGTATTGATGTTGCTGATACTGTAAGAATTTCACTCTGTTTATCTACACGCCCGTCAAACGGATTGACTGGCATTCTTACTGAGTACACAGTTTAAAAGTCTTCGAACTTCGAAGACTCCCTACAACCGGAACAGGGAAATGCCCAATGCCAGCAGGAACGTCTGCAGCAGAGTGTCCACTGGACGAAGGACAGTAATGTGCTTCACCATCGTGCCGTTCCACAGGAAACGAAGGATGAACGTGAGAATAATCACGTACAGAACGAAGATGGTCATGTTATACAGCAGGTCCTGAGTATTGCGGGAACCGATAACTGCGAGCATTTTAATTTGTGCAGAGAAAATAAGATGACGGCGACAAAATCTTCGTCGACGAAATCTTCGTCGACGCCTTGCTGTTCAGCCTGTGCGTCGACGAAAGGGACTTGTGCACCGAAGAAGGCTTCGCCTGTGAACTCAGCCGCTCTGCGTAATTCCACGCTGTTCAAATGGGATCCATGGGGGTCAAGGGGTCGTCACCACGATAACTGTTACGATTACGCATTCGGTCTGAACAACGAAAAGTCAATAAACAAGAATGTCCCTGGAAACATGGCAAATAACAAAGCATGGGGTCTCACATTCCGCACGTGTGACGGCATCGCAAAGCGCGTCCTCGAGGATTATAAAGGACTCGCGTTCAAGTGCAAAACTGCAAACGAGCCGTGCCCGCCTGGATATTACAAAGTGATGAACTTTGTATCACCCAATGGCGGGGATTTCCACTGGTACCGCCAGACGGATGCTGTTCGATACAGAACACGGGCTGGTGACACTGTGACGGGTCTTGCCAAATTTTTTCGCGTGACTCCAACTGTGATTCGCTCTGCAATTGCCAAAGGAACCAAGCCAAGAAGCGCATCAAACGGTCGTATCAGCAACACGAATCACAATCTGCCTGTTCTGAATGCAATGACTCGTAGTGGCACTGGAAGTATCATGCCAGGGAGAGTGATTCAGTTTCCCGTCAAGTTGTGGAGCCACAAACAGGGATTCGCAACGGGTCCCGTGTTGGTGGATGCGTCTGGAAAAACAATCAGAAATCCTCTCACTGCAAATCGCAGCTACCCTGGTTTGAATTATTCAAAGTTTTGTGCTGCATACTGTGTCAAGCCGGGGGCTGGGCGGGCGGCATTTGCTCGGTCCCAGAAACATGGAACTCGCGTTCCAACGATGTCGGTATTCTAACTCCAATTTCATGAAACACTTCATCAATAAATTCATCAAATCCTATATCGAAAAATATATCAGTGATGAATCGTGGTTGGAGTGGAGGAATCCCAAACGTCGAAAACATTTGACCGATGTTGCTCGTGATATATGAGTCACGAGTCATCGTGTTTGATGCAAGATGTTGTACAGAAATGCTCACTCTGTACTGTGGTTGATCAAACGGAGCCCTGCACATGGGACATGTGTTTGAAGTGCGTTTCCAGCGTTCGAGGCAGCGGTTATGGAAAGCATGTCCACAGCCAAGAGTACGAGACGTCTCATCTGTCATGTTCAATAGACAGACTGGACACGAGTCGCCCCTGTGCTGTGCACATGTTGTGCACCCAGGAGCGGATCCCCGTCGACATTGAACCCCTTTTTGGGTTGTCGCTTGGCACCTCTGCATACTTTTTACAAAGGTAATTCTCTCGGTTGTCTAGCACGCAAAGTGTTCACCTGATGTTCGAGCGACTTTATGGCATCACGATACTTGACACGAATGTTATCCTCGACGTGATGTTTAAAAATAATTAAAGGATCGTTGTCCTGTTCTGTGCGACATACAGGGCACTCATCATTCGTTTCAAACCATGTCATGATACACTTGGTGTGAAATGCGTGAGTACAAGAAAGACGTTTTGCTGCAGCCGAGTTGAGACTTGGGACTGGATCAAGACAGACGGCACATGTTTGTGAATGGTGTACACAGCATTTGCCGTTGATGAGAGCCGGTCTCTTGCACTTGTGACCGTCCAGAGTCAATGACGTGCACGCCATCTAATTTGAGTAGAGACAAAATCTGCTGGTGAATCTCCTCCGGCTCCTGATGAGCGTTAATCACGTGAACTTTGCAAGGTACATTCATGATCATCTTCTTGTAAAGCTTGTCGAGCTCCCTGAGATAATCGAGGCTAACACCCGAGTCGCCTGACTGCTTGCGCTTCTTGATGTGCTCGAGCGCCTTTTCAGGCTCCTTGGACAGAAAGATGTACACGTCAGGGTACCACACCTCCTTTTCATAAATCATGGAATGGACCGCATCCTCTTCTGGTAGAACGAGCTTCTTCTGGAGAAGATACTCCCAGAATACATGCCGTGTGCTGAGGAGGCACCGTTCGTAGACAACGGCACCTTTCGTCTTTACAGGCTGAAGCGTTTGAAGAATTGCAAGCTGAAGTAAAAGTGCCCATCTGGACTTGTCTTTGTAAAACAACTCGAGAGGCCATTGCTCGATGGGTTCACGCTTGACCGCCCATCCCTTTTGTTCAAGGAGATTCAACTGCGTCGTCTTCCCAGAACCTATATTTCCGTCAATCACCACCTTGACCATTACTTAGTAGTATTTCAAATTCTCTAGGCGCAACTGAAAGTTTTCAGTTGACCTCATCCGTCATGAGGCGAGGAGGCTTTAGAGCCATGACATCATAGAGCGTATCCACAGATGCCTGCATAAACCCTGATCCCTCGGACGCCTTGAATATCTCATCGAGTGTTGCTGGGTACATGGACTCGTCAGCCTCATCCAATGAGATCATACGAACCGCCTTTTGACCGATTGAATCCAGAGGCTGAAGCGTCAGATTCACGTGATCGTACTCTTTCATCTTGTCTGCTGGTTCTGGAAACAGATTTGGTGGGACGTATGTAATTGGTGTGTATGTATCATCTGGGATTTGTGTCAATGGGGTGACTGTTGGCGAAGGAGCCAGCTGTGCCATCGGTGGTTCGACATTTACGGTGGTTGGCTTGTCGTACACAACCTCCTTCATGGAACCCCGTGCCTGGTAGTTGCTGCGAGCTGAAGCCAAAATTACAAGAATAAGAATGACTATAATGGCAACCCATACAATGAACGGCTTCACTTTGAATGGTTGCATTTCTAATTATTTTTAGTCGAGAAATTTATTCGCGTACAAAGGGAGAGGTACATTAACTGGACGAAGAACGAGTTTCGTACTTCCGTCCGTGTGGACACCCTGTTGAATAAACTTTTCAAAGTTTTCTTTCGTCATTTCAACCGGACGCTTATCCTTCCAGTGAGCAAATGTGAGATGTTTATTCACAACGTGAGCAGCATCTCCGAAACTGGACAAGTGCCACCCCGCATATTGAATGTGTGGAAACTTCCACCTATTTGATCGAAAGTAATTTGGTCCCATGCGTTTCACGAGTTCACAATTGGTCACGACAGTTCCAAACCATGGTTCACCTGTAAAGAGATATTTGAATGAATATTCAAACATCCACATGTGAATGCTATTCACGGGATGAGTTCTGATGATTTTTGTCATGTCTGGAATTTCATCAACATCTGAAATCATGACGGTTGCATTTCCGTCTACATTTTCAAGACCCTGAAGAATGCACTCGCGCTGGAACTTTTCGCGGACCCATGGGTCGTCTCCAGGTGGCAGTTTGGCGACAACATGTTCAATCTTTGGAAGCCACTTTGAAAACCGCTCCTTGTTTTGGTCGAAATACAATACCTTGGGATGACCAGAGTGTGTCACATCGGACTCGACGAGTATAAACTTGTCGACGTACGGATCGAGAACCTTGAGTCGAAGTTCGAGAACATCGAGTTCGTTATAAAACATGAATGCATCGACTGTGTAACGTTCTTTTTGACATTTTTCAATACGAGCTGCTCCACTCGGATCAGTTGATGCTTGTGTTGAATACAAGTTTTGTATTTCACCGAGTGTCTTTTTGTCGTGGATACTTGCGAAATGAATGCAAAAATCTCCTGGGAGCCAATGCACCTTGGGGTCAACCTGATGATGAAACGCATTCATTATATTCACATGACGATGTTCAAGAATGTCAATGTGTGGTTGATACTTTTCAGAATTTTTCCACAAGTCGATGACAGCAGCTTGTTCCCACCAAATGTGATGAAGGTACTCCGTCTTGTTCCAAACGTCCGAGAGAAACTCGTGTGCCATCGGACAGTTCCTAATCACAAACACACCAGTGTTTAAATTCTGAAGATCGTGTCCCAGAAACAAAAATGCACCAGGTTTCATCATGTCGATGAATGTTTCGATACGAATCTCTGGGTTGGTCACGAGCACATCAGCATCCATCCACACGAGAAAATCGTAGTCTGAAAGGTACTTTTGAATGATGCGAATCTTTGACCACGGAAATGGTCGGCTCGGATCGTACACAGACTCATCTGTGATCCGTGTGTACCCATGACGCTTGGCATACTCTTCCTGACTCGTCGTACACACTTTAACAGTCTTTTTATATTCTTCACCGAGTGCAAGTGAACAAATTGCAAACATTATAAGGATTAAAGACACTTGTTTTTTAAATGAGTCAAGTGACTCTTTTGGATCATATGGGTGATGACCAGGCTATTGTCGACGCGGCTCGAATTTCAGTGACGGGTGCTTCGAAAAAGTCAGAGACCCGAGCACTCATCCGTTATCTCATGCGTCACAAACACACGAGTCCGTTTGAGATGGTTGAGTTTAAGTTTCACGTGCGTGTTCCTATTTTCGTCGCACGTCAGTGGCTTCGTCATCGCACTGCATCCGTCAATGAAATTTCTGGACGGTATTCGGTTTTACCAAGTGAATTTTATGTCCCGGAAGAGTATCATGCTCAGTCAGCGACCAATCATCAAGGCTCCGGTGATGCTATTGGCGTTGGTCGTTTTGAACAAAAGGCGTCGTGCGATCAGGCGTTCGACGTTTACGAAAATCTGATCGAACAAGGTGTTGCTCGTGAAGAGGCGCGCATTCACCTCCCACTCGGAACAATGACCGAGTTTATATGGAAGCAGAATTTACACAATCTCCTTCATTTTTTGCGTTTGCGTATGGATTGTCATGCGCAGCCTGAAATTCAAGAGCCTGCGCGTCAGATTTGGGAGCTCATTCAACCCATTGTTCCCTTGGCGTGTGAGGCGTTCAAGGATTTTGTAATCGATGCAGTGACTCTGTCTGGTCCAGAGATTCGCGGCGAAGTGACGGGCAAGGGGGAACTCCGTGAGTACGAGGAAAAACTCGAGGGACTAGCAAAGTACGGGTGGACTAAAAATTGAGCCCATCCGAAGGATCCTGTGAATATCGGGTAACCGTAGCGCTCAGTGCCCGAAACAGCTCGGGTGTCCTACTTGTATCATAATCCATAGATGTGTTGATACCTAGACCCTGTGCAGTCAATACGGCATCTTGGTTTGCACCGAGGTAGACAAACTTCCATGACTTGGAATCAACCAGATCCTTGACGTGCGCAGACGTGTACGACCTGGACGAATTCTCCTCACCATCGGTGAGAATAATAACCATCGCGTCGTCGGACAGGTTCATTTTGAGAACCTGTCCCATGGCATCATGCAGAGCAGTCCCTCCACGAGGGAGGTACGTATCATTCGTCAAAGGAACAACCTGGTCAATCGGCACCTTGTCGTACAAGATTTCAAACTCGTGATCAAACAAACACAGCGTCATTGTACCCCCGAACGATTTTTGCGACTCGACAAATGCATTGAATCCACCAATGGTATCATCCACACAAGACTGCATAGACCCAGAACGATCGAGCAAAAATACACGCTCCATTGCTACTTAATGTTCAGACGCTTCAATCTTTTATGTTATGGATTGGTCACATTTTGGTGACACGTTTGTACTTTAGTCAATGGTCACTGTGGTCGCTTGCACCTGATGTGCCCATGATGCTTTTCTTGACACCAGGAAACATACCGTGGCGTGTAAAGAAGGATTGGTACATGTACGCACTTTTTTATAAAGTGCCACACTCACTGTGGGCGCTTGCATTCATCCCGAAAGCACACAGAAAGATTTATGCATTTCATATCATGTGTGACATTCTCAGTCATACAGGACAATGGTCGATCCAACCGTTTTACCCATTGGACATTACTATTCACGGGATATGGGACCCAATTGACTGGAACTAAAATGTTCACGTCACACAGGAGCGCTCGGCTCTGATGATTGACACTCATTACATCATTGATCTTGAAGTTGCACGAGCAGCATACAAAAAATGGACGTCCCTCTTCCCAAATGTGACACCGTATTACGCAGTCAAGTGTAATCCGGACCCACTCCTCATCCAGACCCTCGCTGACCTCGGAGCTGGATTCGACTGTGCAAGCCCAGCAGAACTTGAAATTGTAAAGACAAAAAAAGTGATTTACGCAAACCCATGTAAACGTCCTGCAGACATTCTCTACGCATCTAAGAATGGGGTTACACGAACGACTTTCGACTCTGTGTGTGAACTTGAAAAAATGGCCATTTATGCACCAAACATGGAGGTTATTATGCGAATCCGGGCTGATGACCCAACAGCGGTATGTACCCTTGGAAACAAGTACGGAGCAGGCGAGTCTGATTGGTACACCCTTATTGAACGAGCCAAAGAACTCAAACTGGACATTACTGGTGTGAGTTTTCACGTAGGATCAGGGGCTCGTTCGACCCGTGCATACGCCGATGCTATTTACACATCAGCACGTGCCATTGACGTTCTCAAGGAATATGGATATAATCCCCAACTCGTCGACATTGGCGGAGGATTTTCATCCAGCATGGACATTGAAGATGCTGCAGAGTGCATCAACGACGCACTCAAAGAAACGGGTCTTGACGCGTACGAGGTTATAGCCGAACCAGGTCGGTTTTTCGCAGAGAATACAGCAACTCTGTACACTCCAGTCATCGGCACAAAGGATGGTGCCGTGACTATAGACGAGTCACTCTACGGTGCATTTAATTGCATTCTCATGGATCACGCCGAGCCCGAACCCGTCGTGGATGAAGATGCAGAACTTGAAAACGTCACACTGTTTGGATCAACATGTGACGGCGCGGATATCATCGCGCGTAGTATTTCACTGCCCGTTGGGCTTAAAGTTGGTGATGTGCTCACATGGAATCGCATGGGAGCATACACGATGGCGGCTACAACAAATTTTAATGGTATTCCATTTAATCAACGACGAATAGTATATGTGAACACCTAGAAGCAGAAACATCCCTCCTTTGGAAGCTTGACTTGACCGAGCTCATTTGCAATGTCCTGAATCATATCCTCATTCAAAAGGACACGAATCCCTCTCATGATGACAGGTGGGATGATGTCGTCGGGTGTGCCCTCGATGCCGTCCTGACCACGAGCAACAATTTCGATAACATTGATGATGGACACATCCATCTTCATATCCTGGATGAGCATCTTGGCTGTGCGAATCACGTCAATCGGACTCTTTGGTGGGTACGCCTTGAGCTGACTATTGAGAACATTCACAATCACAGCCTCCATTAATGTGTATTCAGTTTTAAATTTTAATGTACATTGCGCGGAGAAGCATCGGGTCTTCGTCTGGTATGAGTTCCTCACACTCTGATACAAGATTCACAGTTGACAAATCTTGTATGCGGGTAATTTTGTATTCAAATGACGCCAAGTCGTCACCTGTTGCGCGTTTAAATTCAGTTGCATTCGTTATATCCTTGAGTGCCAAGAGATAACCCATTGCGTAATTGGCATGGAGCGTCTTGATGACACTCGATTCATCTTGGACTGATGCAAATGCAAACCGAGCCGCTTGTCTATAAAGAGTTCTAATATGTTTGTCTGAATCGCGTGATTCGGTGCGGAAAAGGACAAAGAGTGCAACAATAGACAATAAAATTGTAAACACAAGCTCCGCTTCCATTACACTATGTTAAGAAATTCAACCGCAAAGTCCGCGCATTTCCGCATAGCTCATCTTCCCCTCTGCAAACTTGGACATTGCCTCCGTCTGGACTGGATCCCCCAACATGACGGCGCATTGCGCCAGGAGCGGGTCGATGGATGCAATCTTATCAATGTCAGACTTGCGAGGCGCGCCTGGACATTTCGGAGACTGACACGGCGTAGACGGCGGCGTCGAGCTCACCTCCTCATCTTGGTCCTTCTGTTCAATCACCTCTGCGTCTTGTGGCTCGGCTTGCTGACGCGCTGCCACTACAACGGAGCCAATGTAACCGCGACCCTTGGGAATATCTTCCGCCCACCCATAAAATGAAACAGCTAGAGGCTTGGGCTTGTGGTTCATCTGCGTCACACGATACATCCATCCATCTGTCGTCTCGATGAGTTGCCATCCGATTGGGCGATCTGGGTGATCACGAGATTGGATCGAGCCATCGTCACAAATCACATACACATTACCAGCCTTGGGAAAACCCTCTAGATCTAACCCAAACTGGTACGTGGACATGGTAGGACCAAGACGCGCTTCGGGTGTTGGCAGAGGAAACGCGGTGAACATGAGACCAGGGCGAGCGAGAGTCGTCGTCATTGTTTGTGGATGACTTTTCCGTGTCAACTGAGTTTAGGCGTGCACATGACATAAATTTTCTTGATACATAGAAATGGATGCGTTTCGGAGAGAAATAAATCGTATACGGCGCGTAAGATTACAGGGGCAGCTGAATAAGCTAGGGGTCAAACATAACTCTACTCTTTCCCGTAACAATCTTCGCGCACTGCTCAATCGCACGAGAGCAAATGGAAACAAACTTGCTCGACAAGCTGCTGCAAATAAAATTGCGAGAAACAAACTTGCTCGACAAGCAAATGCAATTGCAACCGCGAGAAAGAGAAACACAAGTCTTTCTCAGCGAGTCAATACAACTTTAAATGAACCAATGTTTGTGTAAAATTTTCTTGGTACATAGGAAATGGCTTGGCTTGAACACCCGTTAAATTATGAAAAAGTTAGAAAGGCTGCAGCCAAAGCAGCCAAAGCAGCAGCCGTGCGTCACAGCGCAGAAAATAAGGCAAAAATTGCAAATGCTAGACTCAACGCCGAACTCAAAAGAAATGGTTTCACTAATGAATCTATTCGAAAACTGATGCGTAACCTACGTTAATTGGACAATTCCATTGTTTAATTCAGGATACTTTGGGTCTTTCGTGATTCCCAAATAGTATCCAGGCTGGGTTTGGATACCAAAAAATTTATTTACAAAAAGACCAATCAGAATCCAGGCGAGGAGAAAAATAGCCCACGCCTGGGCTCCCTTGAGTTTAAACACGAGCGCCCCAACCAACCCAGATCCCATAAAAGATGCGAGCCAATCGAGAATTGTCATGTTGAAGATTTTTGGTTCCATAGTACCCTAATGGAATACTTACATTTTCTTACCGTTCATCTCCTGGAGACGAGCCAGTGTCATCATCACCACGATGGACAGCAGCGTGGTGAACACGGCGCTCAGCAGGTAGTAGTTACCGCCGTTCTTGTTGACATTCACCAGCTGGGAAATGACCCAGCGGATCACGTCCATCCACGCAATCGCAGTGGCAAAGAAGAAACCCGCGGACACGGAGGGGATCAGGGCGCCTGCTGTGCCAGATAGGATGCCAGACATTTTTAATTTATGCATAGAAAAAAGTTCCGAGACAATCAGATGTCCGGAGGACACCGCCGGTCTGACCCCCTTCGATCAAGTGTCCTCATCAAAAAAATAGTATCCTGGACCCAAGTCTACAAACGGTAAAGGATCCTCTTCATCGTCATCATCTTCATACTCTTCCTTCTGGAGAATCACCGAGTACTTTACTTTTGGGATGATTTCCTCGTCAGAGTCTTCATCCTCCTCGAGAAGTTCATACATACTCTTCCTTTGCTTTGTTGACTGCGTTTTTCAACGCACGTTCTGCTGGGGTTTCGGGTTCCCATGCATCCCATGAATCTGCACACGCGTTCATATTCATTGCATGTTCATTGTCAGTTCCATCATAGCGACTCCAGGCTGCCTCGACTTCTTCATCGTCCTCGGGTTGGGATCCCTCCTCTCCAGAGTCGTCTTCAGAGTCGTAAACCTCGGGGAACATACTTCCGATTTGTTTTCCAGTGATATTTCGAGCAGCATACATCATTCCGTAGCACATGTCCTGTGATGTGACACAGTCTCGTCCACACGCCTTGGCGTAGTGGGCTGCGAGAACGACGCTGGATTCCATCACGGGTAAGAAAATATCAATCGCGGATTGTTCCATAAAGATGAAGTCTCTAGAGTAATATATGGCGTTTCCTCTAAATACTCTTATTCCTGAACTTGACGATGTTGACAATCAGATGATGTTTGCTGTTGACCCTGCACAAAAGTCTGTGCTCCAGAAGGCTCTGAGTGATGCAGAAGCGCTCTTAGCAGCGGTGGACAAGACCAAGCCTGCAGAGTATGCAGGTGCCATGACACAGGTTATCATGCTGAGACGTCGTCTCGAGTCGAATGTGACTCCACGGGACCTGATGACTCAGCGTATCGCAATTTTAGAAAAGCTTATTTAAGGTGCGAAAATTAGGTGCGCAAAAAAACCAGCGTACTATCAGTAATGACCAATCTACAACTGAAAAAGTTTGATCCGAACATGATCGGCGACGACAAGGTGTGCGTGTTCATCGGAAAGCGTGGAACCGGTAAATCGACGCTCGTCACTGACATCATGTATCACAAAAAGCACATTCCAGCGGGTATTGTCATGTCCGGTACGGAGGATGGTAATCACTACTATCGCCAGTTTGTTCCAGACTTGTTCATCTACGGAGACTACAAGCGAGATGCGATTGAAAAGGTTCTCGAGCGGCAGCGTAGAATTGTATCTGGGGGTGGAAAGTCGAGTGCATTTTTGCTTTTGGACGATTGCATGTACGACAAGGCGTTCATGAAGGATACGTGCATCCGGCAGTGCTTCATGAACGGTCGTCACTGGAAAATCTTTTTTTTGCTGACGATGCAGTACTGCATGGACCTGACGCCCGACCTGCGTGCAAATGTCGACTATGTGTTTGTCCTCCGTGAGAATGTGATTCAGAATCGCGAGCGTCTTTACAAGGCGTTCTTTGGTGTCTTTCCGACGTTCGACATGTTTTGTCAGGTGATGAACGCCTGCACGGAAAACTACGAGTGCCTCGTCCTCGACAACACTAGCAAATCCAATAGAATCGAAGATTGTGTCTTTTATTACAAGGCTCCAATCCGAAAGGGGTTTCGAATTGGATCAGATGCCATGTGGCAATACCACCAGAAGAACTACAATCCTCGGCACGTCGCAACGCCTTTATCAGCTGCAGGGACGCCCACTGCAAGCGCACGGCGTCCAGGTGTGACTGTTAAAAAGGTGTAGTACACTTAGATGAAGCTCACATTGCTTCTGAGTATCATTATATTTTTTGTACTCATTCTTTTGACAAGGACAAAAGAACGAAAGGTTATTGTATCAAGTCATTTTAGAGAAGATCTTACATGGTTAAAACGTGCCACATGGGACGTTGCTGTCATTGATCACGAAGGCTCTGAAACCCCAGCAATTGAGCCATCGATTGTCATTCCAAACAGAGGAAATGAATCGAGTTCATATATACGTTATATTATTGATCATTGGGACAATCTTCCAGATTACATGGCATTTATTCACGGACATGAATATAATAAACATCAAAAATACAAACATCACATGTTGGAACTTATCGAACGTGCTCATCTCACAGGTGATTGTTACATCCCTTTGAATGGGTACTGGCTCAGTGAACCGTCGCCATATAATGTAAAGTCAAGCTACTATTTACAAATTGCTAAATATTGGTATCTTTTTGAGCCATATATAAAACGATACCCGAATCAAAGTTTATTAACTGATGCATGTGGTCAATTTATTGTATCCAAAAACAAAATTAAAAAGTACCCATTCGAAGCGTGGAAGACGTGGTACGATGCCCTGGTCCATCCTGACACACATGGAGAACTTGGGTTTGTTTTTGAATACACTTGGCATTACTTATTTGACCAGCCGTGGCGTATGAAACCAAAGCCAATTCGGCTGCGTCCCCGATTCATAAAAGATTTCATGTGAGACAGTAGACATGGTTATCGAAAACTTGGATTTTGATGGTTCGAGTGACATTGCTCAGCTGATTCAGCAAGAACCAAAGCAGCCGCAGCCGCAGGGTTCTTTTGGTCCACCACCCGAACTCCAGCCAGAGTTCCAGACACGCACAGTTGATCAACGTGAGTTATTTAAACCAGAAATAAAACCTCCTCAAATAGAAATGGATTTCTCGACATCAATAGCTGACATTGTACCAAGTGCTGAGCTGGACAACTACGGTCCTCCTTCGTCCATGGGTGGTCCATACAAGAATCCGCATAACCAGAAGGTGGCTGCACTGAGTCTGGATAACGCCACCTCAGGGACTACGTCTCCTTCGTCTTCAAAAAACCCATTTGGTCTGACTGATGAGCAGTTGAACGCAGTCATCGCAGGACTTGCTGCGACAGTTGCATTCTCCAAGCCAGTTCAGAACAAATTGGCGGATATGATTCCTAAATTTATGAGTGATGCCGGTAACCTGTCAGCGACAGGTATGCTCGCAACGGCATTCATCGCAGCTGTTATATTTTATATTGTAACCAAGTTTATGAAGCCACAGAAAAAGTAAAAAAGAGATGTTCAAATGATAAGTCGCGTTCAGGCTCATTGCTCATCCAGTGGACGATACGTCCCCTGAGAACTTCAAGCCGTTCGTTCCAGTCTTTTTCATTGGAGAGTGTATGATTTGTAGGTGGTATTCTTTATATTATTTTTTTAATTCGAGTATAACTGTCCTGCCATTCCATCCTTGATGCGCAGAACATTGTAGTTTATTGCGTAAAAGTAGTTTCCTGCGGCACCGGAGAGCGTGCTCAGAGACACGCCTGCTGGGGCAACGATGCGATAGGTGTCAATGCGAGAAAAGTTGAGCGTGCCAGTTGGCTGCAGTTTGGATGTATCCAGACAGTATGAAATCAGAGCAACGTTGGCAGTTGCCTGTGCGTGGTTGTAGCCGTAAGGCGTGTGGTAATACTGGGGAACATCGATCCACTGGAACATGGATCGCGAGTCGCCAACATCCACACCGTTAATCTGCGTCTTGAACTGGTAGTTGATGGGTGCAATCTGTGTCGCTGTGCCATATGCTGTTGTGTAGTTGTTGGATGAGAATGCCAGGAACTTAATGGGGTGAGCCAGCGCCAGCTCCTGCATGTTCTGTGTGCCGATGGGGATGCGGTTAACCTGGGTGATCAGCATGTCCATTGGCGTGTTGGCAAAGTACTCACGCTCCGCCTGGTCCAGGTAGACAAAGTTGGTCCACGCCTCATACTGGAATGAGGAGTAAGCCGTGGCTGCTGTGGTTGTTCCGTTGAACACAGACAGTGTAGAAGAAGACAGGCTGGTGCTCCATGTGATGCGAAGCTCAACGTCGTGATACTGGAGCGCCACCAGAGGCAGCGACACGTTCCAGTCCTTGCAGAAGAAAAACTTCAGAGGCAGGAAACCATTTGTAACATTCGTTGGACCGCTGCTGTTGTTGTTCAGGAAACGAGAGGAGAAGTTCTGGGCACCAGTCACTGGCTCAATCTTTGTCATCCATGTAATGTCCTGTGTGTCTACAATCTGACCGCCAATCAGAAGCTCCACCTTGTCGATGACCTTGGTCCAGTCGATGTTTGGAATCAAGGAACCAGTGGTATCCTTGGCAGTGAGGTACACGTAGTTGATCAGATCGCCCTTCTTCTCAAAACGAATCGTGGAGATGTTACCAGCGGATGGATTACCCTGAATCAGCTGGCGTTCGGGGGACATGGCATAGTGCGTGTAACGCTTGTAGCTGGAGCGGTAGAAAGAAACCTCCGGCTTACCTGTTAACCAAGTGTCCTGAGCACCAGTTGCGACGAGCTGAACGATACCACCAGACATTTAACATGAGTTGAGAAAATTAATCTCGGATAGTGATACCGCAATATTCGACGGAACTTTCAAGTGGTTTGTATATCCCCAGTGTCTTGCACAACTCCTTGAGATCTTTGAAAGATGCCCAGAATGCTTCCGAGTGATCGTACTCATCCACCGTGACATGCGCGAGTTCATGGATGAGCACATTCATTGTCGAATCAATAGATTCGAGTCCGCCGTCCAGACATATGTAAATTTCATACCCCTTGTTTACGTTGTAGCCTATAGTTCCACGATTCATACGAGACCCGTGAATTCCAGTGAGAATGCACCGTTTTCTGAGACGGCTGAATCTTTCATCGACATGTTCAGTTTCTCTGAGATGATACAACAGTATATCATATCGTCGAGTCATTTCAGACATAAGGGGATTTTGTTGACGGGTGTTTGAAACTGCAATAATAAATGCAGTCAACAGAATCCCCGTCTGGATAATCCCGTTCATCTACTACTAGAGGCGTAAAAAAACAAATTGAACATAAATGTCGCTCACCAACCCTGTTTGCTCTGGTGAAATCGGTGACCACAAAACACATCGAAACTCTGGCTCGAGCGCTTGCCGAAAAGCGTTCCCTTCGAGTAAAGGTTCGTATTTCGGTCCGTCTGCGTAAAATGGTCCGTCGGTGAGTTTCATGAGCACTTGATTTCCGTGAACCTCAAAGATGTTTCCGAGAGGATCCGGGCTCTTGGTTTGTTGGATGAGGCTCTTTTCTGGTGCAATGCCGAGCAGGTACCCTCCCTGTTTCACAGCCACTTTGATGGCTTTGACGCTCTGATCGAAATGTTCACCGATGATGTACTGAATTGAAAAGTTGTAACAGACTGCGTCAAACGGTCCTGCAAATGCCGCTTGACGGATGTCTCCTTTTCCGAGAAACCACACACCAATTCCTATATCCAAGGCTCGGTTTTCCGCTTCTTTGAGCGACTCTTCATCTGGGTCAATAGCAGCGACACGAGCCTGCACTGCCTTCCATTTGTGAAGGTCACCGCCTCGACCACATCCACAATCGAGCACGTACGACTTTGGTTTGACCCACGCTGTGATGAGTTGACGCTTCACATTGTTGTGGTATTTACGAAGAGCATCCATAGTTACTTAAAACTTTAGTGTGCAGTAGTTTTATATGGGTTCTCTCGAGCAGGATTACTTGACCGTCCCAGGACAGCTTTTTGCACTGATTTCCATCGTCGGTCCTGACCTGCCACAGAAGAATGAGCAGGTGGGTATGAAGATTCGCGGGTGCTTTGCCACAAAGGATGAGGCGGAGAGCCACGCAAAGCGTCTGCAAAAGGAGGATGCCCTCGTGGACATTTACGTCGTGGACATGTACAAGTGGCTGCTGATCCCCCCAGATCGTCTGCAGATTGACAACGTTCATTACCAGAATGAGAAGCTTGAGGAGATTATGTCCAAGTATCGTGACAATCAGCGTCAGGCTGCCGCCATGTTCGAGAAACGTAAGCGTGACATGATGGCAAAGCCGATCGAGGGTTCATCGACGCCATTCATTGAGCCAGGCGATGAAAACTCAAAGTATTACTCCAAGCCCGACGTTCCACCAATTCCTCACCCCGCCGAGCTCATCGATGACCTGAAGAAGGAGTTTCCAGACAAGGACATGCCCGAGCTGGTGAAGCTCGCCGACGAGCGCATCGCAGAGGAGATTGAGCGTCGTCGCATTCAGCAGGAGGAGGAGCGCGCCAAAGCGCCTCCAGTGACGATTGACTCTGGTCCTGCACCCGAGCCAGTTGGTGCAGGTTCAGCAGCACCTGGTCTGCTTGGTTAAAATGTGTCTATAGAATAGAATGAAAGGAGTTCACTGGTCGGTATGGGTGGCACTTGCTGTACTGATAGTAATCATTGTCATTCTGAGTGTACGCAAGGAGGGGTACGCTCCTCCTCGTGACGAAAACACACAATCCCCGTATACAGAAAATATCGGAAACACTGCTGAAACATCAAATAACAGTCCTTACATAGACTCGATGAGTAATGTCGTCCGTGTTGACAATCAGTCACAGATATATAAAGACATGGGTGGTCTCGATTTCCAGATTCAAGCGGGCAATCCTATTTTGAACTTTATTCAGGGTGATCCTTCATCAAACGTTATATACGGTGATTTTGTACCGAACGAGTCTGATGGAGGGTCAGCGCGAATGTATGCATACGAAGATCGTGAAATGATCGTACCTGAAACAAGTAATCTCATGTCCACAGTTGAAACAAATAATCTCATGCCCGTACCTGAAAATCAAGTTTTAACGAATATTCAAGGAGTTGACGTAAATGGGAATACTTTTGGAGGTTCCGCGCTAGCACCTGACTCTGGTCAATACATACCCTCTTTGACATCACCTACAATTCCATTTTTAGGTGACCAGCCTGGAATCAGTGCTTCAGAATCACCGGAGTCAGTGATTTCCCCAGAAGCAGCCCAATGAAAAATGCAGCAAATATAAGAATTATAGTTTCTTTTGAAACCTTCTCAAGCATATCAATTTGTTGATTCTGTGCGTGAAATACACGTGGGCTTGGTTCATAGTACGAGCGCGCGTCGTGCTGCTGATGGTGGACGTCCTCGTCCTCGACCTCGTCCACGAGCTGGTGCTGCTGCGGGTCGCCGTTCGTCTCGGTCACCGGAAACGTCGGTCTCATCGGAGACGGATCGAACATCCGATCCATTACTATCAGAGTCACTGCTAGTTTTATCTTCAATTACAAAACCTTCCAGATTTCCATCAACATCCGCATCACTTTCGCTTGAGATATCCTCCGTGTCATATGATACCTCAGACGAAACGCTGCCAGACTCTTCCGTGTCGTAATCATCATCTGCGTAATCATCCTCGCACACCTCCTGAGGTGTGTAACGTACTGGAGCCTTGACCGTGCGACCTGAGCGAGTACGCGTCACAGGCTCACTGCCCGTGACTTCTGGGGTCAGGGAAATGCCCGTTGATTGATGCGCCTGTTCGGTTGACATCAGGCTCTGTATTTTCAGGGGGTAAATCGTTTAAGTACTTTGGAAAGAAGTAAACCCCTTGTTTTTGTGCAAGAGCAAACAACGTCGTTTCACCCTCTACACCCATCTGAAATGCAATGTCTTCAAGTCTTTCCTGATGTTCGTGGTCATCTGCTCGTCGAATGGAAAGTCCTATATTTCGAACATCCTCAATCGCTGAATACAGCCCTGCGGCTCTTTGATCCAGACTTGCTTTTGTGTTTTCGTACTGTTCCAGATGCTTTTGAAGCAGTTCCCACGTTTGAGGGTCGAGACCCGAGTAAGGATGCACCTCTCTGAGGAACCGATTCTTCTTCCCACCAAAAGTCGGGAACAAGATCACGAATAGGCACAAAAGTAGAATTATCCACAGCAACATTGCTATGTAATTCCTCTACTATACTTGGAGAAAGAATATGTTCACGACCTACAAACTTAATCTCTTTACATTCATCGTCGTGACACAGCTGACAAATTCGACCACGTGTAATACCAAACCATACGTGATTTGATTTGTGTTCGCCTTGGATTCGTTCACAGTATTTTGAATCCGTCTGAACGATGATTCGGTCTGAACCCTTTCGCATCACTCTACGGACGTTTGCGAGTTCTTGCCCCTTGAGATTTTTGCGTATGAACCGCTCGAGAGGTGCACACGTGATTTCAACATTGACCGCATCATTGGACTCTTTGTCTGTTCTGAGTGCAAACAGACTCAATGTGGTTGCATTTGGCACTGGATCAAATCTATTTCCATCGAGGTCACACCATGGTACGTACGGATCAGAGTCCATGCCCTTTTCTCGTTTGTGTGACCAGAGCATTCGAAGACCTGATCCACCATAGACACTCGCGTCGATACGTTGACTCCATTCAGGATCATCAGGTAATTCGAGCAGAATTCGCGTCCGTAAAGCAAGTGCTTCCGATCGAGTTACGTAAATGTCCGGCCAGTGAACATGTACACCCGTTTTTACGAGACTGTCCACATTTCGAGGCGTTGCGCGTGCAATACAACACCGTCCTTTTTGTACGACAGAGTGCATCAAACGGACGAGTTCTAGGATGGATTCATCCGGAAGCGCTTCTGATCCCTTGTAATCGAGATCGACGAAAAACTTGAAAACGTTCGTTTTTTGCTCAACAACGTACAGTTTTGTTCCAGTGCGAATTGCGTGCACACATTCTGTGTAAAATTCTTCAAGTTGTTCAAACGGAACTTGAAGAATTCCACCATCCATCAGGACGTGGGTTCCTGGACCCTTGTCTGTTCGCCATTTCTCCATGGTTACCTAGAGCTTTTTGTTTTTATACGGTGCGCAACTTGCCCGCATTGTAAACCCTTTAATAGGACCAGTGAGACAACGAACTTTTGAAAACTTTCGAGGCAAGCTGAACACCTTTTTGTTTGAAGCTCGGACGCAACTCTTGTTTTTCGGTCCGGCTTTACGACAATTCTTCATTACACTATTCAAAGAATTTTAGTCTGAATCAGAATCGTGAGTCAGACGACTCCAAAAGTCTTTAATTTTTGTGACGACAATTGGCTCTGGCTCCTCTGCCTCTGTCGAAGAAGGCTCCGCCTTCTTCTCCGGCTCGGGCTCGGGCTCTGCCTTTTTCTTCGCCTCCTCTTCCACCTTTTTCATTTCGTAGATGATATCGACGAGCGACATGGTTTTTGCAATTTCTTCTGCATCGCCGTGACCCTGTGCCTGGACGAGGAGCTCAGCAAACATACGCTTTGACTTGGTCATGTTCTTATACTCTTGAACATTTTATCAGTAGAAATTCATCGCAGCACTTAATATTTTAATACTTTTTTAACGTTGTTCTTGTTCTTGCCTGATGTACGTGTAGCATACATAAGTGTTCCATTTGGGCTTTGGACAAGATACTTAACACCTACTGCTTTGTTTATTTTATTGACCAATGCCCGTTGAACTCGTGCGATTTCACGTTTTTGTTGATTTGCAAAGAAATTAGCCAATTTCTTTTCCAAGGCTGCTGCGTTATTAGGCATTACTATTACGACCTAAAATAAAAAGAGTCGCGTTGGGATGAGGAAAGAGCTGCGTGAAAATCTGGGTTTGAAATAACGTGTGTACGTATCATATCCCATAGGTTTTCACGCGCTGTGATGCCTTCGAGTGTATCAAATTCAACTCCATCGTTTTCGTCATAGTTTTTACGAAAATATGTTTGATGATTTTCCATCTTTGACTTTTCCTCGTTGAAACGGCGAATGATGTACGTGTGCTCATGTGCAGTCATCGGGAGATCAATGACATATACATGATATATACTCGTCACATCATCCTCAATGTCCGCTTCTGAGTCACCTGGTCCCTTGTACTTGGTTGCAAACTGGAAATACGAATACGAACCACGTTTTAAGTTGATGGTTCCACGTGTCTCTTCTTCGAGTTCTCTAACGGCACAACGCAACGGATTGATCACCTCACGTCGTCTGCACCCACCGGTGACAAATGTCCACTCCTGGTATCGACGATCGTGAACAATAAGCATATACTGCTTATTGTTTATCGTCGTCACTGGAATCGCTATACTTTTGTGCCTCTCCCGACATGGTTGCTCGCTCGGGGAATTCATTCCCTCCTACTTTTCCGTGAATAAAATAATTTACTAGGTTTCCCCCGCCCCGAGATGGCTGATATGTAATCAAAAACAAAAGACCGAGGAGAAGAAGCCACTTCCAAATTTGCATCTTTTAGTGTTACGTGATAAACTTAATTCACGGGTTGGACGAGTGGCGTGCCAGTCTCCGCCTTGGCTGAAAATGTATGTGCAAAAGGGTTGTTGTTGAGCACCTTGGACGCCAGACCCAGATTATTTGTCGTTGAACGGAAATCCGTCTGCCCCTTGAACACATTAAGTCTGTCATACTGTGGACGAACGTAACGAGAACCTGTAGTTCCACCACGAGTTCCGTCGGCGGGACGAACCGGGAGAGCACCAGCCTCGAGGCGCGTGGTTGTATTTGCACCGACAGCACCAACAGGGTCTGCGCGAACATTCATACGACCACCATTACCGGCACGATCAGGATTGATGCGATTATTTGACCAGCGCATTGGATCGTCGTAGGCAGATCCGTATCCCTCGTACACCATGTACTGCGCAGCTCCCATTTCGAGACCATCCTTACGCAAACCAGTCTCCTGGCGATTCGTTGTACGACGTGTTCTTTGGAAATCCGGACGACCCTCTGGTGCCGTGATGGCACCACCCTGTCCTTGTCCTCTGCTCTGAATGGGATCGTGGGTGGCAGTCTTTGACGCCTTTGCAGGATGAGAAATCATACCAAAAGTCGAGCCTCCATTCTTGATGACTGGGTTGGCTGGACCGCCCCACGTGCCTGGCAGGTTGGTTAGACGCTCCTCGTTCATGTTGTTTGGCATGATGCGGAAGAACTGCTGAAAACCACCTGATGCGGGAACGTCTGGCGCGAGACCGAGACCACGTCCGACGTACACTTTGTCTGCGGGCGTTACATTGTTCATTTTGTTCGTCACTGGCTCACGGCTTCCATCCGTTGTGTACACTGGCTGACCAAACGGAAAACGAGATCCGTTTGGTACAGTGTCAGATAAGCTGGGAATGGCATCCTTGGGTGGCAGACGGAATCCGCCTGAGAAACCACGCCCTGAATTTGGCTGCGTGTTCAGAGGATCAAGGGGGAAATCCTGTTGGGCAAACTTGTATTGGACAAGGTCAAACTTTGAAACTTGGTCTGGTGCTGGGACTGCAGAAGGCATAGTTGCCTGCACAGCCTGATCTTCCTTGGCGTCGCTGATTTTCTTTCCGGCGAAAACCAATCCTACAACGGCGGCAAGGCTGAAGGGATCCATCTATTATTTACTCTTTATTTTTTATCCAACGGACCTACTTATCAGTTGGATAGCGCTTAGCGTATGACATTGACTGATACATAGAATACGTACTTGTCGGATCCCATGACAAAAACTTGTTTACTGGATCGACAATGTACAAGTCTGGAAAGTCGTATGGCTTGTCAGCATAGTACTTGTTGTTGCGAGATGTCGTCTGGGAACGGAGGGCGTCATCCGTCATCACCATCACCTCATAGTTTGTGTTTTTGGGACCGTAATATATACCCTCTTCAACCATGAGAAGTCCGGGCTGAAGTATACTGCTCGGCATTATTAATTGTGATGGAGATTTTTATTAGTCCAACGGGCGTCGCACCTTAACGACCATTGCCACCACGCAACTGGATTGGCTCTGGACCACGGGCATATGGTCCATCTGGATTGCATGATGCAGGATCGTCACGGCACGTTGGTGCAAATGGCTTACCAAATGCTGCATTTGTGAACGCAGCCTGGTCGTTTGGCCAGGTTGACGCGGCTGTCGTGTAGAAATTACGCTCTGCATCACGTTTACGTTCGAATGGGTGGATGGACATCCATTCCTGCTGCACCTCCTTCTTCATGCTTGGATACCAAGGCGCCTGCTGATTAAAACTCGGGTCGTCGCCCAACATAAAGTTTGCCATGGGATTGTCGCGTGTAGGCATGCGCAGTCCACTCACTGCTTTAGGACCAGCCATAACGACACGTTTACCGTCTGGTATCATGTTCATACCGTAAAGTACATAAAGAGCAGCAAGTACAAGAACTCCGAGAGCAACGACGCGAGCGTCACGACGAATAATATATACGAGCACTATAGCATACAATATAAAGCGGGTTGTTGCAAGGACTCTTTCTTCAGCCGTCTGACGAGCAGTTGGCCAAAAATCGAGAAGTTTATCTTTTGCAATTAAATCACGTAGATCAATCATCGTCTTCTATTTTACATGGAGATTTTTTGCGGACAAGTCCGTTGGGCTCAAATAAGAGGTCCCTTGCCACCCTTGAGCAGTGATGACATGAGACCGTTCATGCTATTCATCAGCGCCTCCTCGTCAATTGTACCATCTGGGGCGGTTGCCGTGTCCTGCAGTTGCGATGCGCACTTCTGAGCCACAGACTCGATCATGTTCAGAGTGTCTGCTGGAAGAGCTGAGATTGTCGTGCCCAGAATGTACAACGTCTGCAGGTACTGCCAGATGGCATTCTTGGTCGTCTCAGACAGATCATCGGTCCACAGACGAGGAATATCCAGGTCATCCAGAAACGGCACCTCAGACGCGTGCGTCTTGAAAAACTCCTCATCCTTCTGCATCAAATGGTTTGCATAAGGACCTACATTCTCCATAAACTCCTTCAGAGGCTTTTTCGCATTCGCCTTGCGCAAAATGGCAAAGGAATTCTGAAACTTGGTCAGCTTCTTCTCATTGGGAAAGGTGAGAACAAGCTCGTCGAGAAACTGCTGCATCATATCATTGAAGGCATTCGTCGTGGTCGCCATTGAAGTAATGTACGTTCTATACTTTAAGTAGTTCCTGTCACAACGAAACGCCCCTTGCGTTGCATTGTTACGGTTTTTGGTCCAGGACCTTTTTTATGTGCCGGTGCGTTTTTGTTTGACATAACCGCCATGTTTTTGACCATTTCAGCTGAGATATAGTTTGCCGCTTTCCGCATCGCAGCCTTAACTTCGGGTGGGGGATCTGTTACAGTTTTCATAGCCTCGTGACTTAATACAACCCGACGCAAGTTTAATTTCTTTTTTGGCATTTATATTTAATCAAGAAACTAATATGGTGTCGTCGCTATTGTCTCTTGATGAGCATTCCCCTGATGAACGATAATGTACACGAGAAGACCGACGAGGAACGCTGGTTTAAAATATGCAGAGTTTGGGAGCGCCTTTTCATTGTTCATTGACGAACGAATGTACACATAGGCGATCGTTGCTACAGCTGCAATTGCAGCTGCGCTCATAGGGTCACGGAAATGATGATCCATCTACTGTACATTACGAAAATTACTTGTCAGGAGCGTCGTCAAACAACGTCTCGTGGTGCATCTTCACAGGAACTTGTTTGACGTCGTCTGGCATTGGTGTGTTCTCAGCTGCGGGCGTTCCCTCCTCCATTGGCGTGCCTTCGGGTGCGGGCGCTGCGGGCGCTGCGGGCGTTCCCTCCTCCATTGGCTCTGTATTTGGAAGGGGTGTTGCAACCTGCATGGGCTCATCCTCTGCCATTTCAGGGTCGGCTGGGTCTTCTGCTATACCACCAGACATGTCAAGCTCACCTGTAAAGTTGGGAATGTACGTGTCAAGAATCTGCTGAACTGGAATGAAATCATCAATCACCTCCTTTATGAGGTCGCTGAAACGAGAAGTCATCTTTGATCGACGCTCCTGATCAGTCATCTTATCAACAACAACATACGGATCCTCGTACAGACTCTTTGCGGCTGCGATGTAGCATGAATGCACAAACACGTCATTCGATGGCAGCTTGATGTTAATCTTCTTGGAATCTGACGAAATACGCACCGCGGACATGATTTTCACGGAGATGACAAACACTGCCGCCAACAAGTTTGGAAACATGGAGCACGACTTGATGATGGTATCAGTGTGCTGCTTGACCATGGTGTTGTTCCAGTGCTGAACCTCCTGAAGAAATGTTTGATAGCGAATCAATGTCTGGCGACCCTTTGAAATTTCAATAGACTTTTTGTACAACTCGTAAAACGAATCAATCATCACTGGGGTCATAGCATTGCACAGCTTGATCATAAATTTGCGTTCCGCCTCGACAAGGATGGCTGTCGAGTCCATTGATGTTACTCAAGTTATTTCTTTCCACGCAATTTCGCAGCTGTTTTTTGAAGGTTTGCCAGTGATGGCAATGATATGTTCCTCGTCGTCTCTTCAGCAGAGTGATCGATAATCACTGGACCTTTTGGCTTTGTGTCTCCCCAACTGACGCCCAAAGTGCCCTGTGCCACCTTGATAACCTTGTATCCGAGTCGGTCAAGCTGACGCTGAATGTAATCTGTCGCCTTTTCAATGTCATACGCAGGATATCCTATCAAAAACATTGGAATTGTCAAAAATACGGAACGTTCTCCAAGTTCTGACGCAGATTTGATTTTGCGACAGAGCTGTTCGAGAATTGCTTTGTACGTCGTCTTTCGGACCTCAAGCCTCTTCTTGTCTTTATCAGCGAGTTCCTGAGCCGATATCATTTCCTAAAAGTAAATTACATTTTAGACTGCCCCAGTCCACGCAGATGTGGCTGCGTTTGCCATTGTCGACTGGCGCATCTGCTCCAACCACGTGTCCAATTTGGACTGAAACCCTGGAACCTGTGTTTTGAGCTCACCAAACTGTTTGTCCAGCGCAACCTGGGTATCCTCAAACGTCGTGTACGAGTCGCCGCCACCAAAAGGCTCAAACACATCAGCGGCGCCTATACCAGGCTGGGGCTGCTCTGACATTTCCAGTATGTTGCCGTCAGCATCAGCCTTGATGTCATACTGGACACCAAAGTACCCACGGGTATTGATGAACATTATTCTCGCGTTGAATATTGAGGATCCCTTGTCACCCTCCATCGGGTTGATGTATATTGTTTGGACTGGGTAAACATCGGGGTTTTTAGCCTGAATTGCATTGATGATGGTTTGAATCGTAGCTGGGTTCACCGAAACCTTGTCACTGACATCAGTAAATCCTTCCCCTCGCATAACCATACCGCGATTCCATAACAAAAATCCCAAAATTGCCAGCAGGATAAATACTACAATGTCCTTCATATTAGTAGTAATCGAGAAAAAAGGGGCGCGTCTCCCCCCTGAGTACAAAAAGTTACTAATAGTAATGGCCACCCTGGTCTATAGTGACAAGTGTCCTTATTGTGCACAGGTTCTTCAGGAAATTCGTGAAAATCCATCTCTCGTTCATGTCATACGGGTCCACAACGTTTCAACCCACGGTGTCCCATCCAGACAAATCACTCGTGTACCCACACTCGTAACCAATGACGGCAAGTTGCTCGTAGGGAATGACGTCCGTAAATGGATCGAGTCAATGAAGCCAGAGGAGCGCGTAGAAGAGTTTGATCAGTCGGGGCTCGCCGTATCCAGTCTGGATGACACGGACGGCAACGACGCCGGAGACTACTTTGACATTGACAACTTCAATGCACCTCTGGCGCCTCCGATGACACGTGAACTCGAGGAAAGAGTGAACAGAAAAGTGATGGATGCCTATCAAAAGGGAATGAAATAAAGCAAACCCACTCTAGTTTATTATGGTTCGTTTCAAGACGATTCAGGCGAGTGCATTTCGTACAGTTTTTGAAGTCCTCAAGGATATCATCAACGACGTAAATCTCATTTTTCGACCAGAGGGACTGTCGATTGTGACTCTTGATACTGCGCGGGTGACGCTGGTACATCTCGTGATGCCAGCTGAAAACTTTGAAGAGTATCACTGCGAGCAAGAACATACAGCAGGACTCAACGTGTCAAACACATACAAGTTGCTCAAGTCTGTGACCAACACTGACACACTGAGCATGCGTATCGACGACAACTACTTGCTCCACATTCACGTCGAGAGTGCAGCCAAAAAGTCATCAACGTCATTCGAGTTTAAGCTGCTTGACATTAATGATGACATGTTGTCCGTTCCGGAAATTGAGATGAATATTCTCACGACAATTCCGAGCGTCGACTTTCAGCGTGTCACGCGTGACATGAATAACTTGGCGAATGATATTCGGATCACGCGCACGGAGCACGCGCTTGAGCTCGAGTGCGAAGGTGGGTTTGCAAATCAAAAGACGGTCATCGAGTGTGTAGAGCCCGGAAGTAAAAAGCCACTCGGAAATATATTTTCGCTCAAGTACATTACAATGTTTACACGGGCGACGAGTCTTTGTGCGAGTGTCCAGCTATTGCAACACGCGGATGAAGAAAACATGCCCATTGTGTTTCGATACACGGTGGCAAATCTGGGTGAGCTCAAGTTTTACTTGGCACCCAAGGCGGAGTGAACACTTACATGACCGAGTACATCCTGAACGTGGAGTTTTCCTTGCACCTTTTTTTTGAGGACCCACTTGATTCCAATTGAGATGCGTAATCCTCCATGGAATGAAATGCTGAAATGTGGACGAGGTGCATAGACGTCAAATGAAACGGGTGATTGTGTAGGACCCGAATGTCGCTTGACGACATCCGTGCACACCACTGGCTGCGACCCTTCATTGTCAAAAAATAAAGCAGTGTGCACTGGGACGGAGAACTTTGGCACTGCGTTCCGTATAGGCCATGTCCCGAGATGCGTGTACAACTTACCCCCAAAGTAGTAATCAACGTGTCCGTGTTCTCCTGGTTTGAGTTTGTAAACCGGTATTAGTTCATCCCCTTGTTGTTTAAACATTTGATGAACCTGAAAATTTTTCGGTCTGATTCCAGTGATGACATTCAGAATAATGTCCATTAACTAAAAGAAAGTGACATAATTAATATCATGGAAGGACGCTATCAAGAAAGACTCACCGAGTTTCAAAAACGAATACATAAAGGGGAAGCCGGGGCGGAACAAGAAATGTACAACTACATGGCTGAATGTATTCCTTTATTGATGGAGTTTGAGAGCGCCGAAGGAAAGAAGAAGGATGTATATGAAAAATATATGATGAATGTTGAAGGGACTCATCTGAAACCGATGCAAAAGAAAAACCCCGGGTACATGCCCAAGTGTAAAGGATGTGGTTCACATGATCACATACACGATGAGAATTCGAGCGATATGATTTGTACAAAATGTGGAATGACAGATTACGTTCAATGTCAAGAGGTGGGTTTCAAGGAGGAACAGGATATGGAACGTCACGTTGTATATTCATATCGGCGTGAGAATCATTTCAATGAGTGGGTGAATCAGTTTCAGGCAAAGGAATCGACAAGTGTTCCAAAAGAACTGATTGAACAACTGCAAAATGAAGTGAAAAAGCAACGTATCAAAGACAAGTCAGACTTGACTCATCGCAAGGTTCGTGAAATGCTGAAGAAGATTCACATGAATAAATATTATGAACATGCACCCTATATCACAACGATTCTCAACGGGGTTCGACCTCCAACCATGCCTCAAGCCTTGGAAGACAGACTTCGACTCATGTTTGGTCAAATTCAGAAACCATTTGAGAAACATTGTCCGGAGAACCGTAAAAACTTTTTGAGTTACAGTTACGTGTTGTACAAGTTTTGTGAATTACTGGGCGAAGATCAATACCTGCCGTGCTTTCCACTATTGAAATCCAAAGATAAATTGTATCGTCACGATGTCATTTGGAAGAAAATTACCGCTGACCTTGGATGGGAGTATGTAGCCACATGCTGAAACTCCCAACCCAAATTTAAATCTCCTCCACCTCAAGTTCGTTCCCTGAATTTGGAAAGTTGATGAGTACACCCTCGGAGAGTCCGAGAAGACGCATGTACATGCGTGTCTGGACCCGATGTTCGTCTTTTAGGGTTTTGACCGATTTCAGTTCAACGATAATACGCGAATCAATAATCAAGTCTGCTCGAATGTTTCCAATTGCGTGGTCATCAAACACAATTGGAACGATTCGTTCAGTTTGGTATGGGATGCTCAGTTGACGCAGTCCAACCTCCATGGCATTGTGGTAGACGCGTTCAGAATATCCAGGACCGAGTGATCGCCATACTCGCCCTGCAATCGACTTGACGTGTTCCTTCATGATGTATCTTCGGGTGGACGGTTTAGGTTGAAAATAGGCATATTCGCTTGCTGCACGTTCTCACCAGAGCCATTCTTTTTGTAAAAGCGCTTCTCGAAAACTGGAAAGCCGCGGTAAACCACTGGAAACATCATAGCATCAAACTTGGAGTTTTCGAGTGTCGTCTGAATGGATGCAATGATTTGTACGGGTAGGACATCTCCAGCTTTGAGAACAAACACCCAGTCTTTACTGGCACACTCAACTATATCCACAATCTGATCTTCTGGAGCTACAAGACGGTTAAGTTGGTCGTGATGAATTAAATTTGCCGTTACAAAACTTACAGGTACGACAGTCACGTCAGTTGGACCCTCGTGGATGCGAACTCGGTCGATCCAGTACTGCATCTTTTCTATTGTTTCTTTTAATCTCCGTTTTAACTAGAAGATGGAGACAATCTTGTACGTCGACTCGCGACAGCGGGACGTGACGCAGTTTCCATCCGGAAATTCATACACGCTGTTTCTTCAAACACCTATGCACAACGTGGAGCGCATCGACCTCGTGTCTGCAAAAATACCAAACACCGTGTACAACTTGACGAACGGATCAAACGTTCTTAACTTTTCGGCAACTTCAAATGTTTCATTCAACCCTGGATTTTATTCGGTATGTTCAATTGTTGATACATTCAACAACTCGGAACAAGCTTCGAATGTAATGATGACATATCTGGATGCCGAAGGACGTTTCATATTTACAGGAAACTTGACATCGGTGACGACACAGACGCAAGAAATTGCAGACATTCTTGGTATTCCTCTGGGAACAATTGCATCGAACCCAATTGCATCGAATCCTGTGTACGCCGGGCTTTTCCCAACTGCAAATGCCTACGTGGTGTCAAGCAACATTGTAAGTCTCGAAATGAATGATTATGTATGGCTTGATGTTGAAGAGTTTCGAACACCGTTGACAACTGATGCTCGAAAACTGATACTCAATCCACAGGGGGTGTACACAACAACCGGAAATACGTCGGCGCGTTCATTTGCCATCATTCCACTTGATGTACCATCAGGTGGAATCAAAGCATTCAAGGAAGAGACTGATTATCGCGTGTCTGTTGTGTTTCCTTCGCGGTTGGATTCACTCGACAGACTGACTGTGAGTTGGCTGGATCGTGACGGCGTTCCTCTCAATTTCAGAGGACTTGATACGAATTCATTTACGCTACGGGTGTACACAGTGCATGTACCGGTTACACCTGAACGCCCTGAGAGTTTACCACCACCAGTGCCGTTTGAAAAGGATAATCAAAAGATTGTGTGGGGTGCTACTCTCGCACTTGTCATTGGGTTGATTATTATCATTCTTATTGGAAAGAAGCGCTGAAGGACTAGACAGAAATCTCATTGGCAATAGACATGCCACGGATAACTCTCTGCTCCTTTTGTGTCGTCTCACCTGGGACGCGGACACCACCACCCATTGTCAACAATAGAATAACTAACAGAGCAAGGAGAGCAATGAGAATAGCCTTCTTCATTTATAAAGGTTTAGAATTTAGTGCGGACCCAGGCGGCATTCTTGAGAACTGTATTCTTGGCGTGTGGTGATGTACGCTTCAGATATCTGGCGAGTACCTGGAGACGACGGAAAACTGCGAGTGGTGAGTTTTTGTGCATGGCAATTCGCAGAGACTTGTATCGGTTTGAGTTGGATGCAGACACAGAGTAACCGTACAGCTTACCTGGGGTCAACGCGGGCAGGATGAATGGACCTCTGCCTGGCAGTCCGCGGTTGCGGATGAGAGCGGACTTGACGCGAACTGTACCACCTGAAATACGACGAGTGTACGCTTTGTGGCTCGGGCTCGCTGGAACACTAATCGTACGACGGTACATATATGCGCGACGAATAAGCATTGTTATTTTGGGCGCAGATAAAAATTTCAATCCAGGTCAAAACAAGAATGAAGTACGTTGTCGCTGACTTTGAGTCGACGGCTCAAAAGATTATTCATTCTATAAGCTTTGTTCCTGTGCATGTAAAGGAGTCGAAGGAGTGGGTGTCGCACGGACGTGGCGTACAAGCAGAGTTTCGTAAAAATCGTTCCATCACTCGAGGTGTATTACGAACCATCTTCATACGCGAAGCGCTCGACGATCCTTACGTGAGTGAAAATCCAAATGTACAAGCAAAGCTTGGACGTACAATTGTTCATGGAGGTTCCTCAGAGGTTCTTCCATTTCGTGATGCACTGTGTGAGTTTATGCACACGGTATGGGAACAGGGGGATGGGAATTGGCTCGCACACGCAATGGACAATGAGCTCGAGATTCTAAATGTAACCGACACGCACTTCAAAACCAGGTTGTTTCCTAAAAATCTCCGAGCATTTCCGGATCACTCGACAATTCCCGGGTGGTCGAAAATTTCCAAGGTGTGTACGCAGCACCTTCTCACGACGCGATGCCCGGAGTTTTTCTTGGACTATACACGATGGATGACTATGAACGGATGGACAAACATGAAGTTTTCCGCACGTCTCGAGGATTTTGTGCGATTTATACAAGATAATCGAGACTATACCCAAAAGCACATTGCACCGTGTGATGTCATTGATCTGTGTGATGTTCTCGCACTGGCTCATCCAGTCCTGGATGGCAAATCGTACATGATTTCACAGCCCGTGTCAAAGTGGAGTGGTATCCAAATGAAAACAGCTTCAACTTCGTCTCTGTAGAAATTTCAAAATCAAACAGTTGAAACTTGGACATGTCCACGTCAATTGTAGGAAATGTGTATTTATGCCGTAGATGCATTGTTGTATAAAGAATACTTGTGACGTAGGATTTCAGATTGGTCGTACTGTAACATAGTTCTTCGTTGAACCACACTGACCGCATAGTCTTCACATCATTCTTCCCTACAAAAACAGACGCTGGTGTCTCTTCCATGGTTCCACCGTCAATGTACCTATGCTCGTCACGTTCCACTGATGCAAATAAAAATGGAACTGCGATGGTCATACACAGCGCATCTATGATTGACATGTTCGGAGTCGTTTCACGTGAAAAGTATTCTGTCCGTCGCAAGTTGACACAGTACGCGCTAATGTGCAACGTGGGCATGTTTGGGCGAAACGCGTGGAGTTGTTCAAACGTCAAATCTTCTTGACTGAAAAATACACGAATAATGTCGACAATGACGTTCCTAATTTTCTTGTGACTCACGAGACCGAAATGCTTCAAGAATAATCGAAGGTTTGGTTTCATGATGGTGTGAATTGGAATTTCCAAAGAATAATCAAGGATCGTCTTGATGTTTCCTTCGGCGACAATGTAAAAGAATGCGAGCAAACCACCGGCACTTGCACCTGAAATTTCTTCGAGATTGTCAAGTTCTTGACAATCTCGAAGTGCACCGAGTGCACCGAGAAACGCAAAATATGTCATTGCACCTGGACCGATGGCCAGGTACTTCATGTATAAACTATGTGTCTAAACTCTATTTAAGGCTCAACATATAAAGAGTTGAACGAATGAGGGCTGTGATCTCATCCTGAATGTTCTTCAGGTAGGTATCCTTGGGGAGACGCATGGCACGAATGCGGGTGAGCAGCATGCGAAAGTACAGTTTGGGGTTACGTGCAATGGTGCGACGACCCACGACAATTTTACGGAAACGACCGTATTTTCCCATGTACGCCTCTGCGTAGCTGTCAAGCAGAGGGACAATACCCTCGTAGTACGCCTGAAGAGCCTTGTGCTCTGCGAATGATTTAGTCGTCAGATGGAAAGCGTGGGACTGCGTTCGTGAGTTCATGAGAAGACCCACATACTTCTGTCCATTCATTTAATAGTAAGATGCGAAATTCTTACGAAGGAAGGAGAAGACCAGTGCAAACACCAGTGCGTGCACGCCTGTAGACAGGAGTGTAGACTGTCCAGACATCCAGATGCCCTTGGTGCTTGGTGGCAGAGTCAGCAGCACACCTGGCGTCAGCAGCACAAACAGCACGGCTGGCACAATCAGATCTGCTGGGCGCAGGGACACCTTCAGAACGAAGCGAGCAATCAGGTAGTACACAAGGGACAGCACCAGGGCATGCACCAGGACTGGGCTTGGACCCACGCGCAGGAGCAGTCCTGGTGTCAGCAGAGCAAACAGAATTGTTGGAGTCAGAATCTTGGGACCAGTGATATCCATGGATACTATTTATTGAGAAAAGATTCGGACAAACTCGGCAAAGTTATGGAAGGTTGCCTTGTTCATGAGTGTGTTGGACATGTGATTGTCCTCGAGGTATTGACGAAGAGACATCCACATATTCAGAACATCCTCGGAGTGCCAATCGTGCCACTCTGATGGATCGAGCACGAGCTCACGATCCTCCTGTTCGTCGTACGTCTCATCGAACGCATCGGCATCAAAGAGAGCGTCATCGCGATACTCGTTGTTAAACCCCATTGTACTTACTTTTCTTACGGGTTTAGTCCTTAGACTGTTTTACCGTAATTGTATTGCGCTCCTTGACTGGAGCAGAGTCCAAAATTGCCTGAAACACCTGCTCGACGCGCGTCTCGTCACCACCGAAATAAGCACGCAGACCAGTCAGAATTACATTCTTGGTGATACTGCCGCGCGTCTCCTTGGTATGCAAGGAAACCTTCTCCTGATTCACCTTGACCGTGTCAACATCCTGGGTCTCTTTAATCTCTTTCATGTGTCCCTGAACCTGTGCACGCAGCTCCTTCTCACGCTTATTCAATACAGCCATGTCTTTCCGTGCAGCAGAAAGCTGATGCTTCAAGGAAAGCCACTCGGTCATAATGGCTTTAAACTCGTCCATTATTGATATTTAGAGTTGTTTATTTTTTAAGTCTGTCGTTCTGCGACTTGTTCCGTTTACTTCTCGTAGTTGTTCTCAATCTCAAACTTGGGACGCATGGTGTCTGGGGGAATTGTGGACAGGTTAAAGATGCTCACTGCCTCACGGGGATTGGGTGGCTCGGAGCGGAAATCGCGGTTTGCGTTACGCAGGTTACCGCCGATCGTCTCTGGGAAACCAATCTGAGCACGGGGATCCAGGAAGTTTTGTCCAGACAGAATTGCGTCTGGGGAAAACTGACCGAAATCCTCCGTCGTCACCACCTCCTTGGGAATCAGACCCACGTTGGTATTGTCGTACACTGGCATGTCGACTGTGCGAACACCGGAACCACCCATATCAAATGGAGCGGGCTCATCCACAGATGTGAACGTGCCACCTGGAGCAGAGATGTGACCACCGCCCTGCATAATACGGGGACCGTCGCTTGCTGGTTTATTATCAACTGGGGAGGCACCAACAGGCTCGTTGTCTGATGGCTCGTACCCACTGCGCTTCTGGGGATACAGAACCATGAGTGCGATCAAAAACAAAAGAACCAGAATTGCCAGACCTTTGCCGTCCATGTTATAATAGAACTATACTTTTTTTTTAGTCGAGATAATCTGTTGGGTCGTCCTCCTCCTCCGCCTCTGGCTCGTCTGTAAACTGAAACTCAATTGGATACTTTTTTGGCTTGGGTCCTACGCGCTGACGAACCTGTACTACGCGCCAGATTGGACCGAACGAACGCTTCAGAAACCAGAGACCAGCCAGTTCAAACAGAAAATCGCATGCTCCTGAAATTTCATCAATTGGGTTTTTCTGAGCGTCGAAAAACGTCGCCACCACCTGACCCTTGATCGCCGCCAGTGATGCAGTGAGCTCACCGTCAACAGACAGACTCGCCTGGTACGCCGAACGAATCGTCTCAGCAGAAATATCCTTCCCAAACCACTCGAGCTTATTCACCTCCGCCTGACTGAGAAGCTCGTTGTCAATACCTTCAAACAAAGTTTTTGAGGGCACCTTCAGAGTCACCTGGCGTGACTCTTTCGTAATGGTACCGTCAACGGGAATGTTATTCACCTGGTGGAACACACGATCATTCCCCTTGGAAGTCACCTTGAGGAAGTAACGTCCATCTGGGATCTTTACCGGGGTTCCGTACTCCATTGTGCACAAAAAACAAACCTAAGCTCTAAGTAGAAATGAGCTTGGGTGTTTGCCCAGAAGGCTACGTTGAATTACCAGTGGATAAAACGAGGTGTAGACGTCCAACTGGTTCAGCTGTGACAGTTCTCAAAATATGTCCAGCAGGCACCACAATCAGCGTCAGTGGATTGTGCCTTTCAAATGTACTTGCAACTGTGCCTGCAACGTGCCCTTCGGGATATTTTCCAATTCCGAATGATTCGTCAAATTGCTCCACGTCAACGAGTTCGACTGTCGTGAAAAGAATATGTCCCACTGGGTACGTCTTACAGGAGAACGGATTATGTGGAACTGGAAATACGTACACGACAACAGGTCCGACGTATTGTGGTCTTCAGTACAAAGGAAAGGGCTGTAAGTATCTCGCACAAGTCACTCCAGGTATAACGGCTGCAACTGGAACAGAGTCTGGTCCGAACATGATTTGTGCTTTCCAAGAAGGTGATGCTCAATTTCCATGTGACCCTGGATGTTGTCTGACAGCAGACGAAGACGAAGACGAAGACGAAGACGAAGACGAAGACGACACTTCAGCAACGGAAGAACCCGCATTTCCGATATGGTTAATTATATTATTGATTGTTCTCGGTGCCATTGTACTTGCTATTTTTGCTGCATGGGCAGCCAAAAAAATGTCACGCAGAAGTAGTAATGGAGTCTAGTTACATGGAATTGTGGAAAGTTGTAGAGGACTCTGGGGCTTACACGTTTATAAAGGAAACGCCGGTGTACGGTGGGTTTATGGTATGGCACATGATACTTTTTATGGTTCTCGGTCCAATGCTGACATGGCCGATGCTCATACTTTTGATGCTTGTGTTCAGTACACAGACGGTAAACCTATTTAAAGGGGTGAAGAGCTCAACAAGTAGCAATGGCTGATACTGTTACCCTGCAGACTATCATCGACGAGATTAAGCTTCTACGTAAGGATGTACGCACGGTTAAGTCTCTGATTGAGGACCCTAGCGGTGAGAAGGCAAAGGCTCGTTCCACCACCAACGGCTTCAACAAGCCTCTGGACATTTCCGAGGAGTTGCGCAAGTTTCTTAAGATGGCTGCTGGTGAGCAGATTTCTCGCTCTCAGGTGACTAAGAAGATGAACGAGTACGTTACTGAGAAGGGTCTGAAGAATGGGCAGAACATCAATCTGGATGCATCTCTGAAGTCTCTGCTGGATCCTCCTGCCGATGTGCAGGTGACGTTCCTGAACATTCAGAAGTATATCAACAAACACTACATCAAGGTGGAGAAGGATGCAGAGGCACCCAAGACGCCCAAGACGCCCAAGGCGAAGGAGGCACCTGAGACGAAGGAGGCACCTGCTGCCAAGCGCCCAACGGTGAAGAAGGCGTAAACAACAGATGATAAATACAGAATAAAATCACAAAAATGCTGAACACGGCGGGTGTTCACCATTTTTTGTATTAGAGACGTGCGTACCAGAATAACAAATGGATGACATCGTCAAGCAGCGTGGTCCGGTTTCTGCGCACCGTCTGTCTCAACTCACCGGGTTTCCACGTTCCAAAGTGAATGGGATTCTACATACAAATCGGCACTTTGTAAAGCATGAGCGCAGTCCACTGAGTCACGTGAATGCTCGAGTTGTGTGGACGTGGTCACCTGAAAAGGTTCAACTTCCTCTGCCACGTCAGCATATCAACTCACGTAACAAGAACCAAAAGCGCAAGGCTCGAAAGGCGTATGAAGAAAAAATCGGAGCTTAATATAACATGAGTACACTGTTGCTTATTTTTGTGGCGTTGTTAATTTTACTCGCATTTCTTTACACAAAAAAACCTGCGGTGAACGCCACAGGAGTGTCAGGTACAGGACCTGGGTATATTCCACCTTTCCAGGGGTATCCAGGATCTGGTGTAAGCGGGGTTTAAGGTGTTGCGGACTTAAAAACAAAAAACTCGTAGTAGTTAATGGAGCCAGGAGAAACACCAGATCTCGTAGAGGCTCCAGCCTTGGATCGCTCTGCGATTGAAAGCCTCGTTGGTACAAAAATTAGTGACTTGAAATATTATCGTCGCGCATTCACGCATAAATCAGCACTCCGAAAGTACAAGAACCTCGAAGGTTCGTACGAGACGCTGGAATTTATGGGTGATTCCGTGCTTGGATTTATTATTACGCGTTTTCTCTTTGATCGTTATGAAGAGAAGCAAGAGGGCTTTTTGACAAAGGCGCGCACAAAACTGGTGAGGGGAAAAACACTGTGCGAAATTTCAAAGAGGCTTGGGCTTGATAAATGGATTCTCATGGATGACAAGGGTATGCGCAATGGGTGGAACACCAATGAGAATATCCTTGAGGATGTTTTTGAGGCGCTCGTTGGTGCAATTTACCTCGACATTGGGATGATTCACGCCAAGTCGTTTGTCTTTTCTTCGTTTGAAAATGTCGACATGAACCTGACTGATGACAATTACAAGGATCAACTCATGCGTTGGTGTCAAGCGAACAAAGTGTCTTTGCCGGACTACCAAGTCAAGGGTCAATACAATGGCACATTTCATATTGAAGTTGTGGTGGATGGCATTCCACATGGATCTGGGTTTGGAAAGACCAAAAAGGATGCTGAACAAAATGCAGCTCAAATTGCGCTTAAGACGACGGAGCGATTTAAGAAATAGGATGCACCCAAGAGCCAAAGAACTCATCGAACAAACATACGCGGATCAACGCAGTCAAGAATGGCTCAACCTTCGTGGTAATTTACTCACAGCGAGTGATGCTGCGACAGCAATTGGTCTGAATCCGTATGAAAAACCAGAGGGGCTTCTCGCAAAAAAGTGTGGTGCGGCTCGTCCGTGGGCTGGAAATGAAGCAACTGCTCACGGGACGAGACTCGAACCGATGGTTCGTGACTTGTATGACATGCGTCACGGACAGATTAGTCATGAGATTGGTCTCGTGCAACATCCGGTCCACAAGTTTCTCGGTGGTTCACCCGATGGCATCACCGAGTCGGGTCGACTCCTCGAGATTAAATGTCCGTTGAGTCGAAAGATTAAACCTGAAGTTCCGGGATACTATCTTCCACAGATTCAACTTCTCCTTGAGATTATGGATCTTGAGGTGTGTGATTTTTTACAGTACAAGCAGGGACCCCCAGAAGAGTTTGTCGTTGTCGAGGTTCCAAGGGATCGTGAGTGGTTTGCAAAGTATCTTCCAGTCATGGGGGCGTTTTGGGATCGGGTGCTCGAGATGCGTCAAAAGGGGATATGTGAGGTTGTCATCGAGGATGAAGAAGAGACTCTGGTGGAGTGCGAAGTCGATTTATTTTCTGAGTAAGTTATAAATGTCTGCTGGTCTTCCTAGAAATATTTTTAATCCAAACGCTACACCTGAAAGTGTAATAAAGAACTTGGGTACGTACGTACCAAGAAGTGCAATTACTGCAGCAAATAACGCAAACAAGGCTTTGAAAAATCAGTACAAAAAACACAAAAATATGGGTAAGCATCAAGCAGAAGCATATAACAGTTTGGCTCGTAATTATGGTTGGCACACACATGCTCAAATAATGAAAATGGGAGCTAACAAAGGGTGGAACAAATAAACTACCATAGACATGAACGAATAGCCGTTTCAAATGAATCTTTAACGTGTTTGAGACCTTGATAGCTGTGTAATGTTGCCAACAGACCATCGTGTATGTCTTTATTTTGCTGACGTTCCTTCTCTGCAATAGTTATCAGCAGTCCATGTATTTCTGGACTCACTGAGTCCCATGCTTCTTCAGCATCTTTCCATACAGTATCAACATTATCACATGGATTTTTGTTTTTCTGAATCCAATTGATCATGTAATTGTACGCTGCTCGGTTGAAATTTTCACGTTCAAATATGTGAAAGACTGATCCATCTCGTGACACCGCAAGTTCGCCGTCGATAATATTAAACTCATCCATGATGGTATAAAAAAACTAAACATTTTAAAAACAAATAATGAAGCACCTCATCGGACACGTCACTGGTGTTTGTCTTGAGACGATCGATGAACTCGAACCATTGATGGAACAAATTGCTGATGAGTGCAAACTGACTGTCGTCAGCCGAGCCTTTCACCAATTTGAACCAGTTGGGGTTACAGGCGTGCTTGTCCTGTCAGAGTCTCATTTTTCGGTGCACACCTATCCGGAGAATAACAGCGTCTATCTTGACATTTTTTGTTGCTCAGAGACGTTCGATCCTGAAAAGGCGGGACGAATCATTTTGCGGGTGCTCAATGCGACTGACGCCGAATGGCAGGTTGTACTTAGAAAATAGATGCATTTTTATATAAATGGCTCATCGGCTGTATCAGACTTTGCTGGAGAATCCCCGTATTCCAATTATTATTGCAAGCGGTCCAGCAGGGACTGGAAAAACGATGATGGCATGCCGCGCGGCTGCAAAACATGCACGACATGTCATCCTTACACGTCCTGCAGTATCGGTTGACGAGCAACACGGATTTCTTCCGGGTGACCTTTCGAAAAAGATGGAACCGTGGGTTCGTCCAATGAAGGATGCTCTTTCGCCATCGACAAAGTTTGAAATTTGTCCGTTGGCATATATGCGCGGTCGCACGTTTGACAATGCATGGATCATCGCGGATGAAATGCAAAACTCTACACCCAATCAGATGCGTATGGTTATGACACGTCTCGGGAAGGATTCCAAACTCATCATCACAGGTGATACGGGTCAGTATGATCGTGGGTTTGAAAATAACGGACTCAAAGATTTGCTACTTCGCCTAGAGACAAATTACATAAACGGTATTGAGCAGGTGCGGTTCACAGACGAAGACATTAAGCGCCATCCGATTATACGAGACATTCTTCAAATGTACATGTAATTAACTATTCATCATCATTTAGTAGGTCGTTTTTTTGCGGCGGAGCATTCTTGGAGACGAAAAAACGTCCACTCGGACCACACTTTGCAAAATCGTGGACCAGTTTTCCACGCCCCCTGTAAGCTGTTTTTGGATAACGTCCGGGTACATAAAACCTGCACTGATGACAACTATTCATATTTAAGAATTGAGAATTTTGGAAAGCATTTCAGCGCGCAGTTCTGCATACCCATCGGTAATGTACACTTCCATAACATTATCAACAATACGATCAATGTGAGCATCTGGATCTCGAGGGTAGCTTACATTCATGCCCACCCATGCACAATTCTGCAGAGTACATACAATGTTATCAACAATCTCCTCGTACTCATCATACACTGGCAGAAATGCATCTGCGATGCAATCATTCAGCTCACGTCCATTCCGGTAACGAAACTTGCCTTCCCGTTCCCAGAATGCACGATCTGTGTTGACCGTCAGATAAAACTGCATATTGTTGCGAAGCTTGGTCTGAATAGCATCGAGCTGGGCATCAATCGCCTCCATGTTGTTGTTTGTTCTTTCTTTGTATTTTGCTTCTAAGTGTATACATGACACTATTTTTGCTTGTATATCGGACGCCCGTCTGAAGTGATCCCGATCTTGATAACCTCACCGGTTTCAAGCATCTCTTGAAACGTGATGAGCCAATTGTCCATGTTGGTTCTTCTGAAAATTTTTCAGTTTGGCGTGTTCATCACAAGAATTAAAGAAGTTACATTCAATTAAATAATGGGTCACTACGAGACATTAGGAATTGATAAAGAATCATCTGCTGATGACATCAAAAAAGCGTACAGAAAGCTCGTCATGAAACATCACCCTGACAAGGGTGGGGATTCTGAAAAGTTCAAGGAGATTGGTCAGGCGTACGAAGTGCTTTCAGATCCAGATCGCCGAGCTCGTTATGATCAGTTTGGAAATGACGAGCCTCAGATGCAAGGAAACCCACACCCAGCTGACATTTCACAGATGTTTTCACAAATGTTTGGTGGAGGCGGTGGGTTCCCTGGAATGGGCGGTCAGCAGAGACAGATGGATCGTCATCACACCATCGATCTCACTCTCGAACAGGTGTTCGCCGGAACAGATAAAACAATCAAAGTTCCGGTGATGAAACACTGCCCGTCGTGTGTCCAGACGTGTCAAAAATGCCGAGGACAAGGCACGGTGAGTGAAATGGCACACATGGGTATGATTGCTCAAATGTTTTCGAGACAATGTGATCAATGTCAAGGGTGTGGATCCACTCGACGTGGTTGTCAAACGTGCAACAACAAAAAGTCAAAAATCGATACGGTTATTTTGAATTTACATGTCGAAAAGGGCATACACTCGGGGACACAACACCGAATTCAGGGGCTGGGTGAACAAGCTCGTTCGAATCGGGAACGTACAGGTGATCTTATTATTACATTCAATGTGAAACCTCATCCTCAGTTTGAGAGACGCGGCGACGACCTCAGATTTGTCATGACTGTGTCATTTCAGGAATCCGTCGACGGTCTCGATGTTTCTATACCACACTTTAGTGGACCTATCAAGTTCAACACACGGGAAAAGTTTGGCATTTTGGATCCACGTCGTGATTATCAGATCAAAGGAAAGGGACTTACAACACAAGCACATTTACTTGTGAATTTTGATGTGCAGTACCCGCGGCAGCCGAGTGAAGTGGCTTAGGATTTGGATGCAACCCTCTGCACATTGGACACGTCACTCGCTGAAATGTCGCCTGCCGTGACTGTTTCCATCCATTGAAGCAGTCGCCGTGAAAGTAATGTCCACAACTCGTCTTGACAGTTGTGTCGTGTGTCAAATCATTATAGCAGATTGAACATTCAGTTGGTATTTCAGGTGGCGGTGGAAGTAGGTTTGCCCGCTTGGCGTGTCGCCAACACAGAGGGTAGTGCTTATACTTTGGACACTTGCACTGCTCACCATTCACGAGTTCTGGGCAGCGCATACTCGGTTGAGGATAACCGCGCATCGCTGGATTCTCTCGGTGAATCAGACACGTCGAGTGTCCTGGAGCACACTTGTTCTTGCACGGTGTCTTCGCCTTTGTTATACCAGGACACGGAAGACGTGGAATTGGAATAGGACGCGGTGGGCGAAGGTATGAACTGTGTGGTATAAATCCTCGCTGCCGCAGAAGTGCTGCAGCGGGTGGTGAGATGTATGTTCTCGCAAGATCCACTTGCATAGCCATTTCTATAAACTGCTCGATGAGAGATGCCATTGTTATACAAAGACATTAAATGTTTAAATACATGTCATGTGCCGCTCAACCTAAACCCGTGTAGCGCGTGTCCACCAAACATGGACAAGTTTACCACCACTGCTCTCAAGTTTCGTCAGCGGACCATCGAGCTCAAGGAGGCTCGGAGTCGCGTAGTGTTTCTTCCAGACTACAAGCCAACATCTGCTCAAGTACCGGCAACGGCAGCGACTGCGAAGAAAAAGGTTGGGGGAGGACCAGCGTGCACGGCTCGCACACTGGAGGGGCGGCAATGCACTTTCAAGGCGATGGCAGGCGGGTGCTTTTGTAAAAAACATGGATCTATGGTATAAAAGATGCATCAGCAGGTTGAACTCAAACCCATTTTCATTGCACTTGTAATCAACCTCGTGATTATATTTGCTCTGCCGCGTGTCTTTGTCAACCCCACAGGTTTCAAGGCGTTTGATGATTTTGTCTCCTACTTAAAGGCTCAGCAGGCGTTCCTCGGTTTTAGCTCTGTGATGCTTGCTATTGTGATGTACGCCACAGCCTACTACATGGTGAACTACGGCGACGGAACATCTGGTGGCGGTGATCGCGGTGAAATCATGACCGAGGATTTTATGACCCCTGCTCCATCAAAGAGTCACCAATCTCATGAATAAGTTTTTTTGTACCAGGATGATCCCATTTTACGACTCGAGTTTCGTAACATGTACGCATATATGACATCAGGTCATCAAGCGACGGCTGACCCCACACCATCCCCTTCTGAAACAGGAAATCATCAATCTGAATTTCAGTCCGAGAACACTTGACGACAAACGGCGTGTCAGGAACGTATTCTTTGAGACCTCCAAAATCTGTAATAATAACCGGCTTTCCACGAAGTGCGGCTTCGACTGCTCCCATTCCAACTCCCTCGGAATGTGAACAGTTTATGTAACAGTGACCTTGTGCATGCACTTGGCGCTCGAGTTCGTCGTCGCTCAGCAGCCCGTTGATCACCACAACACCTGGAATGCGCCACGAGACGTCTTGTTTACACGTCGCCTTGAGCAAAAGGCGTGAGTTGGGCATCTGGAGTCGAACAAACGCCTCGATCAGCATTTTGATGTTTTTGCGCGGATCGAGCATGTTTCCAATTGTGTAAAATGTGTACGGTTCACTGTCCACGACGGGCAAATTGAGCGTTGAGGTTGGCGCCCACAAATGTAAAAGTTTCCAGTCACCATCTGGAAACTGACGTTTGAATACGTCGAGACAAAACTGGCTCGGGGTCCAAAGCGTCTTGTATCGTTTGACGAGAATTTCATAGATAGGATGAACCGTCTCGGTTTCACATATTGTCATGTACATGTTCTTTTTGCAATTTTTGAGCATTGCATCAACAACGTGCAGATGCTGTTCAATTGGGAGCACAAATGCAAATCCAACGTCGTACTTTTTATTTGGAACCACGTCACCAAACGGAATGTAATCCGCCTCGTGACCGAGACTCTTTATCAGCTCAGAATACTGACGAGTCACCTGACCAATCCCTGCGAGCAAGGTTGGACCGATGAAAAGCCACTTCATTGATTTTTTCAAGTTTTATTCTTTTATGTCTTACGTGAGCTAAATGGAACCGCGCTTATGTGTGGGTAATTAATTTATACTTCAAGTGTAATGGTTGACATCAAGAAAATACCCGACAAGCTCACGGATTCTGAGAAGAAAAAGATCAAGCAGGAGAACAAGGCGAAGGCTAACCCTGAGCTGGCGGCAGCCAACAAGGCTAGCGCAGACGCCAAACGTGAGCGCCGCAAAGAGTCCGGTTCTACAAAGGCATTTTCTTAAAGCTTTCCGCGCATGTAAAATACATGGACGAACTCATCACCAGGAACTTTGGCCCGGGTGAAAGCCTGTGGAACCCCAAGTGTTTCGACAGGCTTTATACAATTCGGGAGGGTGCAAAAGTCATGGCCTTGTGCACCCTTCAGAAATGGGGTCGGGACGGATGGATCCTCGGGGATCTATGTGTCGCTGAGAAACGCAAGGGTCTTGGGACCCAACTCGTGAATAAGGTTCTCTCAAAAGTCAAGGAACCTATTTGGGTCGATGCGAATGAAGAATCTAATGGAATCTTTCTCAAGGATCCGAGGTGGCGACGGACGAAGGAGGGTCCGTGGGTGCCTACGGGGACGGCGTGGCTTTTAGAGACTGTGAACGCCTAAAACCTAAAATGGAAAAGATTTTCGTAAGATACGCCGTGACCACGTATACGTATGGAACGATGAGAACCATCGCCTACGCACCCCCTCTTAAAAAGGACGAGTACGTGACTGAACGTGTTGGATGCATATTGGTTTATACACTTTCATCACCATTTATGGCTCCAGGGTATCTTTTCAAAGATCTCAGAAACTTTGAACACGTCGTGCGCAAGATGTCCGGACCCATCGACCGGAGTCCGTGGTCTTAGAGACGTGCCACGCTTGACGCGCACATCGAGAACGCTTTGCGAATTGCTCAGACAAAACCAAAAAACACGGGTGAGTACGTACGATACCAATCAAAGGCTGTTCGTCTCGTCAACTACAAAGTGCGTCAGAATCGAGAGGTGGTCGAGGCGAAGGATATCGAGGAGATCCTTGATTCCATGTACCCCGGGGGGTCTTGGCGGGTGTGAGACAGCGTACACCGGGAATCGGACCCGGGCTTTAGCCTTGGAAGGGCGATGTACTACCACTATACTATGTACGCGCGGGGAATTCATCAGGTGGGGTTCGAACCCACGAGGTCTTGCGACCATCAGATCTCTTTTTCAAGTGAAAATCTTTTCACTTAAGTCTGACTCCTTAGACCAACTCGGACACTGATGATGTATCAGATGGGGTTCGAACCCATGCAGCTTACGCTAGCAGATCTCTCCAAGTGAGAATCTTTTCACTTGAGACTGCCTCCTTAGACCACTCGGACACTGATACGAGCGGGAAGTTATACAACTTCCCTTTTTAAAATTTTATACACCCGTCACCTTGAAAAAGACTCCAGTAGAGCCAAAACCTGCGTCGCCGCGCTCCGTATCATTTGAAGCACCATCCACCTCGACGACATCAGCCACCTCGTACTTCTCCAGTACGAGCTGAGCGATGCGATACCCAGGCTTGATAACAAATGGTACACGCATGTCGGTGTTCAGAAGAACCACCTTGATCTCACCACGGTAATCTGGGTCGACAACACCCGCCAGAGTATCCAGACCATGCTTCACGGCCAGTCCAGAGCGAGGTGCAATGCGACCGTAGGTTCCGGTAGGGAGCTTCTGAAGACCGATTCCGGTGGAAACAACCACGCGCTGACCCGGGAACACCACGTAATGGTCGACACTGTAGAGGTCGAACCCGGCTGCGTCTGCGGACCCACGTGAAGGCAGGATGGCGGTAGGCTGAAGGCGGACAACTTCCATTCTGGTATATCAATGCGCATCTTCTTTATTAGTACACACATACATTGTCTTTAGCGCATTCAAATCGGAACAAGAAGTAACTCGTCTGATCCATCGTCTGTGGGAGACCAGTTTCACCATCATAAAACGAAATTTTAAGCGTCTTGAGCTGACGAATGGGATTGATGTACTCGACATCAGTTGGGAAATCTGCCAACGATCTCCATACGACACGGTAATCTGGAGCAGCAGTTGCAACATTTGATGTTGGAATCGTGACAAATGCACGCTCTACAAGACCCTTGTTGGAAATTTGCGTGTCTACACCGACATTAGATGTCGTACCATCAAGACCAACCGTGTATGCAGGTCCCGCACGTGTTACAAAGTTTGAAACGAGTTCTTCGACGTACACGTGGCAAATAGCATTGCTGTACTGTTGGTGAATACTCGCCATGAGCAACTCGGCTTTGACAACATTACGAAGAGGAACATTCAGGAATGCCTGAAAAGTTGAATACGGGGTTGCAACTCCGAAAGAATCGACCCGAACAGTGTACACCTCACGAGTTGCACAGTTGGTGCTCATTGATATACAATCATATTTAAATTTTCACGGCAATCGCCGCCAGAGCCGCGAGTGCGTTGATGGTTGAAATAACAGCCGTATCCTGAACAACATGAAAGACTTCATTTACATTCAGCTGAGCGTGGTGAAAAGCTATATCATTCACAGCATCTGGTACGAGACTGAGTGTTGCCCCTCGTACCACGTGTTTTCGTAAAAATACACCGGACCGGACCGTCCGCTGTACAATGGGGTGTCGTTCAATGCGACGAATCGCAATACGTGTATGCACACATGGTTTGTTCATTCCCTAATAAGATTTTAGATTTTTAATAATCTTGTTTGCATTTCTCTGTGCCCCAGACACATCACGTTTTTTGATTCTGCGAATCAAGTTTCGAACGATGGATACATTTTTGGGTGCGAGATTCTGAAGCGCTCCGAGACGGGCGACATTCTTCTGACCCTTTTCAGGATTGTTCCCCGTGAGAGGATTGCGCTTCTTTATTCCTGGAAACACAAATGAACCAGCGAGTACTGTAAGAACAGAATCGTACAACTTTTTCAGACGCTCAATTGGCAATCCATATGCACGTGAATATACTGGATGTATATCATCTCTACTCGAACCTGGAACATACGCTAATGTAGAATCAACAAAATCAATGGGTTGCTGACCTGGAAACTGAATACGGAACTGTGTCACCTGGTACAGTGTCTTGCCAGTTGCTGGAAGAACTTTAATGTCAGGTACAAAATCAGACACGATCAAACGAGCATTTGTTCGTGTGTATTTGCGGTTCAACCACGCAACAAATCCAGTCACGTGACGAAACATCAATGTCTTCATGATCAAGGCTCTTCGCTGCGCTTCACGCTTCGACAACTTCTTGGAGACGGCAAATGTAAAATCAAAGTCACGTGTATCAATCACCTTTTTGGGTGCTTTGAGTCCACGCGCCTCGAGGTACAGTTTGACCCCCATTCCTCCGCCCAACAAAGGCACAAACAGATTTCTGTACACGCGAAGAAGAGCTCTGTTTTTACGACAATACTGTACGAACAACTGCGGAAGCTCACGTATCACAGAAATTCTACTCAATAGTGGTGCATGATCAGGTCCTGCACGAACAAGGACTCGTCCTGCATCACACAGCATAATTTCAGCCGGGAACAACCCACCGTGAAAGCCTGTTCTCTTTGCAGATGAATAAAATCCATCATACCCATTCTGAATCAAATAATCACGTGCAAATAAACGAAAGACATCGCCGTTGATGTTTGTCACAGAGAGACGTTGACCTGGCGCCCATGGTCTGTTTTTAAACCCAGGTGGAAGCCGTCTCGAAATAAGCTTTTGATATGCAAGCGCTTGTTGACCCCGGGTGATGTTCGTTCCGAGTGCAAACTGGAGTCCAGTGCGTGTGTCTTTTGTCAAAAACTTGAATACATTTTTGATGTTTGTATGGTTCAGTACAAAAAGACGCAGAGGGCGTTTGGTTACATATGGACACACACTCCCATAGGCTCGGGCGACGCGAGGACTCAGTGTCGCGAAAAATATTCGAGTATCCTTGAGCAGAGTCTTGCATCCTACGGTTTTGTTTTCAAATCCCTTGTAAAGGCGCGTACCGCCTGGAAAAACTACAGTGTCCATCTAATTTAACCTGATATTTCTTTTTATTCTTCGCATCGCTGGATGATACGAGCTTTAAGGATAAACTTTCATATTATGTAATGTCCCAGCCGTGTATATTCCTATCAACACCGTGCTACGGAGGACTGTGTCTTCAAGCGTACGCCGAGTCGATCATCAAGTTACAGAACATGTGCGGCAAGTACGGAGTTCAGCTGATGCTCGATACGACTGAAAACGAGTCACTCGTTCACCGCGCCCGAAACATTTCAGTTGCGCGATTCATGCAAAAGGCGACACAGGCGACGCATTTTTTGTTCATTGATGCCGATGTACACTTTGAACCAGAGGCTGTTATGCGTCTGCTATCATCGGGTCACGACGTGTCGTGTGCAGTCTACCCCAAAAAGGTGATTATGTGGGAGCAAGCGGCGGCGGCAATTTCTTCTGGGAAGGATATCAACAAGGCGGCGGCGGCTCTCGTGATGAATTTTAAATATGCCAACTCACAGGTTGTGAATGGTTTCGTCGAGGTGCTCGACGGACCGACTGGCTTTCTCATGATTAAACGCGAAGTGATTGAACGCATGTATGCTCAGTATCCAGAACTCAACTGCAAAAATGATCACCAGAATCGTGATTTTGATGACTATTGTGCGGTGTTTGATTGTATGATTGATCCGGTGACTCGTCGGTACCTGTCTGAGGATTACGCCTTTTGTCGTCGTTGGCAGCAAATGGGTGGAAAAATTTACGCAGACGTCACAACGACGCTCGGACACGTTGGAAACCTACGGTTCATCGGAAAACTCGAAGATCGTATTAAAAGCTCAGCTTAGAGATTCAAGTTGTATTTTTGTCATGTACGTTGTGTGCGTGACGCGTAACAAATCTATTGCCGTGACGACGCTGCACTCGCTCATGACGCTCACCATGTACGCGAATCGGCGACAGATTCACATTGAGCACGTGTTTGTTGAGGGACTTTCAGCTCTTCCCAAGTTGATGAAGTCTGGTGAACGAATCATCTGGTTTGACTATGGAACAAATCTTGATCAGGAGTCCATCCCTCGCATGCTTGCACCGATGGACAAGGATATCAAGGTGCTCGTCTTTCCAGCGGTTGTCGAGGGTGTCGACTGGGACATGTTCCGTAAAAAGACAGAGGCGGGATCGACAGAGCCCATCCATCAACGCGCTCTCAATTTCGACACGGATGTCGACAAGAAGATTAATGGTACTGATATTTACGATGTAAATACTACCAGTGCCCGTGTGTGGGTGATGGATTCCAAGCCAATTGACAAGAAGCTTCGTGGTCAGACGTATGATTCCTACGATCAGCTGTTTACAAAAATCAAAGGCGCGGGCATTCGCATCGCCGCATACGCAGACGCTGTTGTCGTGCGCCACTACACACACGAGTGTCTCGGAAATATTCTCGAGATGCCCGGTGTAGCCATGGGTCCATAAAACACGTAATGTCCTCACCTAAGGACATCAGACTTTACAAAATAAACAAAATGTACGAAGACGCTGTCAAGCAGTATATTCACAAGGTGTGGGAATCCACTGATCCATCATGGTTTCCCGGACCTCAACCGGTATCTATTGAACGCCGGCATTTCAGGGTGCTCAAGTCTCAACCGTACGTCGTGTGTGAAAAGACGGATGGCGTGCGTCACATGCTCGTGTGCTTTGAAGCACCCGACGGCAAAAAGATTTGTGCACTCGTCGATCGCGCCTTTCATTTGACGTTTACGACCTTGACTGTTCCACGTGACACGGTTCTCGACGGCGAACTCATGGATGGTGTGTACTACGTGTATGATGCCGTGCGTATCAAGGGTGAAGATTTACGCAAAAAGACGCTGACTGAACGTCTTTCAAAGGCAACGGCAGTGACTAAAACGATTTTGAAACAACCCAAACTCCAAGTCAAGGTGAAAGACATGATTCCGTTGAGTGAAGTTGGACAGTTGAAGCTGTCTGAAAAGTCTGATGGTCTCATTTTTACACCCGTTGAAGACCCTATTCGCATCGGTACACACGAAACGCTGTTCAAATGGAAACCCCGTCAGCTCATCACTATTGATTTTTTGGTCAAGAATGGCAAGGATTTGTTCATCCAGGATCGTGGAAATTTGCGGCTAGAGGCGGAACTTCATATAAGTATTCGCCCATACCCAGATGGCACCATTCTCGAATGCGATTACCGGGACAAGGGATGGACTCCAGTCAAGGAGCGTCGCGACAAGACATATCCCAACAACCGCCGCACGTATGATCGCACGATTGTGAATCTAAGGGAAAATATTCAACTGGAGGAATTTTCCAAACTATAAATAGATGACGCGTCACATAACCCTTGTGAAAAAATGGCCAGAAAGATATTTTAGTTCTTTATCTAAACCTGTACAATTTATGCGTGAACGTGAACTTTTGAAAAGGAAACGCACAGGTCAGTTTAAGCTGGGAAAATCAGACACGTTTGCCAAGTCTCACAAGTCTAAATGGACACTTCAGTTTCACAAGGTTTATCCCGGTCTCAAGTTTAACAAAAATGCCATTTCCACCAAGACGGGCATTGCGCGACAAGTGCTCAACACAGTGTACAACAGAGGACGGCGTGCGTGGCAGACGGGTGGAAGTCGACCAGGCATGACGGCGGATCAATGGGGGACGGCGCGCGTTTATAAATTTGTTTTGGTTTCAAAGAAAAAGGCTCCACTTAGTTGGTACAAAAATAAGGTGGACCCTAATAAAAATCTCCGTTTAAAGTAAATGTCCGCTGATCAGCTCAAGTTCTATGTCATCCCAGCCGTTCTTTATGCAGTTGTTGCCAGCCCTGCGGCATACCAGGCGACCAGCGGTGTTCTCGGAAGCTGGGTCGCTTCACCCGCGGGTTGTGCCAATATTGGTGGTTTGATCCTGCACGCCGTTGTGTTTATTCTGCTTGCTACACTCGCCATGAACCTATTCCCCAAGAAGGCGTCATACGGTCGTTCAATGTATGAAGGCAGCGACTACTAGACGTCATGGCACCAGCTCCTTATTTATTTACTATCTTTACGTTTTGAACAGTCCAATATATTGTGTTAGGCTTGAGAGTATTTGAGTTGCGTGCATAATAAGGATCTACGATGAATACACGATTTTTCTTAGAATTGTTTGCTTTCTGAGATCGAACCCATTCCACAATATTACCAGTTGGTTTACCATATTTGTGCCAAATAGTGCCTGGCATACTATGACGGCTAATGATTAGTCCTTTAGAATTACCTTTTGGAGGGACTATAAAGTAAGGTATATTATAATTAATACCAGCATAGTTCAATGGTCCATTATTTGAGCTGCTATTATTTCCCATGAGTTGTCTGAGACGTGCAGCGCGCGCTGCGTTCAGTCCAGACAATGGACGACGCGACGGCGAACGCGACGGCGAACGCGACGGCGAACGCGACTTGACGCGACCAAATAATAAAGTTCTCTTCATTAATTTAGTCTTTTATTTTTTTCATTGGATGAAACCTATACGTCATATTCACGCTTCGATAGTTCTGAACGTTCACGGTCAAGCTCTGGTGGAACCTGATTGTGAAGCGCGTGAGTGAGATCATTCACTTCGTCCCACGCAACACGACACTCTTTCGTATCCTCAAAGTTCTGACACAAAAGCTGAGCGTGCTCAATAGCCTGCTTTAACTTGTGCCGAATCTGCGCCTTCTTGCGCGGCTGAGCAATGCACACGACGGGACGAATGGACAACATCTTTGTTATATAAAAGTGCGACACCTTTATTACGTAAATGACACGTGGGCTGATGAATGCCGGAAACACGTGCTACTTCAACTCGGCTGTTCAATGCCTGGCGCATGTGCCGACCCTCGCCAATCGGTTTCTTCGCGAAGGACCTTACGAAGGTTCTTGCGAAGTGACTCGTGAATACTCAAAACTCGTCCGGTCACTGTGGACAAAGGGAAACGAGCCAATGGATGCAAATGATTTACTAGAAGCATTTCAGAGCAAGTTTACAGACTTTGTGCCTCGTCAGCAGCATGATGCACACGAAGCGGTTTTGTGTCTCTTGGATGCTCTCGAAAAGTCACTCGGACTCGATTACATCAAACCGATCTTTTACGGAAATGAGGAACAGGTTGTGATGTACCCCAACGGAAGGTCCTCGCGTACACATGAGTTTGTATCTTTGTTTGTGGATTCACCTGAACATATGATGAAATATGACAAGTACAACATTCTGAGCGACTATGTCGACGACGCTGGCAAAAAATACAACGCAGCTGCGATGCAAACGGTCATCAAAGAAACGGGACATTGTATGTCCGTCATCTTTACACAAAAGTGCCCTTCTGAACTCATTCCAGAAACATACAATGGCATGAAACTCTTTGGACTCGTGCTTCATTGGGGACTTTCAGCAAACAGCGGACACTATGCAGTTGTCCTCAAGCACAAAGGACAGTGGCGTTTGATTGATGATGACGTGGTCAAAAAAGTCGAAAAGCCTGACCCTCATACGATGTGTTCAATGGCGTGGTACAAAAAGATACGGGACTAACGTTCTTATTACACACGTGACTGACTTTCCACCTGCGGTGGAAAGGACTAAAAAGATGTAATGTGTCTGTCAAACATTGAGATGGGTTGGTGAGGTTAACAAAAATATGGAGTGCTCCATCTGCTACAGCGACGCTGGTCCTTTTCGCACACTGAGCTGCACACATGCATTTTGTGCCGATTGTATAAAGAGCTGGTACCTCAAGGGTACCGGTACCGGGTGCCCCATGTGTCGCCGTCCGATTTACTTTAAAGGTTTTCACTCGGTTCGCGACACATGGAACGAAGATTCTTGGGACATCAAATGCAACGAAGTTTTGAACGATGCATTTGATGCGCGGATAGAAGATGCAGTGGAAATAAGCCAAATTCTGCACAAAAAGTTTCGGAGAGAGATTCTGGACGACCTGATGGAGGACATGAAAGAGATTGAAAAGACGTTTCGGTTTCTCAAGTTTGATGGGTGCACCACTGAAGAGATTGACTACTTTCTCAACGAGACTGATTGTTACTTTTCAGATCGACACATCGACAAGTACAGCTGGGACAACGACCCCTTCAAGGAGAAGGTACCGCAGCAGCGAGCTAAAGGGTACCATTGCCTGAATTGGAAATGGAAATGAGTGTAATATGGAAGCAACTTCCTACCGATCTTGTGCGCGTAATTGTCCTCTTGTCTGATCCATCAATTGATACGCGTCTTTATTTTAAAATTCCACCAAATAAACTTGATGAGAATCGTGGCTGGCGCCTGTGGTACCTCCTCAAGTCACACGACGGACTCGTATACAACTTGGAGTCTCGAGCGCTTCATATTTTTAGAGTTCCCGGACGTCACGTTGTTCGTCGCCCGGTTGATTTTAACCGTTTGGATGCGTGGATTACTGTTTTCAACGAACATGAAAAGACACACGCACTTGAAACGTATTATGAAAATGGTGATTATCTCTTTACGTGTTCAACAGTTGCGTTTTATACAGAGATGCGGGTACTTTTAAGAGAATCTGGACTCGTGCGTTGCATAAATGTAGCGACAGGACACACATTCTGATTACACCATGATTTTGCAAATGTCTGAAATCTTGTAGATGATGTTAAACACCTGGTGGCGCTCTGCGGCATTCTTGGGCGGGTCGAGAATCTCGAGCTCAATCTGGTACTCCGTCGCCTCCTCGCTGTCCTTGTCGTCTACGTCCCCGCTCACCTCCGAAAGGTCGATAGAAAGACCCTTGCGCACAAAAGAGTACCGCTTACGCTTCTTGACACGAGTAAAGTTCTCATCAGTGTCTTCATTTCGGTCATACGGAACCTCTGAAGAAATACCGATACGTGCATCCACTGGAAACCCGTTCAGAGGCTGATCATTCACATGAATGCGCTTCTTGATGACACACGACTCCATCTCATCCGTCACATCATTCATCACGACACGTTTGGACGCAGCCGTGTCATAATATACAGTTGACTGTGACTCATTCGTGCTTTCCCACTCATCAAACTTTCGAAGACGGCGAAGAACCTTTTCGAACGTTTGCTGACCGACATTTGTATCAAACTTGCCACGATTCACTTTGCCGAGACGAATCTCGATTTCGACATTCGGTGTATCCTTGTACGTCTCAATCGTATTCTCCCACGCGTTGAACAGCGCAGTCATAGTTTCCATTGTATTTTATGTGTTTGTTGTGTTTAAGTCCGCTGCCTGACAGACTTCCCGCTGGTCCTAGACGTCTAGGTCTTCTCCTGTATAGTTGTCCTCAATTGCGTCGACTCCGTAGATGAACTTTTGGTTTGCGTACGCCTTGCCGCGATAAGTCAGTGAGCCGCTCTTCACATCAATTTCTCGAGACGAAAATGGACCAGCGTAAATGTCCTCGTTGAACTTTGAACGACCGAGCACATTCTCTTGACAGTGCTGGTTGAAAATCTGGACAAACAACTTTTGGGGAATGTACTTGTCCACTCCGTACACCAGCTTGTCGCTCGCCAGAAAGTGCTGAAGAGGATTGGTCACCGTTGCCACCTGAGACTGCACCGTCTTGAAGTACGCAGGCAACACACCCCAGATGTCCTTTTTGGAGTACTTGCGTGAATAGTCCAGGTATGCCCGAACACACTTGCACAGAATGACTGGAATTTCAGCGTCAAGCTTTCCGTCGAGCTGCGGATCTGGCTGAGCAACCATACGTGCAAAGTTCCACGTCACGAGACGACGAAGTACCGACCCTGAGTTGTCGCGATAACTTGGCACCTCATTACCACCGAGAATACCAGGAACATTCCATGTCATTGACAGCGCCTTTTCATTCTTACGTGCGATGGACACATCCTCACCTGAAACCATCGACTGAAACTCAGCCTGTTCGAGCGCAAGGTCACCCTTCACCTCAGGACTGATGAACATGAACCCGTCGTGAATCGACCACAGACCAAACTTCTTTTCGATGTTGTTGGACAGTGTCCGCACATCCTCAGAGTCGTAAAATCGCTTGCACACCTTGGTGATGATTGTCGACTTGCCCGACCCGGCGATACCCTTGAGAAACGGAATCACCTGCCAGGCATCCTGATCGTTCGTGTCAAAACAAAGACGACCGATGAACACATACATCCAGTCCATAACATCCTGTGGAAATCGTTGGTACTCCATGATGGACTGAATTACAGGCGTCTTGATATCTTGCCACGTCTCGATAGACATGTTCTCCTCTGGAAACTCCTGGTCAAAAAACTTGCAACTCACAACTGTCGGATCGAGGTTTCCAATGTCGTTTGAACCATATGGGTAAAACTTGGACGTGTATCCACACTCATCCTCGGACCACTCCTTCCCTACAAAGATGCCATTCTGAAACGACCAGACTGTTCGGTTCTTGTGAATCTCAGGAAACTGAATGTCACGACACATTGACAGGTGAGTGACTGTATCGCGAACGATACTGCCCTTGCTCGTCATGTTGCGCCACATGTCATACTTGTCCTCTTTTTGTGTGTAAAAGTACACAAACTCTTTGATTTCCATGACGGGCTTCCACGCGCGAGTCAGATGACCACCCTCGGTCGTTTCAATTTGTTTACAGCACTGACCCTTGTAGCGCTTCATCTTTTGTGTGTACGTCTTGTTCAGAAGGTACAACAAGAGACGTTGATACGGACTCGCATCATCCTCTTCGTCAGCAGTGTCCATCGTTTTGCAGCGGAACAGTGACGAATCCATGTCACCGGACATTGGTGCAAACGTGGGACTGTTGATGCGTTCAAACGATCGAACGTACCTGAAAATGATTTCGTAGGCGTCGTCTGCGGTTTCGATGAGTCGCATCAGGCGAAAGGCGACGCGAAACTCGTCACCATTGACATCCTCAGAAGGTTTATCCTTGATCCCCAGTTCACTCGAACGGTGATACAACTCGGAGAAGAGGTTTACCAGGCGACGCTTCTGTTCCTGAATCCGCTCCAGATCTACATTCTGGGGCATACCATTCGGGTCCAGTTCGTCGTCTCGAAAAAATTGTCTAAATCCATTGGTGAGCGGCGCAAACCGATCACCTTTACAGGTGAGACCCATCTTTTCCTCGAGTTGACCGATGAAATGTTCGAGACGCTCTGGAGTGAGCGTTGATACTTCAGAGCGCATGACTTCCATGCGAATTTCGTGTGCGTGCTCAGGTGGTTGGTCCCGGTCAATTGTGTGCACCTGGGACATGTTCGTCATAGTACAAGAGAGTCACATTTTTTTAGGTCTGCGCTTCTGGAGCTGGAGCTGGAACTGGCTTTGCAGTCAGGGCGGTCAGTATCTTGATCAGGATAAGGTTCTGCTTCTCCATGTGCTTGGCGATCGATTGGGTTGCATCCTTCAGGCTGGCGAGGGAGGTGGCAATCGTCTCACCATCCTCAGTCGACAGGAAGTTAGCCAGAGCCTCCATTGGATCCATCATCTCCATATCTTCATCGTCGCACTCAAAGTCATCACCATCCATGTTATCAATCTCAGTATTATTGTCAGCCATTTACTGTAACTAGACAAAAAGGTTTGGACATGCGAACGCGCCTTCCCAGTGGTCTAAATTATTTTCTTGGCTAAGAGTACCAAGCTATCATGGCGGGCGGACTTATGCAGCTCGTTGCCTACGGCGCACAGGATGTTTACCTCACCGGCAACCCCAAGGTGACCTTCTTCCAGGCGGTGTACAAGCGCCACACCAACTTTGCCATGGAGTTGATCCAGCAGACGACGAACGGCTCTCCATCCAGCAGCGGCCGTGTGTCCGTGACCATTGCCCGCAACGGCGACCTGGTCGGCAACATGCACGTCGCCCTGACGCCCACATCCAACGTGCTGACGTCCAACAACGCCAACTTCGACACCAACTGGGTGGCTGAGCGTGCCATTGCCGCCGTTGAGCTGACGATCGGTGGTCAGCGCATTGACAAGCACTACCAGACCTGGTGGCGCCTGTACGCCGAGGTGTTCCTGAACGAGTCCGACAAGTACGCATGGGGCAAGATGACGACCATGTCCAACCCCATTGCCACGGGCACGCTCGCTCTGTCCCCATCCAAGGTGTACCTGCCTCTGCTGTTCTTCTTCAACCGCAACCCCGGTCTGTACCTGCCTCTGATTGCCCTGCAGTACCACGAGGTGCGCCTGGACTTCGACCTGACTGCCTATTACAGCAGCTACTTCGGCACGACCAACGCCTTCGAGGTGTGGGCCAACTACGTGTACCTGGACACTGAGGAGCGTCGCCGCTTCGCCCAGAAGGGTCACGAGTACCTGATCGAGCAGGTGCAGCACACTGGCGGTGACCAGCTGGCTACAACTGGCACTGAGGGCTCCGTCCAGCTGATCCGCCTGTCTTTCAACCACCCAGTGAAGGAGCTGGTGTGGTGCTACACCAACCCTGCAGCCAGCGCCTCGGCTCAGCTGAACGCCATGTGGAACTTCTGCACAGCCACTGGCAACGTGAACGTGACGTCCAACGTGCTGGCTTTCCAGGCAACCAACAACTACTTGGCACCCAATGCGACGGGTGTGCCACACCTGGTGTCCACTGCTGGTGCAGTCGCCGCCACATTCGGTCTGGGCAACAACGTCTTCTCTGGCAACGCCTACTGGATCGAGCAGGGCACCCAGGTCCTGGGTGGCACTGCTCCCGGTATCGAGGTGGGTCCTCTGCACCTGTTCAAGGTGATCCTGAACGGTCAGGACCGCTTCAAGGAGCAGTACGGCAACTACTTCAACCAGGTCCAGCCATTCTACCACCACACCGGTACCCCCTACCCCGGTATCTACACGTACTCCTTCGCTCTGCAGCCCGAGGAGCACCAGCCAACTGGCACCTGCAACTTCTCTCGCATTGACAACGCCCAGGTGTCCGTGCAGATGAAGTCCAACAACGCCGCAACCCTGCAGAAGCTGTTCGCAGTGAACTACAACATCCTGCGTATCCAGTCTGGAATGGGTGGCCTGGCCTTCTCCAACTGAACGTCCACTGCAAGCGAAATCTACAAAAAAAAACAAAAAAAAGGGCAGCTGCTACGAAAACAAAGTTTTCGGGCTTCGGCCCCAAGAACGTTCCAGGTTCTTGGGGTCTAATTATATAAAGTAATAATATGAGTTCTTCTCACCAACTTTCAGTCACGTCTCAGCGTGAAATCAAACTCACGAATCTTCCACAGAATGTAAGAAATTACATTTTGAAAATGCTTTCACCGAGAAATCAAAGAATGCTAGCTATTGCTTTAAGAGATCCACATGCTGCTAGAGTTCTTCAACATGCATGGAAACAATTTAAACAAGGTCAGATAATCGGTATTAGACCCAAACTTCCTAATATACACAGAGGTAGTACACCATACGTGAACTATAGACAAATAGCACCCAAACTAGGTATTATTAATTCAAACGTTCCTCATTGGAACGTTACACGGGTCACAAATGCATGGAAAGCACTTGCAAAACTTCCACGCGAACAACGCCGATTAATTGGACTGGGAAATGTTCATAGATGGAGAGGACCCATTCCACCAGCTCCAGTTCATGTGAAATACAGTACTAATGGTAGATCAATACCAGGTGTTTCTCAACTTATAAAAAATCTTCATAACAAATCAAATGAAGAATTTAAAAACTATGTGACAAAACGATACTCTACCTATAAAAAAGCGGCAAATGATCTTGGTCAAATTGATAGATTTACAAAAAGGTTTTATAGAAATTTTGAAAATAAACCAACTATAAAACTGTTATATCCAAAACTAAAAAAGAATTGGTGGAACCTCACGAAGACGACAAATAACGCGTGAGACTCGTCACTGATCGCGTGACTCGTCTTTTCTTTGTGATGGGTCGGCGCATAGAGAACGTTGGTATGTAACGCCGAGGAATTGTATGATGAGCACCGACTACAGATGATCTCCGTGCCGCTGTACGCTGTGCATGTGCGTTCTGGCGTTTCTTTAAACCACGTCTTGCCATGTTTTGCATTGATACAACATAACTCTGCTTTTTGAGTTGTCTTTTTTTGTTCTCTGGAACTCCAATCCCGAGTATATGAAGCTGCTCCTCAAGTGGAGCAGTTGCTGCGATTAATGTGCGAATCTTTCTATTCAATCTGTTGCGTGTATTGTTGTTCTCGACATAACCTCGTGCATATCTAAACCTTTCTATTTTACGTGCCAACTCACGTTGTCTACGCAGTGCGTTTATGTACTCCTGATTGTTCATTTATACGAGTTCAAGATTTAAAACAGGAAATTCGTGCCACGTCATCTCATGATCAAGTTCAATTTGGTCGCATGGGAATGCATCAAACAAATTGAGTTCAATAAACGATCGCATCTCTTCGTCTGATCCGAGGAACATGTTGGTTTCTAGGATTCTCTTGGCGCGATCGTCGTTCAATTTTACGAGACTTTTTGTTTTTTTAAAACTCACGTAAAACTTCATATCATCACATTCTTCGTCGTTACAATGTTCATCTATGAATGTATAAGGTCTTAGATACGTCATTCTGTACAGCTTCTCTTTCACCTCAGTCTCGTTGAAAATCTTTTGACACACCTCCATACCCTCCTTGTACTGTGCATCAGTCAGGAGCTCCTTGACAGAGTCGATGAAATCTGAAATTTCATGTGCCATTTGTCATCCAACGTCCACCGGGTTTAAATGTAAAAAAAATGTAGTGAGGACGCTACGGTCAACAATGAAAGTCAAAACCAAACATAATGGAACTTCAATTACACACTCTCGAACAACAAATTCTCGCTTTACCGACTAAGGACCGTGAACACTTCACAATGATATATTACAAAAGTCTTTTGCGTTTTCGGACAAAGACACACAAGGAACTCGGTGAAGAGAACTACGGAAAAGGGTATTCACGTGATGAAAAAGATGCAATTCAAACCATGACTGAGAAAGGTTTTACTGATGAAGAAATTGCTAGTCATCTTAAACGTTCAGTGAAAGGAATCACACAGCAACGTCAAAAATTAATTGTCAAGACAAATGCCACTCTGGTCAAACAACTTGTGGCAAATTATTCACCATCAAATCCAGATCCATCATTCATCATTCCTCAACACAAAAACATGTAATGTCATTGGTACGAAACTGATATTTTCAATATCGATAAAATGGTCAACACCTTTGTCACATCCAGCTCAGTCGTTGAATGTGCGAAAGCTCTTGATTACCGTCGACTCGGGAAACAGCGCGTTGAGGCGTATCAGTTGTGGCGAGCACTCACAGGAGTCACAAAAGGATGGACGAAACACCCGGCGACTCTTATGTGGGCTGGTCATACATGCTTTCTGGCAATGTACTGTAATACAATGATTGATGAATGGATTTCGCGAGGATACAAGAACAACATGCAAAAGTTGCCGCACTGCAAAAACCCAAGACCTCCGTGGTGGTGGGGATGGGACCCCGTGATGTTGTCTCACCGTGCGAGTCTCAACCGCAAAAACCCAACGTATTATTCATTTGATGTTGGTGAATATGAACATCATGGATATGTCTGGCCGACCAAGGTACCATCTGAACTTCGGCTCAAAAAAGATCCACAGTTAGAACTCATTTGCGCTCCCCCCGGTAAGCGCGGTGTTCCGGCCACCACCCTGGGCTAGGGCGCGTGGGGTAATCGTACCAACCAGTGGGACGACGGCGTGGGCGCATAAAAACGCCAACGAAGACGATTGCAATGAGAATAATCAGCAAAATTTGTGTAGTGTCCAAGCCTGTCATTTTAACATGTACAAACAAAATAATATCAAATGGAGACTGTCGACGAACAGTTGGATCGTTTTGAAGCGCACCTGCGTGAGGAACTTCGGTTCCAACTGACTGTGCACGTCCCTCGTCGATATTGGGAAGATCTGGATGGTCTCGATGAAGGCACAAACGAAAACATCAAAGCTACACTACGTGATGTTTTTGCACCATGGATTCACATATATCAGTATACACATATAGCGCTTATATTGATACAGTGTCGGGACGTACTCGGGTATGTCGTATGGGGTGCTATGAACGTGCCATATCCTCAGAATCCTGATTTACATATTCATAGTGTTATTGATAATGTATATAATGTGTATGTTCAAATGACATACGGAACGTTGCGCACTGAAATGATCATGATGAATCACTCTGTTCAAGTGATTCAACGTGTGTGGAGAAGGTGTATATCCGATCCATCATATGAAGTGTGTAAGCGACGACTCGCTGAGGAATTTAAAACGTTGACCAGAAATAGCGGTATGTGAATGGAAGATATTTTCAGAGATATTTTGCGTGATTTTAGGCACACCTTTAATCCACAAACGAAGCTACCGTACGGTGGAGTGTGGTCTGCTGAGAACTTTTACGAAAAATATCATCTATTGATTGCGCTCGTGACAGATGTTCATCTGAGTGGAATAGGCGAGTCAAATCTTGTGAAGTTGTACAATCTTGCAGAACAAACATGTGAAAAAGTTCGTTTCATTTCCACATTCAGTTAGGGTGGGCGTCTCTCCATCTTAACCATACAGTCCATAAAGTTTTCAACCATTGCCTGGAATTAGACTCATACTGTGTCTTAATTCTAGCGTATTCACGAAGACTCATATCGGCAGGTCTTGGCAGTAATTCTGGTACTGAATTCGGTATATTTCCTCTGTATTGTTTATTATTTTTAATACTTTTCCAGAATGAAGCACCTTGTTCAATCATCTTAGGTAATAAAGTTGAATCCATGGATTCTATAAATCTACTATATTGTGTTTTGTTTATTGGCATTTGTTTCAAATAATTCCATGCAGGAGGTGGAGTGCGCAAGTTTACTTGAAAACCCATTACACCACCTTGTGTGATCTTGGCGTGTCTCTCTGCTTCTCTCGCTTCAGCCAAATTACTAGGATTACTTACAATTTTTTTTACAAGATTTTCAGCATATTTTCTCCGATGTTGTTCTTTTAATGTATTCAAAAATCCACTTATAAATCGTGGCATACGTTTCGTCAGTTTTTCCGTCTTCAACTTGGCAATTAGCGCAATGGTATTTTTTCCTTGTTGAGTTTGTTTGAATGCTGGAAGTTCCCGACGTGATTTTAAGATTCTTTCAAACTTATTAGCCTTGTTCTTGTGAGCATTTCCATATACACTAGCACGTTTGTTTATAAAGAATCGAAGGTTGTTGTTTGAGGTATTTTTGTAAATGTTCTTATTTGATTTAGCAAGTATTGCATTCAATCTATTCTTTGTAGATTCTCTGCGACGAGCGATGTTACGCAAGGCTTGGCTTTCTTCTTGTCTCTGAGTGTTTACAAGTTTGTTTAATTTTGCACGCGCTTCTGTTCTGGCTGTCTTCAATTCATTTACCGCAATTGCTTTTTGTAACATTGCAATATGCTCATAAACATTTTGTTTATTTCTATTGGCTTGTGCTCTTGCTTGATTACTTTTAGTTTTATGCGTGTTTTCTATTGTTTGTTTAGTTTGATTAAATGCAAGGAGATTCTTGGTCATTTTTCTTTTTCCTTCAGCAAACATTAAACTACTTCTTTTTCGACTATTGAGTCTTCTTAAATTCTTATTCAATTTTTGATCAATCTCCTTAAGAGCATTATGAAGCTGTTTGAACGCTATATGGCTTTGATTTCTTAGCCGAAGCATATCATGCTCGTGTTTTAATTTTGCCAATTCCGGAATTATATTTCCCTCGCGGTTCTCACGTTGGGGTGAGGGCATTGTTACCTTGTGTAAATATTTTTTTCAAATTCATGTGATGCCTGGGTCTAAAGAACAATAGAGAGACCCGGGTATCACAAAATGGATCAGATGGAAAGCGCGCTCAAGACTGCTACTAATATTTATGCCTCGACACACAACAGTGAATTAAAGGCTATACTTGACCGCGCTGAATTGTGTTTTCGCAAGTGGGGTGACACGTCAGATTATAAACCTCTCATGGAAAAGTGCACTGACATTCTACTTACTCTTTTTTAATGTTCACCATTCAAGAAGTTGAGCAAATTTTTTAAGTGTTGGTATATTCAACTTTGATAAGAAACGATATAGTTGCTGGACTGGTATTCTTAACATCACTAGCCTGTTTCGCATTAATAATAATTCACTTTCGTACTTTAATCTGGCGGTAATGATATTTTAATTTTAAATTAGGATGAGTTCGGTGATAGATATTTATCGAGTTTTTCAAATGTTTCAATAAGTTCTGATATCCTTCCGCAAGCATATGGCGTGGACTTTTATAATTTTCAATATTTGTTGTTGAAGGTGCATTTATCTCTCGTCCATTTGAATTGATCCATACATTTGGAAGTCCATTTTTATAAAAAAGTTGCTGAACCATTTTTTTACTCAATTTCAGTGCCTGAGTCTTGTGAAACTCGTTCGTGTTTTTTACATTCTGGCGACGAAGTGCCCGAAGATAACGTTGATTGTTCTTTGACAGTTCATAATGATTTACATTTGTAAGCTTTAAATTCTGAGAGAATCCCGTTGGATTGCGGACTGTAACCATACCACGATGTTGATTATATTTTCTTAATACATAGTTATTCTTTTTCATAAAGTTATTATAATAAGTATTAGGAAATGGGTTCTCTACAAAGTGATATATCGGCACATTGCGTTTTTGTTGTTTATTTCTTGCAATGAATTTAAGCACATTATTTTTTGATATCATTCGATTCAATTCCTTTATGTTTTTTCTATCAAGGTACTGTGCTAACGAATTCTTATTCACTAAGCGCGAGAACCGTCTGTTAGGACTCGTAATTTTATATACATTTTTATCACCTTTGAGATACGATAGGGTGATGGCATTCTTCAAATTTTCACGGTTATTACTCATAATATTATTAAGTAAGAAAAAAATGACGTGATGTATAGCATTAGACTTTGTTCACGGGAACAAACACAAAAACAAGATGAGGTTCACTGTTGTTTCTCTATCGGCTATTGATGAAGCGCCGCTCGCTCCAGCTCCTAGTATTCGTGATTATGAGTATATATCGGAACGACTTCGTGTGGATACGACTTCGGTCGTCACTGACTTGATGTCTGGTCCTATTGAGGTTCTTACGGACTATCGCGGCGTTATGTTGTATTGTACGGGCAGTGTCAAGGTGCATCGCATCGCACCACCGACTCTGAGTGTGAATGGTATGATTTCCCTGCCGCGCGAGAACAGCGACGAAGAGGTGGTCATCTCGCATATCAATGGGCATTTCAAGGCGGTTGTTCACTTTGAGTGATGCACGAGCAGGAACTCACGAATCTCAATTGGCAAAAGGAGCGTGTCAACATAATGCTGGATACATCGGACGATGAATATGAGATCCATTCTCTGATGGAGGAGTTGGCGCACTTTTCGAAGGAGA